ACTCCAGTAAAACAGAAGTGTAAGATATTGTTACCTTTCCATACTGGCTTTGCGTTTCTCTTTGCGTTCTTTAAGAGCTTTTTCAGCTCTTTCGCTTACCAATTCGTTGTTGTCTTTTGTAAGCATAACAAGTGTTTCCACACTTGTATTTTTATTTTCTACAACAGCTTTACGAACATAACAATCTTTATCTTTTGCAAGCATAGAGAGTAGTTTGTCAGGTGTATTTTCGTTCCAAGCTACAACTTCACGAACACATTCGTTTTCGTCATTTGCGAGTTTTGCAAGAACTTTCGCAGGAGTGTTTTTGTTCTCTGCAACTTTACAACGAACCCGCCCTTCTTTATCACCTGCAAACTTTACAAGTGTTTCGACTGGTGTATTCTCATTTTTTGCAACGGCACTACGAACCCACCATTCTTCGTCCTGTGCAAGTACAACAAGCAATTCTACAGGGGTGTTCTTGTTTTCTGCAACAGCACAACGAACATCAATATCTTCATCTTCAGCAAGTTTTGATAGCACTTCAGGGCTTGTATTTGCGTTTCCTGCAACCAATGTGCGTATGTGAGATTTTTCATCTTTTGCAAGTATAATAAGTGCTTCGGCAGGTGTGTTCTCGTTCCTTGCTACAGCTTTACGAATATTGTCATTTTCGTCATTAGCAAGTATTGCAAGTGTTTCAGCACTTGTATTTTTATTTTTTGCAACACCCCAACGAACACCAATATTTTCATCTTTTGCAAGCATAGCAAGTACATCGGCAGGCGTATTTCTGTTGTTGGCAACAACCATACGAACACACCAGTCCTTATCATTTGCAAGTGTGGAGAGTAATTCAAGCGATGCTTTTGTACTCTTTGCGACACAAACACGTATTTCCCATGCTTCATCTTTTGCAAGCATAGCAAGCGTACTATGGGGTGTGTTCGGATTTTCAGCTACGGCTTTACGAATATCAGACTCTTTATCACTGGCAAGCACTTCAAGTGCCTCAATTGGTGAATTTTTGTTACCTGCAACTTCCAAACGAACACTATAATATTCATCACCTGCAAGTGTTGCAAGCACTTCTGAAGGAGTGCTTGTATTATAAGCGACTTCTAAACGAACGTCACGATTCTGGTCTTTAGCCAGTGTCGCAAGCACGTTGGCGGGTGTATTTGTATTACTTGCTACAGTAAGACGAATATCAGGGTGTTCATCTTGTGCAAGTGCAGACAGCAACTCTGCTGATGTTTCATTATTTGATGCTAAATCAATTTTTTCCTCATAAGAGAGCTTCTTTATGTCTATCGTTTCCATTTTGATTTTTCCTTTCTGAGTGTAAAATGTATTCACACTTTATTTATAGTTCATTAAGCCACATAAAGCAAAATTGTTATATTGCTTCTCTTGGCGTTTAAGTTTGCCCTGACTTTAACCAAAACATTAAGCTATAAGCAAATACCGTGACAATTATAACTATTAGTCGGCTACAATAAGATTTATTAAACTCGTTAAACGGTTCTGTAACATTTTGCCGCACAGAAATAACCGTTGACAGTAAAGTAAGTGTAGATATTTCCGATACTGCCATGACGATTTTCCACAAAGCGTTTGCTCTGCCGAGAAGCATGAACCATAAAAAAAACATAGGGATATACATAAAATCGGAAGGTAATATCATCTGAGCTATCAAAAATTCTTTTATGGTTCAGTAAACGGTATATAGCTTTAATGACACTGAGTAAATTTATCACAGTGACTATAATGAACGGTAAAGTCTCTAACGATTCCAGTAGCATATATTTTTCCCATTCTATCATATCTGACTGTATATGTCAATTCAAGATGCAACATTGCGTTGCATTTGCGTTATTTATTTAATCATAAATAACACATAGCCCCACCGAGGTATCGTTTCCTTAGTGGGGCTTGTAAATACATTATTTGCCGTTATGAGTGTTGTAGTATTCAAGAGCCTTGCAGACATAATCCTCAGTTTCGTTTTTCGGTATGCTTTTAGGAATAAAGCTCTTTATTCTTTCGCTTTTGAGTACAAACTTGTTTTTGCTTGTGCTTTCTTCACACATAATCGAAGAAATTACTTCTGCTGTCAGTTTATTAGTGTCTGCAAAGCGGTGCATTTTTTCAGCTTGTGCCATTGAAGGAGTAACGCCCGTATCGTTTATTTCTTTCAATATCAACTTCTGTATATCCTGAGAAAAATACGAAATATCTATGGCAGGACGCATTTTAAGACTACCTGTGTCAACAAGGTCGAGCAGTTCGGGGATAAGTTCAGTAAGCCTTATATATCTACGAATCTGACTCTGACTATCGCCTGACTGTTCGCTGATAACCTGTACTGACTCTTTACCGCCGTTTTCATCTTCAACAAGGTCTGTTCTTTTACCCTGTCTCTTGATAGCGTCAAGGCGCATTTTGTATGCAAATGCCAATTCCGAAGGAAGTAGCCGTGTGCGCTGATAGTTGCTTTCTACCATTCTCACAATGGCTTCTTCATCAGTCATTTCTACTATATCACAGCGGAGAGTAGAATAACCTGCAAGCTCGCTTGCTCTTTTTCTGCGATGTCCTGAAATAAGAGTATATCTGCCGTCTTTCTTTTCCATTACGGTAGCGGGTGTTATTACTCCATTTTCCTTTACGCTCTCTACAAGACGTTGCATATCTTCGTCATCACGTACTTTAAAAGGGTGATTTGGGAAATCGTCAATAAGGTTTATAGGTATATCCCTTATCTTCGATATTTTATCGTTATCTCTCTGCTCCTGCGATGAAAAAATATCATCGAACGATTTCAAAGAGAAATCTGTATTCTTAGCCATTATTCAGTACCTCTTTTACAAAACTCTCATAAGCCTTTGCGACCGAGCTGTTAGGTTCATAAGCATAGATGCTCATGCCCTTTGAAGAAATCTCAGCCGCTTTTATTGCTTTCGGTATAGTCGTATCAAACACGGTTATGTTTCTGCCGAAGTTTTCTCTTATGATGCTTATTGTGCTTTCAGCCAAATTTGTTCCTGTATCCACAAGAGTTATCAGAATACCGCCGATTGTAAGATTCGGATTGATGTTCTTTCTTACCTTCTGGAAAGAACCCAGAATACCTGTTAAACCCTTTGCCGCTAAATAGTGTGCCTGAACAGGAATAATAAGGCTGTCAGCCGCTGAAAGTGCATTGATTGTAATTAGCCCAAGTGAAGGCATACAATCAATGATTATGTAGTCGTAACCGTCTTTCAATTCGTTAATATAATTTGACAGTATGCGTTCACGACTCATCTCGTTAGCAAATGTCAGTTCAATTGACGAAAGAGAAATATTTGCAGGAATAAGGTCAACACCTTCATTGTGATGTAAAATACAATCACGGGGATTTGTAAGAGTGTCTTCTACAACTTCTTTCAGTTTTGTCGTTAACGTTAAATCCATTCCATCTGTATCCTGCCAACCGAGGCAGGCTGATAAGTCGCCCTGTGGGTCTGCATCAACAAGCAGTACCTTCTTTCCTGCTCTTGCAAGACCGATGCCGAGATTAACTGCGGTGGTGGTTTTACCGACACCACCTTTCTGATTGCATATTGCAATCACTTTACAATTGCTCATTGTCTTTTTCCTTTCTGACCTATCTTATTTAAAGCAGTCATTAAAATCATATATAAAATGTAAAATCGTATATTAGATGAGTATGTTTTTTCATCTGCCCTGATTATAGCATTTTGTAATGCAATTGTCAATACAAAACCCGTATAGACAACTGCATTTTTTGAAAAAAATATTATTTTTTGTTCTTTAATTTTTCTCTGCGTTCGATTTTTTTAAAATAACTATCTATGATTATCCGCATCAAATAAGACAATGTTAGATTTTCTTGAACGGAAAGTTCTTTCAAGCGAGCTTTCTGTTCTTTAGGAATGTATACTGACAATGTAGCCCTTTCGTTTTGCGTACTTCTCATTTTCAAAACCCTCTTTCTTTGAAATTTCTCTAATAATATAATAACATCAAATGCTCGAAAAGTCAACAATAATGCTAACATTTTGCAAGCAAAAAACGTCAAAATATAGTGTAAATAAGCAAAATGTAAAAACAAGAATGTAAAAATTGAAATGTCGATAACAATAAAAGCACCCCACGTTAGTAAGAGTGCTTTCACAGTATATTACAAAAGATGTGTAATTGTACTTTTGATAAAGTGGTTTGTGCGACAGTTGTTTTTGTCTACGATTCTTGTGGTTATCTTTCTTCGCTAATTTTGTTGTTTGCCTTTTGCTCTTTAAGGTTTTTGCTCGCTTCTCTTCTTACACAATAATCTTTGTCTTTAGACAAAGATTTAAGCATTCCAAGTGGTGTACTTTTATTTGTGGCGACACCTTCACGAACAAAAGCGTCCTCGTTATTTGCGAGTGAGATAAGTAAACTCAAAGGAGTCTTTTTATTTCTTGCTACATCATAACGAACGCATACTTCCTTGTCAGTCGCAAGTGTTTCAAGAATATCTACAGGAGTTTTTTCGTTGCAAGCAACGCCGCCACGTATTTCCCAATCTTCATCTTTAGCAAGTAAAACAAGCGTATCCGTAGTTGTATTAGGATTGAAAACAACGGTATAACGGACACTGTTATAATTGCTTCTTGCAAGCTCTGCTAATGTTTCGGCAGAAGTGTTCTTGTTTTCTGCTACATAAACATGAACTAACACATCTTCATCGTTGGCAAGCAGAGCCAATGATGAAGGCGATGTATTTATGTTTTTCGCCACTGATACACGAACACACTTTTCTGTGTCTGTAGCAAGCTCATTAAGTGTATTTGCACTTGTGTGAGGATTGCTTGCAACCGCCCAACGAACTAACACGTCATTTTGCATAGCAAGCAATGCGAGAGATTTCATAGATGTGTTTTCGTTTCTTGCAACTTTTTCGCAAACAACACACTCTTTATCATTGGCAAGCACAGCAAGTATATGAGATGGTGTACTTTTGTTCTTAGCAACAGAGCAACGAACAACAAAATCTGCGTCCTTCGAAAGTTTTTCTAAGATGTAAGATGGTGTATGCTCATTCTCTGCTACAGTCATACGAACACGAATATTTTCATCTTCAGCAAGTGTTTCAAGCACTTCAGACGGCGCATTCGGATTCATAGCTACAATAAGTTTAGCGTATTTGTCTTTAGCAAGAGCTGCAAGGATTTCTGGTGGCGTGTTGATATTACGTGCCATTTCGTCTTTTTTTCTATAAGAAATATTGCTTATTTCTAAAGTGTTTTCCATTTGGTTTTTCCTTTCTACAGTAATTTGTGTTTACACTTGATTTATGCACCATTAAGTCACATTACAGAACTTAACGTATCAGACAGTTATCTTTCAATACTGGTTTTGCTTTTCTCTTTACGCTCTTTTAGGGCTTCTTCAGCTCTTTCGCTTACCCATTCGTTGTTGTCTTTTGAAAGCGTAACAAGTGCTTCCTTTGGTGTATTCTCATTTTCTGCAACCGCACAACGAACAACAATATATTCATCTTTTGCAAGCATAGCAAGCACATCAGCAGATGTATTTCCGTTTGTGGCAACTGCTGTACGAACATCATAAACATCGTCATTTGCAAGTACAGCAAGCAACTCAGTGGTGGTACTTTCGTTTAACGCAACCTGTTCACGAACCGACCAATTCTCGTCCTGTGCAAGAACAGTAAGAATTTCAATAGGAGTGTTTTTATTTCTTGCAACGGCATTACGGACATCTCTGTTTTCGTCTTTTGCAAGCATAGCAAGCACTTCAGCAGGTGTATTGCTATTGTTGGCAACCGCCCAACGAACCCAACTATCCTCGTTCTGTGCAAGAACAGCAAGAATTTCAATAGGAGTGTTTTTGTTTTCTGCAACAGTTCTACGAACATGACAACTCTCGTCATTTGCAAGCAGAGCAAACACTTCAGTAGGTGTGTTTCTGTTGTTGGCAACAGCACAACGGACACCAATTTTTTCATCTTGTGCAAGCAGAGCAAGCACATCAGCAGTGGTGTTTTCGTTTAATGCAACCTGTTCACGAACCGACTGATTCTCGTCCTGTGCAAGAACAGTAAGAATTTCAATAGGAGTGTTTTTATTTCTTGCAACATCACTTCGAACCCAGCATATTTTATCACTGGCAAGCATAGCAAGCGTATCAGCAGATGTATTTTCGTTTGTGGCAACCTTACTACGAACATCTCTATCTTCGTCTTTTGCAAGCATAGCAAGTACATTGGCAGACGTATTTCTGTTCCAAGCAACAGCCAAACGGACATCATCATCTTCGTCTTTTGCAAGCATAGCAAGTATATCAGCAGATGTGTTTTTGTTCCAAGCAACAGATGCACGAACCACTTCACTTTCGTCTTCAGCAAGCATTGCAAGCACTTCAGCAAGTGTATTTTTGTTTTCTGCAACTGCACTACGAACACGAATATCTTCATCTTTCGCAAGTGTTGCAAGTATAAAAGGTGGCGTGTTAGAATTAGACGCTACTGCACAGCGCACCTTTAAATAATCGTCAGAAGCAAGCTGTATTAAGACTTCTTCTGGTACATTTGCCTGCGCAACCGCATAACGAGTCTCATCTCCGTCTTTTGCAAGCATTACAAGTGTTTCAACAGGTGTGTTTTCATTCCATGCTACAGCTTCACGAATCCGAGGGTCTATATCCTGCGCAAGAACGGCAAGTATTTTTGCGGGTGTCTTAACGTCCGTTGCTAAATTGTGCTTTTCCTCATAAGAGAGGTTCTTCAGGTACATTGTTTCCATTTTATTTTTTCCTTTCTGTTGGGTTTAAAATTCTTCTATAATATTTATAGTTCATTAAGCCACATTACAAACCTTAACGTATCAGGCAGTTATCTTTCAATACTGGTTTTGCTTTTTTCTTTACATTCTTTAAGAGTGTATTCAGCCGATTTGCTTATATATACGCTTTTATCCTTTATAAGCATAATAAGCGTATTATAAGAAGTATTCGGGTTGTTTGCAACAGCCAAACGGACATCATCATCTTTGTCTTTTGCAAGTATATCAAGTGTATCAGCAGATGTATGTTTGTTTGCGGCAACTGCTGTACGAACCTCATAAACTTCGTCTTTTGCAAGTACAGCAAGCACTTCAACAGATGTATTTTTATTTAAAGCAACCGCCCAACGAACCAACCACTCCTCGTCCTGTGCAAGCATAGCAAGCACATCAGCAGATGTGCTTTCGTTTTTGGTAACTTTACAACGAACCCACCACTCCTCGTCCTGTGTAAGTACAGCAAGCAATTCTACAGGTGTGTTCTTGTTTTCAGCCACAGCTACACGAACATCTCTATCTTCGTCTTTTGCAAGCATAGCAAGCACATCAGCAGATGTGTTTCCATTTAATGCAACAGTATGACGAACCAACCAATGTTTGTCCTGTGCAAGCATAGCAAGCACATCAGCAGATGTATTTCTGTTTGCGGCAACTGCTTTACGAACATCTTCATCTTCATCTTTTGCAAGCGTTGCAAGCGTTTCAACAGGTGTATTCTTAATTACTGCAACCTTTCTGCGAACCTGCCTGTTTATATCCTGTGCAAGTACAGCAAGCACTTCAATAGACGTATTTTCATTTGCGGCAACCGCCCAACGAACCCAACTATCTTCGTCCTGTGCAAGTACAGCAAGCAATTCTACAGGTGTATTCTTGTTTTTTGCAACCGTACAACGGACTTCACAGTTCGCATTTACAGCCAATATGTTAAGCATCTCTACATCAGAAGTGCTACAAGCCAAGTCTATGAGTTCGTCTTCAGATATTTTGCTTATCATTGATAAAATGTTTTCTTTATTCATATTGTTTTCCTTCCTGACAGTAATTTACGTTTACAATAGATTTATGTACCATTAAGCCACATTACAAAATAACACTTCCGCTCCATTGGAACGGAAGTGCCGATGATGTTATCTTTCTATATTTTGTTCTTTTTTTACCGTGCGTTCTTGAAGAGCTTCTTCAGCCCTTATCCTTACCCCTACGTTTGTATCCTTTGTAAGCGTAACAAGCGTATTATAAGGAGTGTGAGGGTTTTCAGCCACAGCTACACGAACATCTCTATATACGTCTTTGGCAAGCACAGCAAGCGTATCAGCAGATGTATTTCTGTTTTCTGCAACAAATATGCGTATGTGAAATTTTGGTTCATCTTTTGCAAGCATAGCAAGCACATCAGCAGGAGTGCTTTCGTTTAATGCAACCTGTTCACGAACCGACCAATCCTCGTCTTGCGCAAGAACAGTAAGAAATTCAATAGGAGTGTTTTTATTTCTTGCAACGGCACTACGAACCCACCAAATTTCATCACTGGCAAGCATAACAAGTACATCAACAGATGTATTTTCGTTTGCGGCAACCTCACTACGAACATCTCTATCCTCGTCCTGTGCAAGCATAGCAAGTACATCGGCAGGCGTATTTCTGTTGTTGGCAACCTCACTACGGACATCTCTATCTTCGTCTTTTGCAAGCATAGCAAGTACATCAGCAGATGTGTTTTCGTTTTTGGCAACAGCCTCACGAACACACCATTCATCATCTTTTGCAAGTGCAGTAAGCAATTCTACAGGTGCATTCTTGTTTTCAGCAACCGCACTACGAACCGTGTAATCCTCGTCCTGTGCAAGTACAGAGAGTAGTTCATCAGGTGTGTTCTCGTTATATGCAACACCTTTACGAACACATTCGTGTTTGTCCTTTGCGAGTGTTGCAAGGACTTTCACAGGCGTGTTTTTGTTACCTGCAACCTCACTACGAACTTCATAATCTTTATCGCCTGCAAGCCTTACAAGTGTTCCTACTGGAGTATTTTTGTTCCAAGCCACACCCCCACGAACATTGCTATTTTCATCTTCAGCGAGCATTGCAAGCACATCGGCGGGTGTATTTTTATTTTCTGCAACTGCACTACGAACACGAATATTTTCATCTTTCGCAAGTGTTGCGAGGATAAAAGGTGGCGTGTTAGAATTAGACGCTACTGCACAGCGCACTTTTAAATAATTGTCAGAGGCAAGCTGTATTAAGACTTCTTCTGGTACATTTGCTTGTGCAACTGCATAACGGGTCTCATCTCCGTCTTTTGCAAGCATTACAAGTGCTTCAACAGGTGTGTTTTCATTCCATGCTACAGCTTTGCGAACCCGCCAGTCTATATCCTTTGCAAGAATGGCAAGTATTTTTGCGGGTGTTCCTTCGTCCGTTGCTAAATTGTACTTTTCCTCATAAGAGAGATTATTCAGATGAGTTGTTTCCATCTTATTTTTTCCTTTCTGTTGAGTTGAAAATTCTTCTATAATATTTATAGTTAATTAAGTCACATAACAAAACTGAACGTATCAAACGATTATCTTCCTATATTGACTTTACTTTTCTCTTTGCGAGCTTTAAGAGCGTCTTTTGCCTCTTTGCTTACCTTTTTGTTGCTGTCTTTTGCAAGCATAGCAAGCACTTCAGCAGGAGTGCTTGCGTTTAACGCAACCTGTTCACGAACCAACCATTTCTCGTCCTGTGCAAGTACAGAGAGTAGTTCAATAGGAGTGTTTTTATTTCTTGCAACGATATTACGAACCCACCAAGTTTTATCACTGACAAGCATAGCAAGAACATCAGCAGGAGTGCTTTCATTCCATGCAACGGCACTACGTACAACAATATTTTCGTCTTTTGCAAGCATAGCAAGTACATCGGCAGACGTATTTCTGTTGTTGGTAACTGTACAACGAACATTTCCGTTTTCATCTTTTGCAAGCATAGCAAGCACATTAACAGGTGTATTTCTGTTGTTGGCAACGACACAACGAACATCTACTTTTTCATCTTTCGCAAGCGCAGTAAGCAATTCTACAGGTGTATTCTTGTTTTCTGCAACCTGTTCACGAACCGACCAATCCTTGTCCTGTGCAAGAACAGTAAGAAATTCAATAGGAGTGTTTTTATTTCTTGCAACGGCACTTCGAACACACCAAGTTTTATCACTGGCAAGCATAGCAAGTATATCAGCAGATGTATTTCCGTTTGCGGCAACTGCTGTACGAACTTCATAAATATCGTCTTTTGCAAGTACAGCAAGCACATCAACAGATGTATTTTCATTTGTGGCAACCGCACAACGAACCCAGTATTCCTCGTCCTGCGCAAGCATTACAAGTGCTTCAACAGGTATGTTTTCATTCCTTGCTACAGCTTCACGAATCCATAGGTCTATATCCTGCGCAAGAACGGCAAGTATTTTTGCGGGTGTTCCTTCGTTCGTTGCTAAATTGTACTTTGCCTCATAAGAGAGGTCATTCAGGTACGTTGTTTCCATTTTATTCTTTCCCTTCTGTTGGGTTTGAAATTCTTCTATAATATTTATAGTTCATTATGCCGCATTACAAACCTTAACGTTTCATACAGTTATCTTTCAATACAGGCTTTACTTTTCTCTTTGCGAGCTTTAAGAGTTTCTTCAGCTATTTCGCTTATCCGTATGTTTTTATCCTTAGTGAGTTTCAAAAGTAATTCTGATGGCGTATTTTTATTCAGCGCAACAGCTCTACGAACCCACCACTCATCGTCTTTTATAAGCAGTGCAAGTGTTTCAGGTGGAGTGTTTGGATTTCCTGCAACATTGCTACGAACACCCATTGATATATCCTTTGCAAGCAACATAAGCGTTTCAGCAGAAGCGTTTTTATTTCCCGCAACCTTGAAACGTACATCTTCGTGTCCGTCTTTGGCAAACTCAGCCAAAACAGTTGCAGTAGCACTTTTATTTTCTGCGGCTTCTGCACGTATCTGCCACACATCGTCATTTATAAGCAGTGCGAGTGCTTCAGACGGAGAGCTTGGATTCCTTGCAACATTACTACGAATACCCCATGATATGTTCTTTGCAAGCAATATAAGCATTTCAGCAGAGGCATTTTTGTTTTGTGCAACCTCAAAACATACATCTTCGTGTCCGTCTTTGGCAAGTTTATCTAATATCATTGCAGGAGCGTTTTTGTTTCCTGCAACTTCTGTGCGAACCTCTGAGTATTCGTCATTTGAAAGTTTTTCAAGTGTGCCAACAGAAGTATGTTCATTCCACGCAACACCTTTACGAACACACATTTTTTCATCTTCAGCAAGTATGTTTAGAATTTCAACGTCAGATGTGTCATAAGATAACAACTCACGCTCGTTTTCTGACATCTTACTTATTTCTGTTAAAAGATTTTCTTTGTTCATTTTGTTTCCTTTCTTAAAACAAATTGTTTTTATTTCTTATTTATGATTCAACGAATCACATCACAAAAAGCTGTGATATTATGGGGGTATCATTATCTTTCTTTGTTAACTTTTGTATTCGTTTTGCACTCGTTAAGAGCTTTATTTGCCGCTTTTCTTACTTCTTCCTTTTCATCGTTAGCAAGCGTTTTTAAAGTCTTTGATGGTGTGTTCCCGTTTATTGCTATAGCATATCGAACCCACCAATTCTTGTCTTGTGCAAGAATCGAAAGTAATTCAGACGGCGTTTTCTCGTTATATGCAACAGCTTTACGGACTTCCCAATCATTATCTGTAGCGAGTTTTGTTAACACTTCTAATGGAGCATTAATGTTATAAGCTACCGCTTTACGAATCGTCCATTCATTTTCGTTTGCGAGAATTTTAAGAAGTTCGGCAGGTGTATCAGTTCTTTGCGCTAACTCCTTTATTGCTTCATCGGATAAATCGTCTAAACTAATTGTGATTTTCATATTTGCTTCATCGGATAAATCGCCTAAACTAATTGTAATTTTCATATTTGTTTCATCACCCTTTTTACGAAAATTTATTACTTCATTTGTTTTATGTACCAATAAGCCACATAATAAAAAAACAACTTCCGTTCCAGTGGAACAGAAGTTGCCATATTTATTTAATTAAATGAGTATCAGCAGGAAGCTTTTTTAATCATATCAAGCTTTTCTGCGATTATTGTCTTGTCGATAAATCCTTCTTTTGTGTTCTGAGTGTATTTGTCTATACAGGATAAACAAAAATCAACAAGAGCCTCATAATTGTTAGGTATCGTAGCAAGAGCTTTATCTACAATTGCACTTGCATTACTGCGGGCTATCTGTGTACAAACATTTGGTGTATCGGCTATGTTTGCCGCTGAAACGTTATACACAAGAGAGTCAATCTCTACAGGATACCATTCGTTGTTGTCTGCTGTTACGATGTCACCCTTGATAATTCCTTTTACACAAGGGTTTTCAAGTGACATAAAGCAATAAACGGTGTCATTGATGTTAAATCTGTTCATAATCATATTCCTTTCTTACATTGAACGAAACTTTGCCATTGGTGTATTTGAAATCACGAGAGAATATATGTTTGTTCCCTCGAATATCAGTGAATTGTTCATATAATCTGACGGTATCTGAAATATCCGTTCCATCATATATGAGTGATTTGCATAAATCCGATTCAAGCAGTTCTTGTACAACTGATGAAGCCTGTTTTTTTGTAATTTCTATTTCTTCTTTTTTTCTTTCAATGCTTTTTCTGCTGTCTGCAATGAAATTTTCCTTATCATTCTTAACCAACTGTTCATAAACAGGTATCTGTCTTTTGAGTTCTTTACGAAACGATGGCTTGAAAGCATATTTCAGCGTTGCCACAAATTCATTGTTTTCGGGGAAAGCGGCAGTTGCTTTATCAATGAAATCGCCTTTTTGCGTTTTGTATAGCCATTGCAGATGTTTTCCGTATTCAGTTCGCTCGTTATAATCCGCAAGGAAATTATCAATAGAACATTCTACCGCTCTTTTCTTGTCATCAATAACGTCAGTAAAAGCAGGAGCGTAAACACGGATATTACCACGACAAAAAGCGAATCTTTCCCAATAGAATACAACAAATATTGAAGTTCCATCAACTTTATAAAGAGAAAAATTTGTTTCTTTTTTCAATTCTTCTGCCAAAGCCAATGGCATAAAGGCATTGTTAATAGAAAATGCTTCAAAGCGTGGAAACATCTCTATAATTTTTTTATTGACTATTTCTTCGCTTATTTGTCGTATTCTTTTTAATGTTCTGAAAGCCACATAACGATTGGCTGTTAGATGAGCAAGTTCGTCTTTGCCGCTTTTCAATGATTTTTCAAGTTTCAAAATTTCATCTATTACAGCATCAAAAGAAAGAACAGTCGCTTTATCCGTTTCTGGTGGTGTATGACCGAGTGAGACCAATTGTGTGCTTGCACTGTCTCGTACATATAAATTCCCATCTTGACATAAGTGAAGGAGCAAGTCTATATCTTCGGTGGTATGTGCGACCACCCACCGAACATCAGAGTCTTCATCGTTTACAAGTATGTCAAGACCATAACCTTTTCTTGCAACCTCTTTTCTTACAAAAGAACTCTTATCTTTAACAAGCATATCAAGACCATATCCTTGCTTTGCTACTTCACGCCTTACGATGTCAGACGTATCATTCACAAGAACATCAAGCTTATATCCTTGCTTTGCAAGCTCCGCACGAACAAGGGTTTCTTCACTTGCCAACAACTTATCAAGAACTTCGGTGCTGTCTTGTCTTATGTTATTTTCCATATCGTAAATCCTTCCAATGTGGGAACAAAACGACCATGATATATACACTTATTCTTTTCTGTGTCTATTTCATATAAATCAATTTTGTAATCGCCCTTCAGTTTATATAGCTGTGTTGCAAAAAAACTTATCTCTTTTCTGTATTTTTCTTTTTCAGGCTCAAATGCGTCAGAAAATTTGTGCGTTAATAGTGAAATGGTTTTTGAATCCCATCTAAAAACAAAACCTATCGAATTTGAAAAAGTAAACGCTGAGAATCTTTTGTCGTTTTCAAAATCTTTTAAAACGCTATCTGCAAAATTAACAGGTTGGAACAACCGCTTGATTTGATATAAGGTACAAGGTGTTCGTAAAAAGCGGAACATCTCACTTAATAAGTTTGATGTAAGACCTGTTTCAGAACCATTATCAATATCATATAAGTCGGAAAGCTCCTCAAAAGTAGGAAAAACATTATTAAGCATATTTTCTTCTTTTTCTTGAAGACGTTTTATTTCATTACGTATTTGTTTCAGTTCTTCAAGTTTTGAAGAAGAATTTATACTTTTTTCTTCGTAATCTGAAGACACAGTGTAACAAGGAGATGTAGTATATTCAGAATGATAATCGCCCGTGAAATTGGGAAGGCACATATCTATGTTTGCGTATTTAATCTTAGCAAGATGTCTCATAACAGCCATAGAATATAACGAACCAAAGCTATCCGCTTTAGAAGCGAGCCAAAGGGGTAATTCTACGGTATTGGCAGGAAGTGATTTCTTTAATTGTTCAATTTCATTTTCTTTATATTCAATGTACGCCTCTCTATTAGGAAATACATCTTCGGGTACTATAAACACACTATCTTCGCCTTTGGTTCGGATTTTATATAATCTGTTCGCTGTTTCAGGTGAAGAAAAAGGTGTTTCTTCTATAACACCGTATCTGAGCTTATCAGGTGATTCTAAACAGTTTGCGTGGCAAAAAGCTACACAATCCCCTACTTGGTAATTATCAAAACATGGTTTTTCGTAGCACGATATTTCTTTATTTCCTGCACCATTACGCTTTTCCAGAATAGCATCATATACGATATTTTCGTGATTCGAGTACAATTCCTGAGAAACAATATCAGACAGATAACCGATAAGTTCTTCTATGTCATCTGGCAATGTAGCTTCAATAGCTTTTACCTTCTGTTCTGAAATTTTTGTTTGATATTGCACACAATCGTTATAATCTTTGAAAAGCACTTCTTTATTGAGCGTTTTAACGCCTGCCGCTTCAAATTTAACAGCAAATTTGTTGTTGCATTCTAAGGCAACAATTTCGCCGTTATCAACGAACATATCATCTATTACAGAAAAAACATTGTCACCAATATGTAAAGTATCATCATCTACAACAACTTCACGAAAATTCATATTTCTACCTTCCTTTACAAGTTGATAATTCTTCGTCTTATATAACGAAGAAGTCCATGCGAAAGTATCAACTTTTCTTATCTTATTGCTTTTTTTAGAACAACCAGTAATTAGTATAGGTGTTGAAGTAAGGCGGGTCTTTTTATCGTAAAAAACTATAGCATACCATTCGTCTGCTTCTTCAAAAGAAGAATTATCAATGTATATATTACTTTTACGTCTTTCAATCACGTCTTTTCCGTCATTCTTGAATTTAGCGGCAAAAGTCGAAACATCTTTATAAATAAGTGATATGAATTTGTAATAAGAAATTTTTCTGCCGTCAAATTTATAATATTTTCTGTTTTCATATTGGCTTTTCAAGCTTTTCGCTTCTATTATTGCTAATAATGAATACAAAAAGGAAATCACAAGGAGCGGAGCAATAATAATGAACTTCATCACCTTGCCAAGTTCCGTTTCGCAAACAAGAAGATAATAAATATTACAAATTGAAAAAAGCGGGAAAATCATAAAGCCCAAAATACCGTATATGTATTTCTGTAAAGACATTTTAGCCCTTAACTTTTTCGCCAAATCTTCGAGAGCATCTGTAGAATCAGCTATGGTATAATCCACGCCACGCTCTTCTAACAGCTTTTCAAATTTATCCATAAACAATTTTACCTCACGTCATTTGTCATCACAATCGTCACAAGTACAAGTGTGTTCGTTCCATAACCGCTCTGCTTGTTGAAGTGCAGAAATGAATATATGCAAAGACTGTTTGTTGCAAAACATCAATTCTACTCTCGGAGAGTCTATATCTGAAACATCTATGGTTTCTCCTGCCTTGCAAGGTGTTTTTAAATCACCTATTATTACGCTCAGATTGCTTTTTATGCGTTTTGACATACCAATATCAATATATTTGTCGGAAAACCCGTTGCTATCACGCATTCCTATTATTATAGGGTAATTGTAATTCTTCATCGTATCCTTCCTTGCCTAACTTATCCGTTAAATAACAAGCCCATCGCTAACAAGAAAAAAATAATTATGAAACTCATTGAAACTATAAAAATACACGCCAAACACATAATCTTAACGGTTTCTGCAATATACTGAAAAATTAGCCAAATATCTTCTTTGATTATGTTATATGTTCCTTCGGGAAGGTATGATATTTTTACCTCAGTGCAGTTTTCATCAAGGCTGAATATAGTAGCAGATGTAATGTCCGTTGTATCAGAACCAATGTACTCGTAAGCGTCATTAGCATTTTTCTTTGCCACTATATATTTGTTAGTTTCTGCATTCTTTAAAACAAATGGTAATGGTTTTCTTTTTCTATTCTTAAAAAGCATATAATCAACTCCTTATATTTGTCGTAAAATCCGTTGCTATCACGCATTCCTATTACTATCGGGTAATTGTAATTCTTCATCGTATTCTTCCTTAACAAACTCATCTGCCAATCAACAAGTGAAACGCTATGGGTAAAACGAAGAAGAAAAAAATACTTATAAAAATTATTGACAATATAAAAGCCAACACCAAACAAAATAGTTTAAGAATGCAAGCGATTAACGAAAAATATTCTTTCAAATATTCTTTCAGTTTGCTTCTCGGTTTTGTTTGATTGGCACTTGATGTATATTCAAAATAACATTTTGTTTCGATTACGGTATATGTTCCTTCGGGAAGGTTTGCTATTTTCATCTTGGCATAGGTTGCATCAGGACTGAACATAGTAGCAGACGCAATATCCGTTGTATCAGAACCAATGTACTCGTAAACGCCATTAGCATTTTTCTTTGCCGTTACATATTTGTTAGTTTCTGCATTCTTTAAAACAAATGGTACTGGTTTTCTTTTCTTTTCCTTAAAAAACATTAATAAACCACTCCTTCGGTTCGATAGATTGTCAAAACACCATTTCATAACCGTTAAGATGAAATAGATAGGCTAACACACCTATAAGCAACAACGTTGCAATATCGTAAATTGCTTTTACATTGATTATTTCTATATACTTTTGTAGTTTGTGTGCAATAATTATATCCGTTGCCACAACTAAGCCGCTTAATATAATCACAATCGTAGTCATAAAAGATTTATCGCTGAAAATTGCAAATAGTGCTGTTAGCGGCAATAAAACAGTATTGTAAAACCACTTTTCTTTTGATACGTTAAGAGAATATTCGTCTTCGAGTTCGTTATACTCTCTTTTGCACAGAAAGCTATAAACACCCTTTTTCATAAGAATAGGACAAAACAAATTCAAAAGAATTTTGAAAAGTAAGACACCAGTAATAATGCCAAAATAAACATACATCATATTTCAGCACCTGCCTTGAAAGCATACACGCTGAAATCTTGATAACTATTATGTGCAATCCCTTCACTATTGAATTGATTGTTACGAAATGTTGTAAGAGCATCAACGACAAAACATTTTTCCTTGTTAGAAAAATAATGTGCTACTTCTTCTCTTAGCTCGGATAATGAACGGAAATCCTTGCTTCGTTTGTAGCGACCTATGTATAAAGAATACACCATATTCAATTCCCCTTTTCTCTGTTTCCCTTGTTTGTTACTGCCTATATTATAGCATATTGTAATGCAAATGTCAATACAAAGCACTTTACCGCATAAAAGTGCTTGACAAAAGCACATAAATGTAGTACAATGTACTATAGAAAGGAAGGTTGTTATGGCATTTTCAATAAGATTAACAGAACAGGAAAAAAAGCTTGCTGAAAGCTATGCAAAGTTACATTCATTATCTTTAGGCGAGGCATTTAAAAAAGCGTTGTTCGATAAAATTGACGAGGAATTTGATATTGCCGTATACGATGAAGCTTATAAAGAATACGAGAAGAGCGGCAAGAAAAGTCGTCCTATTGATGAGTTGTGGAAGGAACTCAATCTATGAAGTATAAGGTTGAATTTACATCTGGTTTTAGTAAAGAGTTCAAAAAACTTGATAGATATACAATGCTTTTTATAAAGGCGTGGATTCAAAATCATCTTGAAGATTGTGAAAATCCAAGACAATACGGAAAAGCTTTGAAAGGAAATAAAAGCAATAGTTGGCGGTATCGGATAGGTGATTATAGGCTTATCTGCGACATTCAAGACGGGAATTTAATAATTCTTGCACTGTCTATAGTTCATCGTAGAGAAGCCTATGACAAAAGAAGCAATCGCTTGAATAACTAAAGCGTAAAAAAGACCTCTCTTTTTAGAAAGGTCTTTTTCTATAGTGTTTGATACTTTTGAGTGGTTTGACGGCTTCTGATTATTGCAAGCCCTTAAAATCAAAAAAACTATTGACAGTGTACAAATAAGGAGCTATAATAAAGATAACAAGGAAACCACTACTATGTAGACGGTCATTCCGAGCAAAAATGGTTCTTAATTATGCTTGCGTTTAACGCAAACACGAACCGCCTTGCTTTTAGCGGAAGCAGGCGGTTCTACTTTTATCCGATGTTTCTTTTTATACGATTTGTACGACTGAGCCGTATGTATAAAAATGAAAAAGACCTTTCTTAATTTGAGAGGTCTTTTTTTCTATAAGTGAATATTATTTGCTCAGAATGCCAATAATAAGCTGAAGGGAAAACGAGATTATGATTCAAGTTGTTCGATGCGTTTGAAAACATCGTCTTCTATTTCGTGTATGCGGCTTTCAATTTGGTTTTTTACTTTTGCAGACAGTCCTTTGAACATAGGGCTAACGCCGAACATAGCGTTCATAATAATTGCGGCAAATGCGTTTGCGTCAATCTCGGCTTTTTGCATATTATAATCTTGCACGTTAACAGAGCCTACTCTTAAATAATCATTTTTAAAATATTCTTTTTCGTGCAGTGCAATTTGCCACACATGGCGAAGTTCATGTGCAAGAGCAAAAGCAGAATCAAGTGTGAAGTCATTGTTCCGCATTACAATGCCGCCTACCATAGTAGCGGCAAGCTGTGTTTTTGTTGACATTTGAGATTCATCGACTATAATGTTCGGTGCTTTAATACCCAAAATTTCGCTTATTTGCTCCGTGAAAAGAATAAATTTGCGGTTTACAACCTGTTGTTCTTTACTGCTCATAAAAATCCCCCTTATTTTTTGTGCCTTTATTATAACATAACAGATTGGAGATTACAATATAAACCAAAATGCAACATTTGTTGCAATAACACACGAAAGGTTACAGACACAAAGCTGTGTTACATTACAACGCATAAAACAAAGAAAAGGATACGATTTCTCGTATCCTTTATCTGTTTATCAGGAATTTTTATTTCTTATGGGTTCTGATAACTCTGTACTTTCTCTTACGTTTGGCAGTAGGAGTTATCAATATGATACCTGTGCCAACGAAAGCGGCAAATGTCGCTATAGGAAGGACGTTATCATCGCCCAAGACACCTGTTTTCGGGTTATCGCCATTGTACATATTTGCAACGGCTACATCGCCCAAACGCTCGATTGTAAGTTCTTCGTCAGCAGGAAGAATGTAACCCTTTGTGGCTTCGTTGCGTACTTCATGTATGGTGTATCGACCTGCACGAAGACCCTTGACGCTGATGATGCCATTCTTATCGGTTATAAACTGCTCACAGTATTCCTGTCCTGTGTAAGCAGTACCCTTAATCTCAAATGTGAAGCCGTCAACTTTATTGTTGTAAGAAGTCTTCACAATTTTGATTTCGCCCGCTTCAGGCGAGTTGATAAATGTTCCTTTTCCCAATTCGTCATTTGCGATTGTGACGGTTTCACCGTTATTTACAATTTCAAAGTAATAGAAATTGACATCACGAATGAAATATTTGGGTGCTTTGGTTTCCTGTAAGTAATACTCGCCATAACGTAAGCCTTCATAACGATAAACGCCCTTTTCTACTTCCGTGAGCTTTCCGACTTCTGTTTTCTTATCCTTTTCAAAGATTGTGAACTCTGCACCTGAAAGCTTTTCGTCAGGGTAATCTTCGTCAACCTTTGTGATTTCAACATTACCTGTTATCGGAGTTTCTACAAAGATAGGAGCATCTGTGTCCTTTTCCTTTTCATTGAATACAGGTACTTCTGCACCTGCTTCTCCGATAGAAATAGGATAATAGTTTTTGTCAACAAGGTAGCCCTTCGGAGCTTTTACCTCTTTTACAAGATAGTTGCCATATTCAGCTTTATCAAGTACATAAACGCCTTTTTTAACCTCGTTAAGATTTGATACGAATGTATCAATTTCTTCTTCATAGGTCTTATTTCCGTTTACGTCCTTATAAACTGCGTATACTGCACCTGCAACGTAAGTAATCGTGTTGAACTCATCAACCTTATTAAGAACAATCTTACCATAAGGAGTGTTCTCCATTTCGGTATCAGTGTCTTCATTCCACTTAATCTCGATGTCTTTAGCATCGGGGAACAAGTAGCCTGTAACACCAGTTGTGACTTCTTCGACCTTGTAAGTACCTATTCTCAGAGTAACTGAGATTTTACCTTCAGCGTCCGTTGTGAATGTTTCATCGTAAGAAACACCTTCGGGAAGCGTAGGAACATCAACAGATGTGATTCTGAACTTCCAACCTTCAATTACGCCGTCAGCAGACTTCTTCGTGATGTTGAGCGTACCTGTCATCGCACTGTTTGCAAGACCTTTACCTGCCTTTGTTTCAACATCAACGATTTCACCATCTTCTTCGATTTTGAAAGAGTGGAACTTGTTATCGAGGATAAAATTCTCAGGAGCTACCGTTTCCTTCAAGTAGTAATTGCCAAAACGCAAATCCTCATAAGTGTAGACTCCCTTTTTCGTTTCGGTAAGAGTACCGATTACAGTGGTTTTATCTTCTGCGTAGATAGTGAACTCAGCTCCCGTAAGTTTATTTTCGGGGTAGTCCTTATCTATCTTTGTAACTCTTACTGTTCCTCTGTAGGGTTGGTTTTCAAAACCTTTACCTGCCTCTGTTTCGATGTTAATAACTACACCGTCACTGTTTTCGTCAATCGAGAACTTGTATTCCTTTGTGTCACGGACAAACTTTTCGGGAGCTTTAGTTTCAATCAGTTTGTAGTCTCCGTAATAAAGGTTGTCAAGCTGATATTCGCCCTCTTTTATTTCGTCCAAAGTGCCTATCTCAACATAGCCGTTTTCTTCAGCTTTATAAACAGTGAATATAGCACCCGTTAATTTAACATCGGGATAGTCAGCGTCTTTCTTGGTTGTACTAACGCTACCCTTGATTGCTCTGTTTGTGAAGGTGAGCTGAGATGCCTGTTCGTCCTTAACAGTAATTGTCTGGACTTCATTTTCCATCAGGTATGCCTTATTCTTGTTATGCTCAGTAACAGTATAAGTGCCTGTCGGTAAATCAATAATCTCAATTCTGCTGTTGTTTAAAGCAAATTCGGTCGTATTGTCGTTTGTATCCTGAACACCGATGAAACGATATTTTGAATCATCTACATCGCTTGCAATCAGATACTTATTGTTGCTGTCCTGTATAGTGAATGTGACATTCGTTTCAAGGGAATTGATAAGTGCTGTTTTTTCAGACTCGTCTAACCCTTCGGGTAATATCCATTCCTTGTACATTTCAGTTGTGCCTGTCTTACGAACGTTCTCAAACGAAAGGTAATATGTTTCGTCTGCTTCCGTTGTAAATACTTGCGTTTCATTACTGTTCTTATACTCGCCGTTTGAAGTAACTTCTGTAGCTGTATAAGTAGCTGTCGGCAAATTCTTTATGATAAAGTTGCCATTCGGTATCTTAATCTGCTGTGCAGTCTCAGATAAGCCCGCAAACTGATATTCGCCGTCTTCAGCTTTACCAGATACCTTTACAAAACCGCCTTCACTGCTTTCTAATGTGAAGTAAATTTCGTTGTTCAGTGCCTTGATTTCGTCCGCAGAAAGCTCCGTAGGATATTTCCATGCTTTCTTTAAGTTTGCGTTACCTATAAGACGAACATTGGTAAACGTTGCGTTAGCAGTCGTATCCTTTATGATGTCCTTGTTAATAACAGGAGTAAGTTCCTTGTATGTATCAAGGTCGCTGTGTTCTTCGATGCTATAAGCACCCGTAGGAACTTTCTCAATCTTTGTCTGACTATCCGTTAACGAGATGTAGAACGGTTCGTCCTGATAATGAGAGAAGCTGATTACAGATGTTTCTTCATCGGTTTTTGTAGCAACATACTTACCGTCTGCTGTCTTAACCGTAAATGTAACGTGCTTTTCAAGTTCGGCTATTTCTTCCTTAGTAAGCGGTACGGGGTGTTCCCACTTCTTCTGAATAAGTAATGAACCCGTGTCACGCTCATTTGTGAATGAAGCCTGTGCTGTTTCGTTTAATTTTACTTCGATAGTAACAGGGTTTGCAGTATTGATTGTATAATCAGAAAGACTGCTGTGTTCTGTTACCTTATATTTACCTGTCGGCAGAGTTTTGATTTCAAGATTTCCTTCAACTATATAGAACTTATACTCGTTATTACTCATTTCCTTATAGCTGTAAGTACCGTGAGCGTTCTTAGTAGCGGTTACATATTTTCCGCTTTCGTCCTGTAATGTGAAGTAAATCTTGTTATTGAGTTGTTCGATTAAAGCATCGCTTTCATCATCTGCTACGATGTTGTTGAGTATCCATGCCTTTTTGATGTTTGCGTGACCGTAAGGATATTCAACGAATTTTCCGTTATCGTTGTTATGAACATTAACAACGGCATCGGCATCTGTAAGAACAACGGCGTGAATCTCTTCGTCAATGTAGTAGCCCGTAGGAGCTTTTGTTTCCTTGACATAATACGTTGTGCCGTTTTTACTGTTGATAGGAAGTCTATCACAAGTGTAAATGCCTTTGGCTGTTTCTGTAATAACAGCGGTTACGAGAGTCGAATCCGTATCAGACTTATAAGCCTTTGCGGGAATTGTACAATCAGCATCTGTGAAGATAGCAAACTGTGCATTGGCGATTTTATCGCCTGTCTTTGCGTTTACCTTTTCAATCTTTATGTGACCGAAAGGTATATTCTGCATCGAAACGTCAGTTGTGTTGTTTCTTTTAACACTTATTGTCTTTCCATCGGGAAGTATGTAGCCGCTTGTAATATTCGACTTAACTTCCTTTATGGTATAGTTACCTATGAGCAGGTCATCAATTTCGATACGTCCGTTTGCATCGGTTTTATAGGTTTTGGTTGCAACAGGTGCGCCGTTTAAAGCTGTACCCGAAACTTCAAACTCAAAGCCCTCGATTTTACCGTCAGCACTTGACTTGTCGATTGATATACTACCCTTCATAGGCTTATTGCCAAAGCCTGTATCATCGTTTTCTACAGTAATGGTCTTGCCCGCTTCTGCAATAACAACCTTATAGAACTTAGTATCTCTCTCGTAGTATTCGGGTGCTTCTGTTTCCTGAACATAATAAGTACCTGCTGAGAGGTTCTTATAAGTATAAGTTCCTTTAGATTCTTCAGTAAGAGTACCAACAACGGAAGCTGTTTCGGAGTTACTGTCAAAAATCTTGAATACAGCACCAGACAGTTTAACATCGGGTCTTTCAGCATCGTGCTTTTTAATCTCAACGTGACCGTAAGGCACTTCAACGAAAAGGTCTGTGTTATTGTTTGAAACTGCCTTAATTTCATTAGGCTTATCTAATGTGATACTGTATACGCCCTTATCAAGAACATAGTTCTTAGGAGCGGTAAGTTCCTTGACATAATACGTTGTACCATCTTCACTGTTAATAGGAAGGAAGTTGCAATTGTATTTTCCGCTTGTACCGTCTGTAGTAAATACAGCGTTTACAAGTGTGTCGTCTGTTGCACTCTTATATGCTTTTGCGGTAATTGTGCAATTAATATCTGTGTAAATACCGAATGTTGCTCCTGTAACGGGGTTGCCTGTTACCTTGTCAACCTTTTCTACACTCAGACCGCCGTAAGCAACGTTTTCAAAAGGAACAGTTTTTGTGCTATCCTGTGTAAGCTCTACATTCTTTGAAGTTTCAGCAATGTAGCCGACCGTAGTATTATTCTTTACCTCAGTAACAGTATAATCACCGATGCGTAAATCCTTGATTACTATTTTACCGTTTGCATCTGTCAGGAATGTCTTGTCATAAGCATCGCCTGTCTTAGATGTACCAGTTACACGGAAAGCAAAACCTTGAACTTGCTTATTCGTAGAGGTCTTAACAATTGAAATTGTTCCTGTCATTGGAGCGTTAGGAACGCCGCCGTTGCCTGCCTTAGTTTCTACGGTAACAGTTTTACCCGCATCGGTTATAACAACCTTATAGAAGTTATTATCTCTTTCGTAGAAAGCAGGTGCTTTTGTTTCTTGCAGATAATATGTACCTGCCAGAATTTCCTCTATTTTGTATTCGCCCTTAGCTGTTTCAGTAAGAGTTCCTACAACAGTTTTCTTGTCACTCTTATAAAGGGTGAATGTTGCACCTGAAAGAAGTCTGTCTGTATGGTCTCTGTCAAATTTCTTTGTATAAACAGAACCTTTAGGCGTATTCTCTACCGTTTCCTTAACAACGCTGTTTGCAACAATGAGTGTTACATCATGTACCGTTGTATCAAGAGCATAATTCTTAGGAGCGGTAAGTTCCTTGACATAATAAGTTGTACCCTTATCGCTGTCAATAGGAAGCAAGTCACAAGTGAAAATACCACTGCCTGTCGGATTTTCTTTTAATACCGCATTGACAAGAGTTGCATCAGTATCAGACTTATAAGCCTTTGCGGGTATTGTGCATTCTGCATCTGAATAGATACCGAATGTAGCTCCTGTAAGGAGTTCCTTAGTAACAGAGTCTTTTTTGCTGATTTCAACACTGCCGTAAGCCTTATTCAAGAACTCTACGGTTGTTGTTACAGGCATTGCTTTGTCTGAGTCGTAGCTTACAGTAACAGACTTGTCTTTTTCTGTAATATAACCAACTGCTTTGCCTGTTTTAGTTTCGGTAATTACATAATTACCTACACGCAGATTTTCAAAATTCAGGATACCATCTTTACCTGTCTTACCTGTTACATTTACAGTTTTACCAGTGTGAGATGTACCGCTTAACGTGAACTCAAAGCCTTCGATGACATTGTTGGTTGACTTCTTTACAATCTTTACATTACCTGTCATTGCTTTGTTGTAGAACACTTGTTTTGCTTTGCCGTTAGGAGTAATTACAAATGTAACAGGGTCAACATCGAATGTAAAGTAATCAGAACCCTTTGTTTCAGCTACTGTGTATCTTTCATTAGCGGGTAATTTGTCAAGCAAGAAACAATACTTCTTAGAAGATGAGTCGTAATTCAGCTTGATTTCAGTTCCTGCCGTTGAAGAACCAGTATAGTTATAGTTTCCGTTGGAAGCCTTTGTAAAAGTAAGTTCTTCGCCGTTGCTGTTGTAAGCCTTGAAAGTTACCTTTGAAAGCTGTTCATCAGATATAGTCATTTCGGTATTGTCTACATCAAGGAATGACTTGTCAATATAGATGCTACCCGTGTTCAGCTTATTGTTAAGAGTAATATCTTTCATTACAAGCGGCTTGCCCGCAACGTTGATATTCGTAAGGTCTACTCTATTACTGTTGTCTACAGTGTAGTCAACATCTGTGTATGTACCACAGTCAACAATGTTAGAGCCTGTTGTGCCAACATAAGATGTGCTGTCGTAAAGTTCCTCAACCATCAGGTAGTAAGGAGAAGGACAGCCCTTGAAGTTGGCTTCAAGTTTGCCTTCATCTGTCAGTTTAAGGTCTGTGTTTGCTGTGCCTGCTGTAGCGGCAACCCCCGAATAGGTATATATGTCATTTGCAAAACTGAAAGTGAGATATTTACCGTAATTTGTTACGGTCTTATCTTCTTTACCGTTTGCACCTATGATTTTGAAACGAGCAGTAACCTTTTTGTACTGAGCCTTTAACTGCTCTGCCGTAAGATTATCGCCGTCTGAGAAACGTTTTGAAACAACGATGCTTGTTTCTCTGTTGGTAAACGTTACTGAACCGTCTGCATCACCCGTCATAACAAGAGAGCCTGTGGAGCTGTCTTCTTTATATGCAGGTAATGTATTATGTTCTTCAACTGTGTATTTGCCTTGCGGCAGACCCTCTATATTAAATGCACTTACATATTCTTTAAGTTTGCTGTCATAAGTACAAGTAACATAGAATCTGTTTTCGTTACCGTTTGTTGTTGTACCGTCATAGTAATACGTTCCATCTTCAAGTTCTTCGTTGAGAGATGCTTTGAGATAGTTGTTATCTTCGTCCTTGACGGTAAAATAGATACCATTCTTAATCTTTTCTATCAGTTCTCTGCGCTGTTCTGAAGTGAATGATGAGTTGAAAACCCAACGCTTTGTCACTTTGCCGAGATAGGTAGAAACGTAGTTTTTGAATTGAACGGTTGCAGTTACATTCTTAGTAACAGCTTTTATTTGCGTGGGAGTGGAAGGTTCACACTCTGCAATATCGCAGTATTCGTGAATCGTATAATTGCCAGTCGGAAGCTCTGAAATATTGCACTTGAAAGGTGTTGCTGTGCTTATGACAAAGTGTGTTGCTTCACTTTCGTTTGTGGTAAGCCTTGAATGCTTATATGAACCGTTTGAACCTGTTGCAACAACATATTTATCGCCGTATACAAGTGTAAAGTAAACGTGTTCATTGTATTCCTTCTGCTTATCCGTTGAAGGAGTAACGCCCGCTTCTATCCAATTCTTTACTATCGACAAAGAGCCAATATCACGAGTGTTTGTGAATGTCGCATTTGCGTTCTGATTAACTATTACCTTTACAGTCTTAGATAAAGCATCGGCAGTATAGTTAATTTTACCACTCATAACTTCTTTTACAGTGTAAGTGCCTGTCGGCAGGTTCTTAATCAGAATATTATTGGTGGCTACGTCAAGCTTAAACTTACCGTTGTTTGAAAGCGTTGCGTTAGTTGAAGAATATACATATTCACCTGCTGAGTTCTTAGGAGCGATTACATAGTTACCGCCGCTGTCCTGTACAGTAAAGTAAATATTATTTACTAAGTTCTGCTTTTCAGCAGTTGTTAATGTGTTTTCTTCAGAAGTCTTCCATACCTTCTTTATTGTCAAAGAAGCAACTTCACGAGTGTTCGTGAAAGTAAGTGATGTTCTTTCACCATTTTTAATAGTAAAAGTCTGGTCTGGTGCTTTATTAAAGCCGTCACTGTGAGACACTTCAATAGCAACGTAAGTACCTTCAGGCATTCTTGTTATTGCAAATTTATGTGAACTGTTAAGGCTAAACACAGTACCTGTAGCATCTGTATTGCCAGAATAATAGTAAGTACCGCTTGTACCGCCTGTTGCAGTTACATACTTGCCAGTAGATGTGTCTTTAACCTTAAATTTAACATTGTTGTAGTACGTTGTTATGTTGGCTTTATCTACTGCTGTCAGATTACCGTTTATTACTTTTGTTACAAGAACTTCACCTACTACGGGAAGATTTTCAAAAGCAACAGACGTTATTTTACCGTTTGCCACGGTAAATGATTTTGTAGCCGTTGTCGGCTTGTAAGCACCGTCCGAGCAGGACTCTGTTATTGTATAAGCACCCGCAGGAATATTCTCTATTGCCAGTTTACCTGTGCTACTGAGCTTAAATGTATAAGCTGTATTTGAAAGAGAACTATAAACGTAATTACCGTTATCTCCTGTAGCTGTTACATATTGAGTACCCTTTTTAACAGTAAACGTTACCTTGCCGTATAAAGCTATTAACTCTGCATCTGTAAATGCTGTGCCGTTTAACTTCTTTGTAAACGTCTTTGTAACATTTGCCTTGCCCTTTTCAGTGTTGATGAATTTTGTGCTATTAGTCGAATTGTTGACTGATTTCGTAATCGTTATATTCTGCGATTCAGAAGAAGCAATATAATTTGTATTTGCTTCTGAGCCATTTACCGTATACTCTTTTATCGTATAATTTCCTGTAGGCAAACCAGTAACATTGAATTTGTTATCGGTTACTTTACCTGTACTATCCTTAACGATAATAGCTTTGAATTGAGTTGCATTACTTACTGAAGTAGTATAACCAGTAAAGCTGTATACGCCGTTGCTGTTGCTTGCTTGAACATAATTACCGCCACAAGCGATGGTAAAGTAAGTGTTATTTGAAAGCTCTGTTAACTTATCAGCAGATAAATTCTTATAAGACAACCACTGCTTTCTTATGAACAATCTACCTGTATCTCTTGTATTCGTAAACTTGACTGTTCCTAATTTACCGTTGATTATTGTAAGCGTCTGGTCGGCACTTGCCGTATAACCAGAAGGACAGTTCATTTCGATTACGGTATATGTTCCTTCAGGGAGCTTTGTTATTTTTGCCTCAGTGTGATTTGCGTTAAGACTGATTAAAGTAGCAGACGCAATATCCGTTGTACCAAAACCAGTGTATTCATAATCGCCAGTAGCGTATTGCTTTGCAATTATATATTTGTTGGTCTTTGTATCCTTGATAACGAACTGTACTTTACTTCTCTCTTGCTCTGTAGTGTTAGCGTTTTTATCGTCCCATATCTTTATAATTTCACCAGTGCTTTCACTATTGGTGAAATTGGCGGTCGCTGTTGCGTTATATGTAACGTTAACATTAGCCGACAGTGCAGATGCCGTAAACCTGTGTGCTACATTTTTATCTGTAACTGTTTCTGTAACCGTGTATGAACCGATAGGCAAACCCGCAACATCAAACGTTGCAACTAACGCACCATTCTGTGTTATTACACTTGCCGTAAATTTAGTTGCTTTAGAAGCATCTGCTGTAAAATTAGCAAATTTATATCTGTAAGCAGGATTTGTCTCTTTTGTTGCAACAACATATTTATTGCCGAATTTAAGAGTGAAATAAACCTTGCTTGTAAGATTTTGCAAATTTGCCTGTGTATTAACTTCAGCTTTCCACGTCTTATTTACCTTTAAAGCACCCGCTTTTACAACGTTCTGGAAAGTTACCCCGTTGTCTTCGCCGTTTGCAACAGTAACTTCCTGCTCGTCACGAGGAGCGAACTTAGAAGAACCTGCGAGAACTTCTGATACTATATAAGTACCTGCGTCAAGGTCTTTGACGAGGAATGTGTTGCTTGATGAAAGTTTGAAGCCTGTACCAGATGAAACGGCTGTTGTGCCTAAACCTGTGAAAGTATAGTCACCTGCACTGCCGCTTGCCTTGATGTAGACATTCGTAGCTTTATTCCTGATGTAGAAAGTAACAGCGTTTCTCTCTGCGTCAGTTGCATAACCTGTTCCCGCATCGCTCCAAACCTTATTGATTGTTGCACAACCTTTTTCAGTGTTTGTAAAAGACGAATCGTTTGTAGGAACGGCGTTTGTCAGGGTGATGTCAATACTTGTTTTATCAGGAATAAAGTATTTATTTGCATCACCTGTTGTGATTTCTTCAACAACATAATTACCTAAAGGCAATTTGTTTACGCTGAACGAAATGCTACTTATATCATTGTTCTCAATATAGACATACGCATTGAACTTCGTTGCGTTTGCCTTTGTCGTAACGCCTGTGTAAGTATAACGTGACTGATTATCAGTCGTAGCTGTGAGATACTGATTTGTTGACTTATCTCTGATAAGGAAATATGTGTTCTTTGTTAAATCAGTAATTCGTTTTGTACTTCTATCAAATCCTACAGGAATAGTCCAGTTCTTCTTTACCAGTACATAACCTGTTCTGATATTTTCAAAGTTGACAGGAGTATTTTTGCCGTTTTCGACAGTAATATCTACATAAGTAGTTTTGGGATTGTAGTTATATGAATCCCATTTTATTTCAACAACTCTATAAGAGCCTGAAGGTAAATTGCTTATTGAGAAATTGCCCGATGCGTTAAGAGCAAATTCGGTAGCCGTTGTTTGATAACCGCTGAAAGTGTAAGCACCGTTACTGCCTGTAGCTTTTACATACTGATTGTTGCCTTTGTACAGAACGGCAAAAGTAGTATTCTTATACTGTTCTGCTTTTTGCTGTGCCGTAAGGTTGGCATCATCTGAGAAAACTTTATGAAGTGACGCACTGCCCGTCTCTCTTGTATTCCTTACGTCCTTTTTAACAGGAGTATAGGCATCATTTCCAACTTTTGATGTTATTGTTACGCTTATTTTATTTGAAGAACAAATGTAGCCTTTGACCGTTTGTTCCTCTACATAATAAGTATAGCCAGTCGGCATATCAATAATCTTAAAGCCGTCATGTTTAACGCCGCTTTCTGTGTAATAATCTTTATACAGCTTGAAATACTGTTGAGAGGCTGTGGCGGTTTCGCCGCTCCATTTATACACACCCTCATTGGGTATATTACCATCATCTGCTTTTAAATAATGCCTTGTTACAGTTCCGTTGGCATCGGTTGTTTCGTAATAAACCTTGAAATATATAGGTGTTCCGTTCAATATTGCATAAGGTAACGATTCGGTTGATTGATACGAAATCAATGAATTTCCATTGTGTACCCAAGTCTTAGAAACAATTAAATCACCTATGTTTCTTTCGTTTGAGAAGGAAACCGTAGCAACTTTACCGTTTACTACTTTAAATGACTTTGATGTTCCGCTTACGCTTGTGTAATAAGCGTTACTGCCGTACTCATACGCTGTATACGAGCCTTCAGGAATATTCAAAACATTGAATGCACCATTTGCTACACCTGCAACTTTGCCAAGTTTTAACTGCGTTGCTTTGGCTACTGCTGTTGCGTTTGCTCCTGTAAAAGTGTAATTGCCCGCACTGCCCGAAGCAGTTATGAACTTACCTGTATCATTGTTCTTAATAACAAAGTAAATGTCCTTATCTGCTTGTTTTGCATCGTTGTGGTGTATCCACGTTTTAATAACCTGAGCTGTACCAGTATTACGAGTGTTTTTAAACGTAACTGTCCCCGTCTGACCTTTAGATACCTTTACATCTTTGCTTTCCGAGTCAACCGTATAGCCAGATACCGTATGTTCAGTAACAGTATAAGTACCAGTGGGAAGACCCGCAAGAGTGAAAGTGTTATCACTGTTCAATTTAAACTGTAAAACAGAGCCACTTGCGGAGAATGTGTAAGTACCCGCCCCGCCTACACCTTTGATAACAGCATTGGTTGATTTATTCTTTACAGTGAAATAAATATCATCATAGTCAGCAGTAGCATCGCCATTGTGAACCCATACTTTTGTTATCTGTGCTGAACCAGTATCACGGGTATTTTTAAACGAAACCTTACCTATCTGATTTTTTGAAACAGTAACAGTTTTGCTTTCCGAGTCAACCGTATAACCTGATACCTTATGTTCAGTTACAGTATAAGTACCAGTGGGAAGACCTTCGATAGCGAAAATGTTACCGCTGTTCAGTTTGAACTGTGAAACAGAACCATTTGACGAGAACGTGTATTTGCCTGCCGTGTTTGTGGTTGTACCTTTGATAACAGCATTGGTTGATTTATTCTTTACAGTGAAATAAATATCATCATAATTAGCAGTGGCATCACCATTGTGAACCCACGTCTTTATAATTTGAGCTGAACCAGTATCACGGGTATTTTTAAAAGCTTTTACTACAGGTGAATAATCGTCTTTTCCTATTTTCGATGTCATGCTGACACTTATATTGTTTGATGAAGCAACGTAACCACTTATAGCACTTTCCTCTACAAAATAAGCATAGCCAGTCGGCATATCAACTACTTTAAAGCCGTCATATTTCTTTTTATTGCTACCTGTATAGTAGTTCTGATATAAATGAAAATATTGCTGATTTGTAGTTGTCGTTGTTCCATTCCATTTATAGACACCATCATCTATTTTTGAGCCATCATCAGCTTTTAAGTAATGCTTGTTGCCAGATGAGTCTTTATAATAGATTCTGAATGTGACAGCATTTTTGCCGTTGTTGTATTTGGCTATTTTTAAGCCACTACTGTTTTTGTTCGTAGCATAGGAAATTAAACTATTACTGTTATGCACCCATGTTTTTGTTACTACTAAATCGCCAATATTTCTCGTATTTATTAGAGTTGCGTTTACATTGCCACCTGCTGGCACTGTTACCGTATCATTACTCTTTACACGGGTATATTTATCAATGCCACCAAAATCGTTTGTGCCATATTCTGTTACAGTGTACGACCTTGCAGGTAAATCGTTAACATGAGATGTGTTTTTATCTGTTGTGCTACTTGCAAATCTAAACTTTGTAGCCTTGCTTTTATCTGTAGTTGTGCCAGAGTAAATATAATTGCCCGATGAACCAGAGCCTGTTAAATAATAAGTAATATTATTGCTTACATAACTTACTAAATAAAAAGGAATAGTGTATGCGGCTGTTTTGTCGCCATTGTGACTCCAAGCTTTTGTGGTGGTTAAATTACCATAATTAGTGTTTAACGTTACAGTTGTCGGTACAGGGTCATATCCACCTCTAAAACCAACGGTGGGTTGAAAGTCACCTGAAACCATAGCAATTGCACGTTTTTTGTTGAAAGACGAACAATAAGCACCTTTTGTTTTATATGCTTTTAATGTCACATTAACAGGTTCGCTTGATGTAAATGTAATCACATTGTTGGAAATGCTATAATTTAAAGTTGATGACAAGCCTGCATTACTGATTGAAGTTTTCCAGTCAAAATTACTTACACAGCTTTTTTCATCTGTGAATGAAGCTGAATATGTTACGGAAGTACCGCTTACTTTCCTTGTTGTAGATTTTGAATTACCGCCTTTAAAAGAAGGCGTTTGTAAATGGTTGAGTATCTGCTTTTTTATATAGCCATAGCAGAGTTTTATTTTTGTAGCAGAGGCGTTATCAGCACTGTTAATATACTGCGTAAACTTATCTAAAGCAGGAGTTTCATAAGTTTTGTTATTAAACCAACCTTCTGTAATATTCCAGATGACGATTTGTGTTGCTATACGCTCGTCATTAGCCGTGCAACCATACGACTTGTATTTTTGTGTGCCGATATAGCCGTACATAATTGCATAATTAATATATCTCTTCTGATTAGGGTCTAAAGATTCGTAGTTTTTCCATTCCACACCTTCGTATGTAGTTTGTGTACCTGTATTTGGAGCGTGAGTTCTTAAATCAATACAATAAGCTATATCACCTGTTGCTGAATTTTTATTTAACTTAATTATAGAACCTTTGACGCTTGTTCCATTTGTTCCACCAAAATCATAATAGGAATTAAAGTAACTTACATAAAGTTTTTGCTTACCATCATCTGTTCCTATTACAAAATCAGCAAAAACAGAAAAATTTACGGCTGACATAAGCATAATAAAACTCAAAATACCTGCTGTCAACCGTTTTAAAAATGAAGTTTTCATGTTCTCTTCCTTTCCCGTATAAACAGGAATATTGTGCCTGAAATCAGGCACAATTATCCCCTGTTATAAAGTTACGTTTTTTGCTTGTTTCCCTTTATTTAAAAACCACATTTTCCCGATGCGGTTATAGTTTTTAGTGATTCCAATAGAATACAAACACTCTATCTGGGTCACAGTTAAAAATCTCATCTTCAGGATATTCTTCCTGAGTCATACCTTCGTGCGCATAGAGTTTTAGCAAATCCTTACCAGTCGATACTGTTACTTTAAAAGTATCACTATCAGGAAAAACGTGACTAATACAAGAGTCAACTCCTTTTTTCATTTGATATATGAAACTTTCAATATTTTTTTTCTTATCATAACTTTTGTAAAGAACAAACCTATCTGCACCCGTTGAGCCATACGCCCACACCTTGCCGACAACGGAGTAATCGCCAAATCCACCAAAAGAATCAAGACCGAGTTCATCACTATAGTGCGTTATCTTTCGAGGAAAATCACAACCATTATAGCCTTTGCTTTTAGCGTACTTTTCTACCGTGTCAAAGACATACCATATATCATCTTCAGTCCACGGTTCTGGTACAGCACCATAATTTGGAGTATCATCGTTTATAGGTTTGTTCTCAGTAGGCTTCTTCGTTGTAGCAACAGCAGTCGTAGTTGTCTGTACCGTAACCTTGTTATCGCTCAGATAGTCACTGTGTATAAATGCACCAGTATCAAGTTTGAAATAACCTGTATTGGTCTTCGCAACAACCTTAACTTTGTCGTTGACATTATATATCTTAACTGTCTCTGCACCGAGTACAGCCTTTTTACGACTATAACAATCAGTGTTGATATACTTTGTCGCACTCACCTTTTCCTCAGTCCACTCAGGAGCTGGCTTTGTTGTTGTAGCCATTGTTGTAGTCGTAGTAGTTTCAACAGGCTTATTTGTTTCCTGTTTCTTAGTTGTGGTTGTAGTAACTGTAGTCTGCGGAGCAGGCTTTGCCGTTGTAGTAACAGCAGGAGTTGTTTCGGGAGTTACCGAGGTTGTCGCAGTAGGCGTAGTTGAAGCACTGCTCTGCGCTTCGTCTACAGAACTGTTTTTTGCATTACCATCAGAACAACCACTTGTAAACACAGCAACAACAGCAATTATAGTCGCTATCATCTTTGCGTATCTCTTTTTCATAAATACCTTCCTCTCTAAAAACGTTCCAAATTTATATTGCCCTCAAATATCGTGTAACATTGTGTTTCCCCACACAACAATTACATTTCACGTTCTTCACTTTTCTGCTGTCTCTTTTTGTCACGCAAATCAAACCATTCTGTTGTCGGTATAAATGCCACATTAAAAGGCAAGTCGTCAAACGATATGTTTTTGCCTGTGGTTATATCCACCGCATAAGGTTCAGCTCCGTGTAAAAGCTGACCGTCTTTTATTATGTAACAACCGTTGTTCGTTTTGAACAATGCGTAATCAATAGTGTGATAGCCGTATTCGTATGTTAAATCTAAAGTACACAAGTCAAAAAGGTCATAATCTGAAGATTTTTTTATAATATTATCCCAGTCATAGCCATATCTTACCTTGTCACAATAATCGCTTTTGCCTATCCATTCTACTCGTTCCTGAGAACTTTCAAAATATTTGTAGATACTGTCAACCATATCGTCTAACGACTTATCTGTCTTTACAATATCCCAATCGAACATTTTTTCAAACTCTCTTAAAACAGCAAACACTTTAGATTCTGGATTTGAATTTACCAGATAATCTATTTTTTTGCATAATTCGTTGTGATTTATAGCCGATAACGTCATTACCGTCATATCGTTGTTTAAAACATCTTCAAAGGTATAACCATCAATATATTCGTCTTCCTCTGGCTCGAATTTCTCGCCATAGTATTTGATAATTACCCGCTCGTTTTCGTAGCCAACATCAGCTACCGCTTCGCCACTTTCTGTCTGTAAATTAAGCCGTTTTAACATTTGTTATTCCTCATATTTCGCATAGATTTCAGAAAATCTGGATTTACCTCTTGTAATATTGCAAATTCGTCATTGTATAAGAAACTTGCACAATAAAAGCCTTTAAGCGTTTGATACTTATTAGCTTCTATGCGTCTTAGTAATTTTGCCACAATCACAGCAATCCGATTATCTTTTTTAGCTTCTAACGAAGCAAGAAAAGCGTCTTTCTCTTTTTGACTTACAAAATGCAATTCTTTTGCCGAATGAGTCGATTTAATAATCATCGAATAACCTCGCTTATATCCGATATGGCACTTCCATTCCAGTGGAACAGAAGTTAAAAGGCGTTAACCTGCTTTTGTAAAAGCTCGCAACATCGCCGCCGCTTCATCGTAATCTTTGAAGCATTTCGTGCCTAAGTCAGATTCCATTCTGTCTTTGAACGTTTCCTCTACAATATGATAGATACAACATTCGCATCTATCTGTTCCGAAAAGTGCTTCCTCAGCATCACATTCGCAACAGGAATCTTCTTGATAAAAATTACTGCATTCTGTGCAGTTTTTTCAATCTTATATACCTTCATTTTCATTACCCTCTCTTAACAAGATGTTCCTTTCTTGTTACCTATATTATATCAAAATGTGTTGCAAATGTCAATACAAAAACCCCTTTGCTGTAAGAAAAACTATACAAAGATGAAATCTTATAAGAGTCTGTTACCTTACATATTGCACATCATTCCGATATATAAAAATTTTGAGAGTGAGCTTCAATCAGTGCCACCGCAAGACACGCTTACTATTGGAGAAAACTAAGAAATAATAACATTCCTGTATTTGAACAAACAAAGAAGCCGTACAAGGTGTTACGGCTTCAATATCATTATCGTTCGGGGTTGGTCTTCTTATTTCTTTGAATCACTTTTGATGCCTCTACCTTTCAATCAATAAAAGCAATAGCCAAAAACCTATTGACAGTGTGCAAATAAGGTGCTATAATAAAGATAACAAGGAAGCCACTACTATGTAGACGGTTACTCCGAGCAAACAATTAAGACTTATGCTTGCGTTTAACGCAAACACGAACCGCCTTGCTTGTGCGAGAAGCAGGCGGTTCTACTTTTATTCGATGTTTTTTCTTGCACGGTTTAGCCGTATGTAATATGACATCGACAATAGTAGTTAGCAGGTCAACTGCAATGCCTATGATTTGAATAATATCGCTCATAGTCGTCTCCCCCCTTTCGTAACAAAATAAATGAAAAGATTTGCTACGCTCGGAGATTGACACTGCCCCATCTGTTAAGTGATTTCCTTGTTAATATAATTATATCATATTTCAAAAGCTTTGTCAACACAAAACCGCAGTGCTATGCGAAATAGCGACAAACGATGTGAATGACAGCCGACTGCTATATGAGAGAAAAAACAAAATATAAAATATAATTGTTCGTTCCCTATTGACAATTAATAACGAATGATGTATAATAATAGTTAGGAAGCATTGGGAAAGCTTCGGGAGCTTGAAAAAAGCATAAAACGTACTCATTTATGTAAACCACTTATCTTTTTAGATGGGTGGTTTTTTTCCGTCTTATAATACTAAAAGCCCATTCTGAATAGAACGGGCTTTTGTTTCGCTCAAAAAGGAAATTATCTTTCAATTGATTTCTTTACTTTTCTTCCTTCGGTATCCTTTTTTGCTTGTATCTCGGCATCAGACAATATCTTGCCCGCCTGACCTCTTGCTATATCCTGAATAGATACGCCCAAGTTTTCTGTGATGTGCTTAAATACATCATCTTCAAGGACAGCCTTATTCCTGAGCCTGTGGTCTTCTATAACGCTGTTTTTTGTAGTAACTTTTGCTCCTTCTTTCTTGAAGAATATATCCATACGACTGCCGAGTTCATCAAACGTGATTGAAAGAACCTTGCCTTCATTTGAAAGATTTATTGTATTGTTATAAGGATTATACGTTACTGTTACATCGTCAGCAACGGCGTTTCTGTATTCTTCTGCACGCTGAAGCATCTTTTGCTCCAACGACTCGCTGTAAAAGAGTTTATAATTATATGTTGAGTTTACAATCTCCGTTTTGCCAACCTGCTTTTCATCATATTTGTTTGCACCTTTGAAAGTTTCGTCTATGAATGCAAGATTTGCTTCATAAGTCTTTAATGAATCAAGGTCAATGTAGTTGCCGTCAATGTTGAGGAAACTTTCAAAAGCGTCATTCTTTAAAAGCTGATGATATGCAGAAGAACGGATATTCGAAAAACCGTTTTCTTCGTCACGATAATCATAAACCTTTGTTAATTCATCTTTCTCTGATTTAAAATAAGCCGATGAAAGACCATTCACTGAGTAATATAAGTCAATCTGACTTTTACCGTTCTCAGAATAAATTGTGACTTTATTGGATTTCTCATCGTATCTTACGTTGTCATAAAGCTCTGCTGTGTTCTCAACTTCGGTAAGAAGGTCAAAGTTAAGTTGCTTTTTGTTGCGGATAACCTGATTCTGTATTAACTCTGCTTCAGTATCAAATTCAGCGTCAATAAGTTCAAGAGCTTTTTTATAACCTTCCTTGCCGCTTGTATCTCTCATAAATTCTGTGCCACTCTGAGAAATGTCGTTACGGAAAGCGTCAGCATTATAAATATACAAACCCTCTTTTGTCGGAATACAGCTTGCATATTTATCGTCTTTTTCAAACATTTCATTGACTGTTTTATACTCGCTTACATAGTTGGTATCAAGGTCTATGGTAATTACCGCAGGCTTGACGATGCTATCGCCAATAGTACCCTTTTCTGTAGCAACCAAATTTGCCGCTTCGTTCAGATAGTTGTAAAGAACGATGTTTCTTGACGCTTCATCTTTGTAAAGAATATAACTTTTCTTATTCTCGTCATCATTTACGATGTTTTCAAGAGCGGAAAGAAAATCTTCTCTCTTTGCATCAATTACTTTCAGATGCTTTTTCAGCTTCTTGATTGCCGATTTTGCGTCTTTATGTATTGAATCACGATTATCCTTTTTCAACTCTTTATCTGCGGTTTCAAGGACAGGGATAACCTCACGCAGATTGTTATTGTTGTAAAATTCCTTGTTTGCATATCTCTTCTTTTGATTTTCGATGATTGCAATTTCTCTTTCTTTTTCATTTTCCGAAAATTCATCGGAAGATGTAAGGCTATTTACTATGCTGACGCATAAATCTTTAACCTTGTCTCTGAAATAATCTCTGAAACGCATAATTTTTAATTCCTTTCTGTTTTTATATCTGAAGACTGCTTTTGCGGTCTTGCTGTACGCTCTTCATTTATTTTATCAGCATAAAACGAATCGTATTTTAATATTTTATATATGCCGCTTTTATCGTCCTTTTTAACGTTTTCGTTATGTGCAATGCTCCATAAAACACTATATGAATTTTCTTTTGAAAACAGATGAGGAATTTTCATTACCTCATTATATGCCATATCGTGAAGCAAAACTGCATCTTTTGCGTTTGTTGCTACAGCCTTACGTACTTCGTGCCAATGGTCGTTTTGAAGTTCATCAAGCAAAAGACCACGTTCTGCAATGATTAAACGTAAATCGGCACTTGAAGGAGCGTTAATAAGCTGACTCAATATATTCTCGTCACTGCTCGTCTTTGCAATTGCTTCTAAGACAAAGTAATGTTCATCTTTTACAAGGACATCGTGACCGAAGCCTCTAAGAGCAACGTTCCCTCTGACACCCACGTCTTCATCTGACAAGTAATGATTTAATATGTTTGTGTCATTAGTGGTTTCAGCAATTGTACGTCTTACGCACACATCAGTGTCGTCTATAAGAAGAGGGTGAACACACGGATTTTTGGCAAGTTCGGCACGAATTATCCAGATGTCATTTACCATTGATTTAAGAATTTCTTCATTATCCGTATGCTGAACAACAGCCATACGAACAGTAGCCATGTCATCGTGGGATAGTTTTTTAAGAATGTTTATGTCCTTTGTATGTTCTGCTACAGCTATGCGAACAATAGGACTTTCATCGTTTGAAAAATATTCATCATCAAAGCCTTGACTTGCAATAGCCGCTCGTGCGTTTTCGTCACTACTGTTAATCAAATGATACATTGTATCTACACAATCCTCTGTGCGGTTGGTAAGTTCAGAATAAGCTTTCATTTTTAAATCCTTTCATATCAGAAAAATGCCAATTAACTTCTGTTCCACTGGAATGGAAGTTACAAAATTATCTTTCTATATTGCTTTTTGTGCGAATGCCACGCTTTTCAAGTGCCTCTTTTGCAGGTACATTTACATATTCGTCCTCATATTTGTAAGCAAGAAATTCAAGTGTCTTTACGCTTGTACTGGGGTTCTCAGCAACACATTTTTTAACATAATCATCTAAATCCTCGTGTGCTAATTTTTCAAGCATAGCCGCACTCAAATTCGGATTAACAGCCAAACAGGTTAGCACTTCATTTCTTTTGTCTTCATCACCCCATTCTTTAAAATTCAGGATTTTGTTAAGAGTTTTTGTTGTAGTCAAAGGGTGGTCTGATATTACGCAAAGAATTGTCTGGTCTAATTCGTTTGCAAGTTCGTAATCAGCCATTTTGTCAAGAATGTGTGCCGTTACACTTTTGTTTTTTGCAACCTCTTCCCTCACATCTCCGTCAGAGTCATAAGCAAGAACTTCAAGAAGTTCAAGAGGAGACTCTTCATTCTCAGCTATCGCCATTCTTACGTCATAAGGGAGCGTAGTAACATCTAATGTTAAAATCTTTTTCTTTCCTAAATTTTTGTTACGTTTTTTAAGAGCGATTTCAGCCGTTTCGCTTATCCATATATCGTTATCTTTTGTAAGCATAGCAAGTGTTTCAACACTTGTGTTTTTGTTTTCAGCAACTGCTTTACGAACATCTTCATCTTCATCTTTTGCAAGTACAGCAAGAATTTCAATAGGAGTGTTTTTATTCAGAGCAACAGCTCTACGAACCCAGTAGTCCTCGTCCTGTGCAAGTACAGCAAGCACATCTATAGGAGTGTTTGCTATGCCTGCAACCATTTCACGAACATGAGAAGTCTCGTCCTTTGCAAGCATAACAAGTACATCAACAGATGTATTTTCGTTCCAAGCAACCCCACTACGAACACACCAATCTTTATCACTGGCAAGCATTACAAGCATATCAGCGGAAGTATATTCGTTTCCTGCAACCGCACGACGAACCTCATAATTTTCATTTTCAGCCAATTTGTTAAGTATCTTAACATCAGAAGTGTTCCAAGCTAAGTTTATAAGTTCTTCTTTAGACATTTTACTTATCTTTGATAAAATGTTTTCTTTATTCATATTGTTTCGTCCTTTCTGCAACGAATTTGTATTAAAGCACATTACAAGCCTTAACGTATCAAACGATTATCTTTCAATACGGGTTTTGCCTTTCTCTTTGCCTTTTGAAAGAGCCTTAATTGCCGCTTTGCTTACCCGCTCGTCTGCATCTTTTGAAAGCATAACAAGCGTATTATGTGGCGTATGTGGGTTCATTGCAACTGCCTCACGAACATACCAATCTCCGTCTTCAGCGAGCATTGTGAGCAGTTCAATAGGCGTATTCTCGTTTTGAGCAACGTTGAAGCGAACAATACTATCCTTATCCTTTGCAAGAGCAGTAAGCACATCAGCAGAGGTATTTTTGTTTTCAACAACAGCTCTACGAACCGCCGAATCGCAATCATTTGCAAGTGCATCTAACACTTCTGAAGGAGTACCGCTATTCAGTGCAACTTTTTTACGAATCCGTGGGTCATTATCGGTTGCAAGTGCCGCAAGAAATTCAGGAGAGTTTTGTTTGTCGTTTGCCAAAGCTACCTTTGTTTTATAAGACAATTTAATTAATTCCATTGTGATGTCCATATTGTTTCGTCCTTTCTACAACGAATTTGTATTTACAATTGATTAATGGTTCACTAAACCACATTACAAAAGGCACTTCCGCTCCAATGGAACGGAAGTCTTTCTGTTTGTGGCTTGTCAACGTGACAATTGATTCCGATGACGTTTTTCCGTTTCCGCTAAAGGTTTTGCTATTGTTTTGCCGCTTTCTAAGCATTTGGCTTCTTCTCTTAAATTCGCCCAATCCTTTTCACTTAGTGCATACGCTTTTTTAAATTCACGGCATAAGAATGTTTTATCATCGGCAGTTAAATAGTTGCCGTCACAAATAGTCGTAGCTCCGTCAAAACCTTTGAAAGAAAAAACGATATTATCAGAAAGAGGATTGTACTTAATATAACAGTTCTTAAAATCATAGTCACGAGAAATCTTGTCATAAAATTCTTTGCTTGCAGAATCTGAAAGATTGTCAACCAATACCTCTGCTTCATAAGAGTTTTTCGCCTTTTTCAATGAAGATAAAGAGGCTTTAAAAGCATTACTAAATGCTCTGCGGTCAAGATTGTAATACTTATTACGGCAATTATAATCTTTCATTTCAACCAAATATTTGATTGTACACTGAGCTTGGTCGTAAACAACGTATTCGTCATTCTGTAAGCCAGTTTTCCGTTTATCAGCATAAACAGATAAGCAACCGTTAGGAAGGTCTTTTTTGTTAAAAGAAGAATACAAAGCATTGTAAGGTTCGTAGCATTTGCCTAAAGCAACCGAATATATTGCCATATAGCCGCTATCACGTTTACCGTTGTTCCAATGAGAACTTTTTGTATCCATATAGTTTAAAGACTTACGGCAATCACTTGCAAAATAAAGACCGTTACCGAACATTTTTCCTGTTACAGAGGCATTCGGGTTTAAGGACAAGCCTGTCTTCATAATGCTCCACCAGTTCTCTACTTTGCTTCCGTGATAAAAGAGCTTACAGTCACGGCGAGAAATTTGATGTGTCGCTTTAAACTCTTCGTATGCTTTTCTTGTTGCTGAGTTCTCTACTTTGTAAGCGGTTACATAACGGCGGTCTACATCAAGACCACCATAATCTTTGCCCAAATGAGATAAAATCTGGTCTTCTTCTTCGTATGTAACAGGAGAAACAGAAAGACCATAAGCATCGAGAACTGTAGTATCCTTTTTCTGTGAGTTATCTTGTGAAGGCGCAACAATAGTATTCACTTGACCTTTAATGTTATCAAGCATATCACGCTCACGCTCAATAATCCTTGAAAAATCTGCACTCGTCTTTGCAAGGTAGCAACCAACATCACCCATGCGGCGAGGAATATCCACAAATAATTCTTTTAATTGTTCATTAAACCGCCAAAGAGCGACATTTGAGTCCTGTGCAATTGATATAAGAGTATTCAGGTCATTCTCTGCCTCAGATACCATCTTTGGAGTGATTTCCTGAACACCGACAGTATAGTTTACCTTAACGAACTCTCTTGCAGAAGTGATAAGTTCTTCTATAAGATTGTTTATTTTGGTGTCTTCGACTGGTTTATAGTCAAGTTCTTCGTTTTTTGCCATTGCATTAGATGCTGTTTTTACGGAATGCAAAGCTGTAACATCTTTATAGCCTTTGGCTTCCTTTACAGATTTCAGAACGTGAAATTGCTTTTCGTGCGCTTCATAGTGATGATAAGCGGGAGTGTTGCCGACACGACCATAATTCACGTCTATAGAATTATCATCGTTAAGAGTGATTTCATAATATTTGTTATGATTGTTTATTTCATCAACAAACAGAAGATAAGCATAATCTTTCATAGTTTTTACCTCTCATCGTGAGTTATAGTAGCAAAAGCGTTATCAATTATGCTATAGACATAAGAAACAACCTTATTTTTTTCTTTGTGTTCTTCAAGAACATAGTAGCTGTTGTCAAATTCGTCTTTCATAATTCGCAGATATTTTAGGAAGTGCATTTCATTACCGTCTTCACTGTCATAAAAAGCTCCCCAATCAATGTAATGCGATAAAGGGTGTTCGTTATATTGTTTTAAACACTCCCGTTGCTTTTCAGCAGGAAGCTGTTCGATAAATTGCCAATTTGTCATAAGTGTTTATTCCTTTCGTTATCTTTCAAAATTATCGTGCCTTTTTGAAGGCTTGGTGGGTGTCTTATGATAATTTTCGTTGTTATTAGAAACGAGATTACGCATTGAATAATGCGTATTGTAAGTTTTGTTACACAGTTCAAGAAACTGTGTAGCTTTTTTATACAAAACGGCTACTTCTTCATCTGTGGAATTTACAGGACGATTAAAGACGCAATAACCGCTTTTGTCATAAAAAGCAACATTGATAAACATTTTGAGCTTATCGTTGGTGTCTTTGTAGATGTCAACTGAGGTTGTTACTCCTTTCATATAATCAAGGAAATCATAAATATTATTTTTCCCGTACTGATTGTAAATACCGTAATCTTCATTTGCTCTTTCGATTAGCTCATTCCTGAGTTTATCGGTGACATTCATATTAAACCGTGCAGTCATTTTTGCTGTTGTCTTGTCATAGAAAATGTCAATATTGTCAAAAGAAATGTCACCAAACAGATACGATGCGTATTCTTTTTCAGATTTCATACCAATACAGTAATCCAACTGAAACAACCACTTGTTCAACTGCCTTTCCGTGATACGAAAGTCATCGGAATTTTGACAGTAAGTTGTATAATACATACAATCGTTTATCCAATTACGACTTATTCTGTCAACAATGTCTTTCTCCGATTCGTTACGGTTTGCCTGCACAATACCGCTATAAGCAATATGTTGACCGCTTTTATTACGAGCAAGCTCGAACACTTCATAAAGGTTCTGTAGTTCAGGAAGCCTTCTTGTTTCGCTATTATTAAATGCTTGCCGTATGATAATACCGCCATTGTCCCAAAACGATGATACATCACCGTAGTTGTGCCAATTGCACGTTGTCATAGTTTTTCCCATATTCTTCTTACCTTTCTTCCTTTGTCAAATAACATTATGTAAACAATCAATTATCCAATGTCAGCGAGATTTCTGACTTGTTTTTTAAACAATTTCTATATTTAACGAGGAATTTCCTCTTTCTGCTCTGCTTATAATTCTCTGTAAATCGTCAAGAGAATATGATTTTAATGGATTGTTCACTATGCAGAAGCCGTTCTTCTGAAAATTGCTAAACTCATCAAGTTTGCTTGTGCAAGCATAATAAAGTTTGTTGCCGTTGATGTCTTCGTAATATACCAGATATTTTTCTTCTTTTGCAGAGAGAGGCACACCGACAATTCCTTTAACATTCAGATATACATTTTTGTCATCAGGAATATCGGTATATTGTGCAACTCCATTAGGAACTGATTTATAAATATCAATTGATTTAGCGAGAGATGAATCATCAATGAGAGAGTCAATCGTATAAGCACTTCCCTGTTCACGATTTATGTTTTGCAGATACTGGTCTGCTTTACCGTAAAGAAGACTTGCCTCACTTGGTGTTATAGCCAAATAATGATTTAATTGACAATTCCCAATTTTATCTATAACATTTAACAGCAAACTGACATTAAGAGTACCGTCACTGCTTTTTGTAAAATCAATGCAAGGACTTATGTTCTTGCAAAAAGGAATATAATCAAAAGCGTTTGAACAACCCTCAATAGAATAAATAGAATATGCTTCATTAGCACGTTCCAATAGTTCAATAATAGCATTTAATTCACACTTCAGTTCAAAGCGCACAGCCCATTGTTTATTCAACTCATCATAAAAAGTCATTTCGTTTTGACAAGTAACGCTTCCGAACTCTTTCATTGTATATTCTTCCTCTTTTACCACTGCTCTATCATAACCGATTTCAGTAAGCCAATTGTTCAACTGCCTATCCGTTATTCTAAAATCATTATTTTTTTCTGTCACAGGCTTATTGCCGTATGTTTCTATGTTGGTGCAATTCTTATTTGAACGCTTATAAAGGTCGTTTGCTATATCTGCGGCATCTTCTCCGTTATGAGTAATGTAAACACCTTTAAACCCATATTTGATATTGTCTTCGTCTTTAACAACCTCAAATACTTGATAGAAATTTAAAAGTGCAGGAGCATTTTCTACTAAGTTTGAGGGATAAAGATGCTTTATCAGAACCCCACCATCATCAAATAAATTGCCGTTGCTAAATTCTTTCCAATTGCTAATTATTTCTTGCATCTTAACACTCCTTTCCGATAGAAATCGTTCTTACTTTATTTATAGTTCATTTAGCCACATAAGAAACATCACACCGATGAGTAACGTCAATTGGTTATCTATCTATGTCATATTTGCTTGATTTGCGTTCAGAAAGTGCTTTTTCTGCCGTATATTTTACAGAATCGGCATCATCTTTTTTTAGTTTGAAAAGAATGGAAGATGGCGTGTGAGGGTTATTAGCAACACAAGCACGGATTTGCCAGTCTTCGTCTTCAGAAAACACTTCGAGTATTTCTACAAAATAGGTGTTTATAGCTAAATTTAAACGTTCATCAGTTGATAAAATGCTCAAAGATTCTTTCAAACTTTGTTTGTTCATTTCTTTATCCATAATAGATTCCGTCCTTTAAAAAGAATTTTTTTGTTTCATTATATTTATAGGTCAAAAAGCAACACAACAAAATCACTTCCGTTCCAGTGGATAGGAAGTAATTCTGTTATTATCTTTCTTCTTTTCAGTTGTCTTTGCCTTTTGTAATTGATTTATGTACCATTAAGCCACATTACAAAATAACACTTCCGCTCCATTGGAACGGAAGTGTATAAGCCTTATCTTTCTTTGTTGTTCTTTACCGTTCGACCAATCTGATTATCTTTACTATCCGCAAGCGTTTCAATGGTCTTAGATGACATTTGAGGGTTATCAGCAACAGTGTTGCGAACTTCTAAATCATCATCTTCGGCAAGTTTTGCCAATGCTTCAGGTGGTGTGTTTGCGTTGAAAGCAACATTTATGCGAACGTTTGAGTGTTCATCATTTGCGAGTATTGAAAGTGTTTTCCCCAATGTATTCGGATTAGATGCAACAGCTTGCCGAATACTGTAGTCTTCTTCTGTAGCCAATTCTGCAAGTGTTTCAGGTGGTGTATTCTCGTTCCAAGCGACAGCTTTACGAACATACTTATCTTTATCTTTTGCAAGCAAAGTCAATATTTCCGCAGAAGCCTTTGCGTTATCTGCTACTTCTTTACGAACATCGGGGCTTTCGTCTTTAGCAAGTTTGGCGAGCAAACTTAGGCTTATATTGCGATTTCTTGCTACAAGCTGTCTTACACTTTCATTTTTGTCTTCAGCAAGCATTGCAAGTGCTGTATCAGGTGTGTTTAGGCTGATTGTAACCGCTTGACGAACAATGATATTTTTATTCTGTGCATATAAGGTGAGCTTTTCTGCTGATGTTTCCTTTTTTATTTCTTCAACAATCTCTTTTTGAAAGTTATCAAACCAGACGTTTAACCATAAAGACGATTTGCAATTTTCTATGAAAGAAATATAACCTTCAATAGAATCCTTCAAAATCTTTTCCAATAAGCATTCACTTACAGGACGTGTTATGCCTGCGTCCATAACAAACAAATATTCGAAATCTTCTTCACTGTTCTTTTTAACCATAATGTAGCCAACAGACTCATCAAATCCTTTATTTGCTTTGTCTTTCTTTATATATAAAACATCTTTTTTATCGAAAACCGAAGTCAATGCTTTATCAGGAATAGAAAAACCAAATAAAAGACAAGGTTCAGCAGATTTTTCAAGAACGTCTTTAGTATTGTCTTCGCAATCAAAAACATCAAAAGCAGACTTTGAAAGTGGCACTATTTTGTTAAACAAAGCGCACAACTCCTCATAACTGTGTGTACAGTCAATAAATGATTCTTTATCGCCATACAGAAGTTCGTAAACGCCTTTACTGTAATGCTTGTCGAACCAATGCCAAATATCATCTCGTGTAGTTCCTTCATTGAAGGATAGCCATTTTTCGCTTAATATCATTTCGCCATTTGCTTGTTCGTCAAAAGGAACATCATCAAGAGCCTGCCACATTTCTTCTATTATAGAGTCGCTATAACTCTTGTAATTTTCATTTGTCGTCATCGTTTTTCTCCTTATCTGTATTTGTTTTGTTTTTGTAAGCGTTCGTTCATTTTGTTTATAGCTTTTTCTGCTTTTTCTTTGTATATCTGTTGTTCATTTAAACTTAAAGGAACGTAACCCGTAAAGTCGTAAACCGCAAGGGTAGAGGCATCAAAACCATCTTCTTCTACGCCGCCTCCTTTTGAAACGTAACAACTTCCGTCATCATATTTTGGTATACCGTTGTGTAATCTTGCTTGAAGCGAAATAGTCGAACAAGGCTCTTTTGTATAGATGACATTCATCGTTAATGTCAGTTCAAACCTATTTATAAGGTCTTTGTTTCGTTCCATACAGCTATGTTCTGTTTCATTCGGAGAACCGTTATAAGAGAATATCCCAAAGCGGGAAATATAATCTTCTTTTATTTCGTCAGGAAGGTCTACAGAAAACGTATATTTCTTTTCTACAGTTCCTTCAGCGTCCTGTGTTATATCAGGACTGTCGATGGCTTTTACAGAAATCTTATCTGTAAGTAGTTTTTCTTTGTTCTTGTGATGCTCATTTACAGCCGCAAACATTTCGGATAAAGTATTAACATTGGCAAAATCTATTTGAAAATCCCTTTTGTTATCGTCACGTATGTTTTCGTTTGCCGCTTCAATAATAGATGTTTTAACTGCATCAGGTAATTCTTCCGAAGAAATAACCGCAGGTAATATGATAGAAAAATCAGTATTCCCAAAGCAGACACAGATATTAAATGAATCGGGTCGTGTAAAATCAATCTTACACTCTGCAATAACATCTTTGTTTGTTGCAAATGAAATAAGCTTATCTTTTGATTGAATGTTGTAATCGTACTTATTGCTTAATTTTTCTGCAACAATAGGGTAGTAGTCATACAAATAATCAAGCATTGTAACAAGAGTTTCTTTGCTGACGTTGATATAATTGTACAACACTACTCCGTTGGCACAACGATTGTCGTCATATACAAAAGAAAATAAATCGTTGAACGGTTTATCAAAAACTATATTTGCAAGCTGTTCCTTGCCTATTCTATATTGTTCTGAGTGAAGAACACCTTTTATCAAAGAGTCTACGCATTTATCGTAGATTTCTTGAAATTCAGCAACACTGAATTTCTTGTTTTTGTATTCGTTCAATATGTTCTGATACAACGGTTGTGGATTTTGTGCCAGTCGGTTAAACAAATCCTGTTGTACTATAATTTCGTTCATGAACTTATTTTCTGTATAATAATCGTTACGCACTTTTCCGTTTATATAGTCGGCGGTTTCTTTTACAGAATCATTTGTGTGGCTGAAAATCTCATCTTTTAGGTTTTCTTCTTCATAGTAGGCGAAAAGGTCTTCCATAGACATATTATCTTCTTTGGTTATATAGGCTTCTGCTTTATCAAGAAGTATCTTTTTACTATCTTCCGTTGTTATTTTGAGCGGTTGAACAAAACTGCCTTTTTCTGTATCTAAATATACCATTATCGTTGGCTCAAATGAACCCGTTTCAGTCTTTTTCACCCAGAGATACATATTCATAAAATTGTCATCATTGTTGATTACGTCATCATAGGATACACCTGCTTCTTTAAAAACGCCCGATTTATCACCTGCATATTTGTAAGTGTCATCATAACACCAGAGCAACCATTCCATAAAGATATTATCATCGTCATCAAGATTTAGTTCCAACTCTTCGCATTGAATATCTTTTAAAACGTCCAGTTCGGTTAATTCCTTATCAAGATTCTTTGTTTGCTTGTTGTTACAGTTCATGTGTTATCTTCCTTTCTGTCACTTTCCTGAATGAGTCTACTTCAACATTGAGAGCAAGACTGCTTCCGTTTTCCCATTTGACGTGTATCTGACCTATATCATCAACCTCGTCAACTATACCTTTAAGTCCTTTTGGCATTTGTTGTTCACCGTACATACTATCCAGTACCACAATCGAGCCTTCGGGATATAATCTACGATTTCTTTCCGCTAATTTTTCATATTTGCCTATTGACATATACAAACCGCCTTTCAAATTATGATTGCATAATATTTATAGACCATTAAGCCACATAATAAAATCACTTCCTTTCCAATGGATAGGAAGTGATTTTATGTCGTTATCTTTCCTGTTTTTGCTGAGACTTCATTCTTCGTTCTTTAAGAGCTTTATTTGCGGCTGTGCAAACTGAAGGGTATTCGTCTTTAGAGAGCATTACGAGTATATCTGTAGGCGAGTTTTTGTTCATAGCGACAGTTTTACGAACAGAACTGTCTTTGTCCTGTGAAAGTGTTACAAGGACTTCAGTGGGACTGTTTTTATTCCAAGCAACAGCGTCACGAACATCTGGATTTTCGTCTTTAGAGAGCATTACGAGTATATCTGTAGGCGTGTTCTCGTGTTTTGCTACTATATCCCGAATAAACCAGCTTTCGTCCTTGGCAAGTGTTGCAAGAATATCCGAAGACGTGTTTCGGTTTTCTGCAATCATTTGACGAACAAACTCTTCATCGTCTTGTGCAAGCACGGCGAGAATATTGATGGGAGTGTTTCCATGCTTTGCTACAGCTCGACGAATGTACCAAATATAATCCTCTGCAAGTATTGCAAGTGCTTCGACAGGCGTGTTCTTGTTGCAAGTAACAGCGTCACGAACAAGCCAGTTTTCGTCCTTTGCGAGTGTTACAAGGACTTTCTTAGGTGTGTTCTTGTTCCAAGCAACATGGTGGCGAACACCCCAATATTTGTCTTCGGCAAGCACGGTGAGTATTTCGATAGGAGTGTTTTCGTTTTCTGCCACTGCTTGACGAACATCTTCATTTTCGTCCTTTGCAAGTAATGCAAGAGTTTCAACAGATGTATTCTTATTCCAAGCAACATATTGACGAACGACTTCATCTTCGTCCTTTGCCAATGTACAAAGAACCTCTTCATCTGAAGTGTCGTGTGCCAGTACAATACGTTCTTTTACGCTCATTGACTTTATTCCCATAGTGTTTGTTTTATCCATAATTATCGACCTTTCTGAAAGATTCTAAATTTACAATTGATTTATGTGCCATTAAGCTACAGAACAAAATGCACTTCCGTTCCAATGGAGCGGAAGTAATGTCGTTATCGTTCTATATTGGTTCTACCTTTTTCTTTGCACTCTTTAAGGGCTTCCTCAGCCGTTTTGCTTACCAATACGTTTTTATCCATTGTAAGCATAATAAGCGTATTATAAGAAGTATTCGGGTTGTTTACAACAGCTCTACGAACGTCATCATCTACATCTTTTGCAAGTATAGCGAGTACATCGGCAGGTGTATTTCTGTTGTTGGCAACCGCACTACGAACATCAATATCTTCATCTTTTGCAAGCATAGCAAGCACATCAGCAGGAGTGTTTTCATTCCATGCAACGCTTATACGCACACTTTTGTGTTCGTCATTTGCGAGTATTGCAAGGATTTCCACAGGCGTGTTTTCGTTATTTGCGACAGTCACACGAACATACTCGTTATTGTCCTGTGCAAGCACAGCAAGTGTTTCAATTGGTGTACTTTTATTTCTTGCAACCGCACCACGAACACCATTATCTTCGTCTTTTGTAAGCATAGCAAGCACATCAACAGATGTATTTTTATTTATAGCAACAGCCCAACGAACACCATCATCTACATCTTTTGCAAGCATAGCAAGTATATCAACAGATGTGTTTTCGTTTAACGCAACAGTTTGACGAATCAACCAATGTTTGTCCTGTGCAAGCACAGTAAGCACTTCAGCAGATGTATTTCCGTTTGCGGCAACTGCTTTACGAACCTCATAAACATCGCTATTTGCAAGTACAGCAAGTGACTCTTTTGGTGTATTCTTATTTTTCGCAACAGCTTGACAAACCCACCATTCTTTATCACTGGCAAGCATAGCAAGTGTTTCGACACTTGTGTTTTTATTCTCTGCAACGGCACAACGAACCCAGTAGTCCTTGTCCTGTGCAAGCATAACAAGTGTTTCTACACTTGTATTTTTATTTTCAACAACCGCACAACGAACATCAATATCTACGTCTTTGGCAAGCATAGCAAGCGTATCAGCAGATGTATTTCTGTTTTCTGCAACTGCATTACGAACATCAATATCTACATCTTTCGCAAGTATATCAAGCGTATCAGCAGATGTATTTTTGTTTGCGGCAACTGCTGTACGAACCTCATAAACTTCGTCTTTTGCAAGTACAGCAAGCACATCAGCAGACGTACTTCTGTTTTCAGCAATAGCCCAACGTACCGAGTAATCCTCGTCCTGTGCAAGCACAGCAAGCAATTCTACAGGTGTGTTCTTGTTTTCTGCAACCGCACAACGAACTTCATAGTTCTCATTTTCAGCTATTGTGTTAAGCATCTCAACATCAGAAGTGCTACGAGCCAAGTCTTTAAGTTCTTTTTCAGACATTTTGCTTATCTTTGATAAAATGTTTTCTTTACTCATATTGATTTCCTTTCTACAACGAATTTGTGTTTACAATTGATTTATGTACTATTAAGCCACATTACAAAAACAACTTCCCGCCCACTGGACGGGAAGTGCCGTTGTTACTCACGATTAAATTCGCTATGCGATTTGCTTTTTTCTGAAGATTTCATTTTCACGATGAAAGCTGTATTAAGGTAAGAATGTTCTGTTTCATCGTCATACTTTTTCAGAAAATCTTTTTTAGTCAGCTTTTGATAATCACTCATCTTATCTTTATCATCAAAGAAATTTCCTGTTTCCAAAAAATAATAAGGATTGTATTCTATGCTCTGTGCTGTGTTACGCATAGTTTCAAATGTTTCCTTTGATTTTGGCATATCGTATGTTTCAAGTAAAGAAGGTGATGATTTTCCCCAGACTGAACCCACTAAACCATATACTTGGTCTACGGTATAGCCGTTATTTTCTTTTGTGTGTCCTTCTATCTGCAAGTTCCTTATGTATGACACAGGCAATACCGCATCTTTTTCAAGTGTGATTTCAAACATAGCACCGCCACCGTTCCATTCGTTATACAAACCTATTTCTGTTTGCTTTGGAAGTGATATAAAGCCTTTGCCGTCAGCAACGCTTTCTAAAAGATTGAATAAATCCTTTCCGCTTGCAGATACAAGAGCAGTAAGTTCAAACATAGACGTTGATAAGCAATAGTTTAGTTCATCAACAACGGAGTCAACAAAGGTGTTACCAGACTTAATACGGTATGAGTACGCTTTCTGAACTTCTTCTACCGTGTGTCCTTGCTGTTGTATAAGAGCCGTAAGAGCATTATCATAGCTGTCAGGGTCATTGCTCATATTGACGAACGCATCAGCTATTGCTCCCATATCAAAATTGCGTTCTTTAGGAGTGCCGAACATAAGATTGATATGGCAGTTATCAGGCAAACAACTTTCAGCACGGCAGTAAATGTTATTAAGTCCCTGCTCTTCATATAAAGTGTCAAAGCGACCATCATATTGAGATATAAGTGCTTCGTAAGTCTTTTTTAAACGCTCAGGTATATAGCTTTCGATTATTTCTCTAAACCCATTGAGTGAACACTCTGCTAAATCGTATTCGTTGTCTACTGTAATTAGTAAGCAATCTTCAAAAGAATTATAATATTCACGGTGATTTGTATATTCATTGAAAGCTTTTAAAACCGTGTCTTCATCAATTGAAAGAAGGTCATCGAATATGTATATGTTGTTTTCGTCTGTGATGTCTTCTATCGTATCTTTTATGATTTGCTTTACTTCATTTATTTGCTTATAAGCATCTGTCCTTATTGCGTTAAGCAAAGCGTTTGACACTTGCTCTTTATCAGTTCTATTCGTTATTAGACCGTTTGAAACAAGAATGTCTAAATCTTCTTTATCAAGAGTTACATCGACAGTTAAGCCCCTTTCATTTTCAACTCCATTAAGCTCATCAGCTACGTTTTGTAACTTTTCCTTTATACTTTCAGCGTCTTCTATGAGCGTTTTAATATCATTGGGTATACCGTGAGTACCACGATTTTCGATGTACAAAGAAGCGTGTTCATCAGCATCAAAAAAGTCTGCATAGTTTTCAAATTCTCTGATAAAAGAAGCATCATCGGTAATATCGTACAATGAAAAATTGAAGTCTTCTCCTGCATCTGAATAGAACTGTAGGTCAATTTCGTACTCATTTTCGTAGGAATCGCTGATACCGCATAAAATTTGAATATCGTTTTTTTCAAGTAAATCTATGATTCTTTCGCTTATTACGAAATTCTTTTTGTTTTCCATATTGTTACCTCTTTACCTTTCCTGAGTTTCCCTTTTCTTTGTTTGACGGCGGCTGTTTGCAATGGCGGCGTATTCTTTCATAGAAGTAAGTTTTCCTTCATACATTTTGACACTTCCGTTTTCTGTGCTTTTACCAGTAAGAATCAATAAGTCTTGCCACCGCTGAAATGAACTGTTCCATATCGGATAAGTGATTTTTGGTTCGCTTTTTGCTAAATGTTCTTTATCCTCATACTGAACTTCATATAAAAAATACTTATTTTTTGTTTCTTTGATTGTGTTAAGAATTGCATTTGCCGCTTTTGCAACATCTGAATAAACATCAATCTTAAAGTTTTGTGCATCTGGATAATAACCCACTTCGTAACGGTATATCATCTATATCTTCACCTTTCGACTTGTGATTTTTTTCTTATTGCTTTTTGAGCTTCTTGCCACGAACCGTATTTTTCAATAGTGCTTGCGATTGTAGCCATATCAGATTCGTAGTTCATATATCTGCCCCAAATATAAGAACAATCAAGAGAGAAGTGCTTTTTGAAATTTTCTTCACTTGTATAGCGCACTTCTGCAACTGATACATCTGGGAATTGTTGCTCATCAGCACAGAATTTTTTAACATAATCAAATGCTTTCTGTACTGACGAAAATTGTTTTTCATAACGACTGGCAAGTAGTTTGTCTATGCCGCTGACTTCATAAATATATATCATATTATTCACGCTCCGTTCGACTTTTAATACGTTTGCCGTTGTTTTGCGTATAACGGTTTGCGTATGTATAGTAGTGGAGAAGTGCTTCTGCATCTTTTTCTTCGCTTATGTCAAGTTCGTGTGAACCAACAAATGGCTTTGAAATATGTTTAGTATCTCCTACAATTTCAAGATTACCGCTTGAAAAATCATAGTTATAGGTGAGGTCTTGAAGTTTGCCTTTATCAATATAGTTTTGTATTACTTTCATGTATGGCACAATGACCTCATTTGAAACCTGAGACAACGAACAATTTGAAGCTATTTTTTGTATATCCAACATAGAAGTATTTTTTAATTTAAAAACCAAAGTAGTTTTTATTACATCTCTTATACAATTGAGTTGGTCTTTGTCAAGCAGATTGTCAAAATTCTTCATTGCGTGTTTCATAAGGGAATTTGTCAATGCGTTTAATGCACCATAACTCAATAAACCTCTACTGTATTTCATTTCATAGTTTACAGCACTGTTCTTGAAATGAAAACTGCCAACGCCGCTTTCTGTATCATAAGATACAGAATAATTTTTTGTTATATCGTTAGATAGGAACGCTTTATTCAGCGATTGTAATATTGCTTCACTCAAAAATCTATAGCTATTTTTAAAGCTATCAAAATTAGCTTGAAATTCGTTTAATATGCCTATTTCTTTTGCTATATCTTTTGCGTTTTGAAGATTGACAACGTTTGAAAGCTGAACATTGCATACACGTTCATAATCACTGATGAATGCAACTTCTTCAAGCTCTGCACGATGTTCTTCAATAAATTTGTTTAGGCTCTCAATATAGTCATTCCATTGACCTATTGATGTGTTATATGAAACGTTAGAAATGCCGTAAGAACAAGCTTCTTCTTGTAAGTCTTCCACATAACTGTCATTGATATATGTATCCAATGCCTCTATTACGGAATCCGCAGAAGATTCTTCAAATATTTCATCATCGTATGACCGTGCATAGTCACTAATCTCGTTGTCATATAACCGATACTTCTCGTTTTCACACGGTTCAAGAGAAAACTGGAGATTGTTAAGAATATCTAACATTATTTCTTCGTCACATCTGCCAGTAGTGATAAAGTTCTTATTGTCTTTCATAATAAAGTTCCTTTCTGAAAAGAATTTGCGTTTACTTTAATTTATAGTTCAAAAACGTTATTCGTTTTGCTTTTTTCTTTACGAGCATTGAGCATTTTATTTGCAGTTATTCTCACATTCCTATCCTCGTCTTTAGATAGTAATGCAAGTGCTTCATTTGGTGTCTTTTCGTTCCTTACGACTGCCTCACGAACCCACACCACGTTATCATGAGCAAGCATTGCAAGTGTTTCAGCAGATGTCATTTCACTTTTTGCTACATCAATACGAATGTCAGAATCAACATCTTTTGCAAGTAATGCCAGAACTTTAGCAGGTGTGTTTTCGTTATGAACTACAGTTTTACGAACCGAATATTCTTCATCTACAGCAAGTAATGCAAGAATCTCAGCAGGTGTGTTTAAGTTATAAGCTACAGCTTTACGAACCGAATATTCTTCATCTACAGCAAGTAACGCAAGAATCTCAATAGGTGTATTTTTATTCCTCGCTATTGTTTCACGAACATATACGCTTTCATCTTTAGCAAGCATTGCAAAGACTTCAGTGGGTGTGTTCTTGTTATAAGCGACAACGGCACGGACATCATCGTCTTCATCAGTAGCAAGTTGAATTACGGATTTTACAGGTGTATTATTATTAAGAGCTACTATTTTGCGAACGTGAAAGTCCACGTCATAAATTAGTGCTTGCAATAATTTCACAGGTGTTTTTTCATTCCATGCTATTGTTTCACGAACACGCCAGTCGCTATCAACAGCAAGCTGAGATAATATTTCTATTGGTGTGTTACTCATACCCGCAACCACTCTACGCACTCGCCAGTCGCTATCTACGGCAAGCTTTGACAATACTTCTATTGGCGTGTTTTTGTTTCTGGCAACCGCCTCACGAACATTCCGCTCTGTGTCATGAGCAAGTTCCGATAATATTTTAGGCGGTGTGCTTTTGTTTTCAGCAACCATTGCACGTATAATAGTTTCGTCTTTTGCAAGTGCAGAAAGCAACTCCACTGATGTTTCATTATGTGATGCTAAATTGTACTTTTCTTCAAAAGTGAGCTTTTTTATGTCTGTAATCTTCATGTTTCTGTCCTTTCTGAAAAGAATTTGTTTTTACAATTGATTTATGTATCATTAAGCCACATTACAAAAAAAGCACTTCCGCTCCATTGGAACGGAAGTGACTGAATTATAGCTGTAATGTGTCTATACTGTGCTTGCATTGCTGTTTTGCTTTATGTTCTTTACCCTGTTCATGATTCTCTAAGAACAGGTCGGATATATCTTTAAAGCTAAAGCTGTCTACAAAGAACGCTTTTTCAGAGTCATCGCTTTTATGTACGAGAATAACATCTGATAAAGATAAGCTATGTCCTTTAAAATTGCTCGGCAGATTGCCTGAAGTAAAGCGTGAATACAAGTTTTCTAAGAAATCGTTGTTTATTTCTTGCTGAGAATCTATAGGTTCTTTGTATACACAATTAAAAGCACTTGATTTTAATGATTCCGCTGTTTGGTGCGTAAAATCAAAAAAGCGACTGCCTCTACCTTTCATCTGATAAACTTCAAAGTATGAATCATATTCCGCTGTTTCTTCTTGCTCAGGCTGATTACGCTCTAAATAAGTCTTTTCAACACATTGGAGCGCATTCAAATAATGTTGTGCGCTTACCACATCTCCCAAACAATCGTTGAAGTATGGAGCGGTACAAACTTCAGCATCAAAGTAATTTATCAAAGAAGAATAATCTTTCTTTTGCAAAAGTGCGTTTATAAGCTGAGTAGTAGTATATCTGTCTTTGTTATTGTCAACAAACGGTAAGACATCATTACCCTTATAATCATATTCGCCTCTTTCATAAAGATATTGCTCAATTGCGTCTGCGAAAGAATGCGTATTATTGAAGTCAACTGTAGCACAAACAGTAACAATGTCATAGTTGTCTTTGGAAAGAGGGTATTTGCTTTTGTTTAAAGCATCTATGATAGGTTTTACTATTTGCTCAGTTTCTCTGTTTTTGTCATACTGAGGGAACATTATGTCATATAACGGACTTGCAAAATCTATTTGTATTGCATCTATATCATCGCCGCTTCTGTCTTCGAGATAGGTTACATTAAAAGTTAATTCATCGTGATACAACGGTGAATTTCCTAATGCAGAATAATATTCCTCTGCAACATCATAGCCGTTATCGTTAAAGGCTTTTGATTGAATAATTACAGAATAGCCATAAATTGAAGGCTCACGATAATAGTCTATTTCTTCATCGCAGAACTCTTCATAACTTGAATATATCATACCGTTTATTCCGTATTCTTCTATGTACTCTTCAAAAGTCATATCAGCGGTTTCTTCTGAATTTTCATAAAGAGCTTCGGCATTTGCCATATCAAGTTCAGAGCAGTGGCTATCCAACCATTCTTTTTTGTACTCAATGTAACTGAGAATGTTATTGTATTCGGCATAAAGCTTTTCCGTTGTAACATTTTCGGCAGGCTTAAACAAGTCGTCTGCAACTTTTTCAACCAGATGCGAGGTTTCTTTGTGCTTACTTAATTCATCACATACAGATATGATAGTAACATCTTTTTCGTTTAACATTTTATTACCTCTCTATAAATTTAGGTTTAATAGGTTTTGTCAGTTTTTTCTCTTCCTCTTGCTCAGAAGGACGTTCATGGACGTGATGTGCTAATATTGGTGCTTTTTGAATTTGTTTTATGATATAATCACAAATGCCGTCAATATCGTTTCTTTCACGAACAACGAACGGTACACGGTTGTCTACCAATGTGTTTTTAACTTCTTTATCTATCTGAGTGCTTTCTTCGAGTGAGTGAACCCGACCTTCTTTTTCGTATGGTATCGAAAGGTCACGAACCAATAATATATTGATGTTGTTGTAATCATAGTACATATCGCTTATCGCTTCTTTAAATTCATGCAAGGACTGGCTATCACCTTTTTTAGCATAGACACCGTACATGAGCAAGGGACTGTCGGTTACGGATAAATGTACACTTTTATACATCATATCTATTTTTTCTTTTTGTTCTTTAAACAGACTGATTTGATTTTCTATAGAACCATCAAGCAAGTAGGATTCGCCGTTATAAATATGAAGTTTTGCTGTTTCGTTTATGTAGTCAGCGTTTAAACCCATCTTTTTTAATTCGGCAGTTATGAGCATTGCTGTGGTGCTTTTACCGATGCCTGCGCCGCCGTAAAAATTAATCAAAAAAGGTTTTGACGTATCAATGTCTTCCAGATTTACTCGCTTTAACAATCCTCTTTGTTGTAGATTCGTCTTTGTGAAATAGCCGATTTTATCAGCAAAATTAGCAGTCGCCGCTATTATCGGTATAATCTTTTTGCACTGTGTGTTATCTGTTGCAAAAAAATCATCGCCATTTCTTGCAATATCAAACGCTTCCTTAAAGAAAGGTATCTGATTATGTTTTACGAACTCGTTGGCAAAATGCAGAGCAGAGAAGTTGGCTGAAGGAATATATGTATTAAGTATGTCGGGTAAGTTATTTTCAACGATTTTGTTTAATCCCATCAAATCCAAGTCGTAACATTTTGCTTCCTGTTTTTGAACAAGGCAACCCTCGTTATTATATTTTAAAAATTCAGAAAGATATGACGCAGTTTTTGCATTTATCACGCCAAACAATTTGTTTTTTGCAATATTAAGTGTTTCTGTTTTTGACGAGAGAACCATATCATTTGAACTATGTTCCTGCAAGCCTTTACGAAAAAAGCCAAATTTGTCTGTAAGAAACTCTACGGCATTTTCTATAACGTATTTACTTGTTTCTCCGTGTAACGAATACGAAATAGTTTTAAATGACGATTCCGCTTCAGCAGGAATATCCCATTGAAAGTTATATAAAGATTCCATATTTTTTACCTTTCCGTAGCCATTCTTTCAGCCGCTAAACGCTTTTGATTTGCTTTTGAGTTGTATTCTCTACAACCTTCAAAAATGTTATCGGCTGTTTTTACATCTCTGCTGTATTTACAATCAGTTAAGGTGGAACAGTAACTAAAAGCATTCGCATCAATTTCTTTAACAGAAGAGGGAAGAACAATTTTCTTTAATGAACGGCATTCTTCAAATGTGCTTTCTCTTATTTTTTCAATTGCAGTATTTGAAATATCTGCTTTCTGTAAACCTTCACAATACATAAAGCATTGTTTACCGATGGAAGTAACTGTGTCGGGGAGTACGAGTTCTTTTAATTTTGCACAATAATAGAATGCTTCGTCACCAATTTTTTCAATGGAAGTGAAATCAAGGTTTATATCCTTCAATTTTTCACAGCAATAGAATGCTTTATTACCGATTTTTTTGAGGTCAGGAGCTGTAAGCACCACTTTTTCAAGTTTTTCACAGTTATAAAAGGCGTTTTCTCCTATTTCCTTTATAGAAAAGGGAAGTATAACCTTTTTAAGAGACAAGCAGTTTTCGAAAGCGTAGTTCGGTATCTTTGTGATTTGAGATTTTGATAAATCTATTTCCTCTAACTGAGTGCAATTACTGAAACAGTAAACACCAACCTCTGAAAGTGTTTGAGGAATTTGTACGTTTTGTAGCTTTCGGCAATGGCTAAATGCGAAATCGTTGAGATGTGTGATTCCTTCTTGAATATCATAAGAAGTCACATCGTAACTCACATTACATAAAGACATTTGCATCGGAATTGTAATACTCATATTTTTTTCCTTTCTTCTTATAACTGCCTCATAAAATTTGTGAGACGGTTAAAATTTGTTTTATACGCTATGTGCGCTCTTATAAAAGTAATGGTTCATTCAACCACATTAGGAACAGTTATGTCAGAACAATTGTCTGGTTATCTTTCTTTATTGGTGTTGGCTTTCAATGCACGTTCTTTAAGAACTTCTTTTGCTTTTTCTCTTATTTCTACCGCCTTGACCTTTGAAAGCATAAGAAGCGTATTATAAGAAGTATTCGGGTTATTTACAACTGCTTTGCGAACACCATAATCTCTATCACCTGCAAGTTTTACAAGTGCTTCTTTTGGCGTATTCTTATTTCCTGCAACATTTTGACGAACACCCAAATCGCAATCATCTGCAAGTACAGCAAGTGTTTCTTTTGGTGTATTCTCATTTTTGGCAACAGTTTGACGAACCAACCAATGTTTGTCCTGTGCAAGCACAGAGAGTAGTTCAATGGGAGTGTTGATGTTTCCTGCAACGGCACTACGAACACGCCCGTCCTTGTCCTGTGCAAGTACGGCAAGTGCTTCTTTTGGTGTATTCTCATTTTTTGCAACAGTTTGACGAACAAACCGATGTTCGTCCTGCGCAAGCACAGAGAGTAGTTCAATGGGAGTGTTGATGTTTCCTGCAACGACACTACGAACCCACCAAGTTTTATCACTGCCAAGCATAACAAGTACATCGACAGACGTATTTCTGTTGTTGGCAACAGCTATACGGACATCACCATCTTTGTCTTTTGCAAGCATTGTGAGTATATTGGCAGGTGTATTTCCGTTTGCGGCAACTGCTGTACGAACATCATAATCTTCGTCTTTTGCAAGCACAGCAAGCAGTTCTACAGGTGTGTTCTTGCTTTCTGCAACCGTACAACGAACTTCATAGTTCGCATTTACAGCCAATATATTAAGTATCTCAACATCAGAAGTGTTCCAAGCTAAGTCTATAAGCTCTTCTTCAGACATTTTGCTTATCTTTGATAAAATGTTTTCGTTATTCATATTGTTACGTCCTTTCTATAACGAATTTGTGTTTACAATTGATTTATGGTTCATTAAGCCACATAGCAAAAAACACTTCCGTTCCAGTGGAGCAGAAGTGTTTTTGCTTATTTCACCATATCACATTTATTCTTCACTTTGCGCTCAGAGAGTGCTTGCGTTGCCGCTTCTCTGACATAGGAACATTCGTCTTGTGTAAGTGCCGTGAGCGTTTCAAATGGTGTGTTTTTATTCCGTGCTACGGCATACCGAACACTATAGTTACTATCTAAAGCAAGTTTTGCAAGCGTTTCAAGTGATGTTTTTTGATGGCTTGCAACATTATAACGAATATTAGCGTTTTTATCGTTAGAGAGTATTGCAAGAGTATGTGAAGAAATGTTTTGATTATGTACAACCGATTCACGAACACCATAATCATCGTCTTTTGCAAGGTTTGAGAGAACTTCTTCAGGTGCATTCTTATTGCTTGCAACAGCTTTGCGAACCCGCCAGTCTATATCCTTTGCAAGTACAGCAAGTGCTTCTTTTGGTGTATTCTCATTTCTTGCGACAGCTTGACGAATCCACGCTTCTTTATCACTGGCAAGCATAGCAAGAGTTTCTGCTTTTGTATTTTTATTTATGCCAACAGCACTACGAACACGCCAGCTTTTATCACGAGCAAGGTCAGACAAAGCTTTTGCGGGTGTATTTTCATTTAAAGCAACAAATTGACGAACTTCTTCTCTGGTGTCAGTCGCTAATATACATAATGTCTCTTCATCTGCTGTTTGATTGGCTAAAGACAAACGTTTGTCTAAATCCATTGATTTTATTGCTTCAAGTTTTGTTTTTTTCATTACAACTTTAACCTTCCTTAAAAGAGTTTTGTTTGTGGTTATTTTTCTATACCACATTTGCCTTTTATTAAACGTTCTTTAAGAACGTTTTCAGCCTTTTCAGATACTCGCAAATTTTCATCATCAGCAAGTGTTTCAAGTGCATTGAGAGGAGTATTAGAGTTTCCTGCAACGGCAAAACGAATCCACACTTCTTTATCACTGGCAAGCATAGCAAGCACATCAATAGATGTATTTTCGTTTGCGGCAACCTCACTACGAACACACTCTTCCTCGTCCTGTGCAAGTACAGTAAGTGCTTCTTTTGGCGTATTCTCATTTCTTGCAACAGCATACCGAACACGCCATTCATCATCTTTTGCAAGAAATGCGAGTATTTCAGCAGGAACATTAGGATTGGAAGCAACGTAATGACGATTAATAGAGTTTTCATCTTTTGCAAGTTTTAAGAAAACTTTTTCAGGCGCATTCTTGTTCCGTGCAACTGCTCCACGCACAAATTTGGCTGTATCTTCCGTAAGTAATTCAAGTGTTTCAGGTAATGCGTTTGGATTAGAAGCAACGGCTTCACGTACCCACTCTTTTTTATCTTTTGCAAGCATAGCAAGAGTTTCTTCTTTTGTGTTTTTATTTTCGCCAACAGCCATACGAACATCTTCGTCTATATCGTTTGCCAACTTTGCTAAAGTCTTTGCAAAAGTATTTCCGTTCTCCGCAACAGCTCTACGGACTACCGAATCACAATCGTTCACAAGTGTGTCTAACACTTCTGAAGGTGTACCGCTATGCCATGCAACCAATACACGAATCCGTCTGTCTTTATCGGTTGCAAGTGCCGCAAGAAATTCAGGAGAGGCTTGTACGTCATTTACCAAAGCTACTTTGGCTTCATAAGGTAATTTGCTTATATCCATTGTAATGTTCATATTGTTTCGTCCTTTCTAAAACGAATTTGTGTTTACATTTGATTTATGTATCAATAAGCCACATTACGAAAAGCACTTCCGTTCCATTGGAGCGGAAGTGGCAATGATGTTATTTTTCTATATTACATTTGGCGTTTGCTTTGCGTCCTTCAAGAGCTTTCCTTGCTGTGATGCTTACATAAAACCTTTCGTCTTGTGTAAGTTGAACAAGTGTGTCAGACGGTGTATTCTTATTTCGCACTACAGCCGCACGAACATCTGAACTTATGTCCTCAGCAAGTTTTATAAGCAAAGCAATAGGTGTATGCTCATTTTCTGCGACCGCCTCACGAACCTCATAATCTTCATCATCAGCAAGAAATTCAAGTATTTCAGTTATTGTGTTTGGATTAGAAGCAACAACCTCACGAACATATACATTTTCATCTTTTGCAAGTGCCGATAATATTGTAGACGGCGTTTTTATATTAGTTGCAACCTCATAACGAATATAGTCATCTTCATCTTGTTCAAACATTGAAAGCACTTCAACAGATGTGTTTCTGTTTCCTGCTACGCCCATACGAACCCACCAGTCTTTGTCTTTTGCCAAAAAATCAAGAACTTCTACAGGTGTGTTTTCATTCCTTGCTACTATTTTACGAATCCGTGGGTCTTTATCGGTTGCAAGAGCCGCAAGAAGTTCAGGAGAGGTTTGTTCGTCTTTAGCCAATGCTCTTTTTGTTTCATAAGATAATTTGCTTAAATTCATTGTTATGTTCATATTGTTTATCCTTTCTGAAAGCAAATTGTTTTTTACATTTGAATTATGTATCAATAAGCCGCATTACAAAAAAGCACTTCCGTTCCAGTGGAGCGGAAGTGCTGATGATGTTATTTTTCTATATGGCTTTTATTTTTTGATAAACGTTCTTTGAGGATTTCTTCAGCCCTTTTGCTTACCTGCTCGTCTGCATCTTTTGAAAGCATTATAAGTGTGTTATAAGACGTATTTGGGTTTGTTGTAATCGTATAACGAATATCAGCTTCTTCGTCTTCAGCAAGTTTAGCCAGTATTTCAGCAGGAGCTTTTTCGTTCCTTACAACAGCCCATCGAACAAAGGTATCTTTATCATTAGCAAGCTGAAATAATATTTCGAGCGGTGTATTGCTATTTGAAGCAACAGCCTCACGAATACTTCCGTTATTGTCTTTTGAGAACATAACAAGTGTTTCAATTGGTGCATTTTTGTTGCCCGCAACCACATGACGAACCTCATAATTTTCATCATTTGCAAGCATTGCAAGTGTTTCAGCAGACGTGTTTCTATTTCCTGCTACACCCATACGAACCCACCAATTTTCATCTTTCGCAAATATTGCAAGTCTTTCGTTACTTACATTCGGATTAGATGCAACAGCCGCACGAATATACTCGTCTTTTTCCTGTGCAAGCATAGCGAGTATGTCAGCAGGAGTGTTTTCGTTCCTTGCAACAGCCGCACGAATATACTTGTCATTTTCCCGTGCAAGCATAGCGAGTATGTCAGCAGGTGTATTTTCGTTTTTTGCTACTGCTTCACGTATATGAGGGTCTATATCCTTTGCAAGAACGGCAAGTGTTTCTGCGGGTGTTCCTTCGTCCATTGCTAAATCAATTTTTTCCTCATAAGAGGGGTTATATAATGTTTCTGCCGTCATTTAAGTTTCCTTTCTTGAATCAGATTATCTTGATATATCGTTTTTCTGCTTAGACTTGCCACCAATTTCTTTCTGTAGTGAGTTAAGCAATGAAGTAATATCAGATACCGATTTTTCAAGTAAATTCTTATAAAGAATATTCTTTTCACCGAATTGTTCAAAAATTGCATCTCCGCTTTTACCCATAATATTTGTCATATTTGCGTCAGGAGAATTTATTGTATTGATTGCTTTAACAGGTATGCCTTTCCATTGCTTCAGATTTTCTTTATAGTCATCTATCAGTATAGAATACTCAGCATTACCTTTCACAAAGTTGTTTTTATCTGCTCCTAACGGACAAAAGAATATGTTTTCAGGGGGTATGAAAGAGCAGTGTTCGCTTAACCAATCCCATTTATCTTTAATCGTATAGCGGTCTGCGGCACTGATTACGCAAACATCATAGCCTTTTTCGTGAAGCGTTCTCGCTACATCTATCATAAAAGGGTGTGGCTCGATTGTACGGAAGTAATGTTTATTAGGGTCAAGAACTTCATCGGGATATACAAAACCTCTTGCGTTCTGATACCAATATCCTAAAGTTCCGTCTATATCAAAATAAACAGAAGGTTTGTTTTCCTTTTTAGCATCGCATCTTTCGAACGAATCCCATTCTTCACGGCTGAAACTTTCGTAGGTGTTTAAAACGGCACAATCTGAAGAATCCCATAAGACTGTGTTTGACCGTTTTAAAGATATACGGCACGGTTCAAAATGTATTGATTGTGCTTTCTTGGCTTCTTCGTAGGCTTTTTCCCATGATGAGTGTTCAGAGAAATACTTACCCATTGTAACTACATACATAAAATCACTTCCTTTTTATCCGAAACAGTCTTTACATATCACGGTAATTATTACGATTGGATTTGCTTTGCTGTTCATCTTCTTCTTTTTCTTCCTCAGTTTGTAAACCGCTATCTCTTTCGATAGTTCCTAAGTCATCAAATTCTTCAAGCTGAACGTTGCCGCCTACTCTCGAAGGGTCTGTAGTGGTATGTCGGGGTGCTTCGTTATGTATAACTTCATTGCCATTTTTTACTTTGGACGCAAATTCTTGTGATAAATCAAGATTTGCCGCTATTTCTTCAGCAGGAATACTGATTGCCATAACATATCCGTCATTGCTTTCAACAATCTGTAATGGTTTGTTCTTACTCTGTTCATTTTTAAGCTGTTCACGAACAAAATCAAAAATGTCCGTTGTTTTGCCGCTTATCTTTTCAGCTTCAAGCATATTATGGATTGTTCCGTTGACACGCATAGTGTCTGCTACAGTAGTTTCAGGCATCTGGTCTGCCATTGAAAGAAATTCCTGTGTAAGCATCGGATTGCCGCAAATAACCGTATTAATAGATTCTTCAACTCTCTGTTTATCTTCTACAGTTTTCTTATTGGTGCTTTCACTGTACACCTTGTCAAGAAAATCCTTGTTATTCACATCGGTCACGTCTAACAGGGTAGACAGATAGCTGTTTTTGTTCATAAGGCTATCAACCGAGCCGTCTTGATTAAGCACAGCACAAGCGGCAATATAATCAATGGATTCCTGAGTCTGAGTAAAGAATTTGCGAGCGTCAGAAATGTCGGTCATAGCAAGAGCCTGTTCTTCGGTGGGATTGTTGAAATCATCAATTGTTTCAAGTATCTGCTTGTCCTCTTCGTACTTTGTAAGAAGTTCCGAAATTGTTAAGTTTTCAATGCTCATATTAAAATACTCCTTTTATTTTTTTTTGGCGTTATGCCAACATAAGCCCTATTTTAATTGATACGCCTATAAGCAGGCATAAGATAATGTTAAGCCAAGTAAAACGTATTGCTTCTTTACTTCCTGAAAGAATTTCACCTAATCGCAAACGTTTTATACCGAACATTACAGGCACACCTACAGGGTTAAATAAATCAAGATATATATGCGAAATACCCCCGATAAACAATCCTATCAGATAAGGGAAATATATATATGAAAGTGCAAGACCGCATATATAAATAAAGGGGTCGTGAAGGATTCCACGATGATATTTTCCTTTTTTCCCGAACAAACCGCCTAACTTACCAATATAAGTGCTTATTGGTCTTGATAGTCTTCCTATGTAACTTTTAGGATTATCCATATCAGGCATTACGCCACCAAGAATACCGCCTAAAATCAGAAGGGAAGTGGTTTCAGGTGAACAAGTTATGTTTGGTAATACTACACTTAGCTTTTCAAGATTTATCGCCACCATAGTGCTTACAGTCGCACCAAAAATAAAGTGACAATTACCGTTCATACGTTAAATTTTTTCCTTTTGTAACATCGTCTATTGCACGGCAAGTTGCGCCGTTACGTTCAAGGAACTCAGCCAACTGCATAATATGCCAACAATTACCGCTTATTTCAAGGTGGTAATCATCTAAATATTTGCATTTATACGTTGTTTCTTTACCTGTGCAATCTGTTATCGCAACGCTTCCACCATCGGGAACATTAAATAATGTTTTATAATGAGTGTCTACAAAACGTATTTCTTTGTTCATCGTTTTTTCCTTTCATTGTACTTCCTTCCCAGTGGAACGGAAGTGATTACATATTTTCCTTTGAAAAGGCAGAACTGCTTGTGGTAGTCCTGCCAATTCAAAAGAAATAGGAGAAAAGTATGTCACACTTGTCGTACTCTTAGTTAATTACCAAGCAGAATCCTGCTTTTCTTTGGTTTCTTCAATATCTTCGTCATCATCGTCATCTGTAACAGCCTCAACATCTGCTGACACCGTAGCTAATGATTCCTCATTTGATGACGACTGAGCAGAACTTTCATCTGCTTTTGTTTCTGCAATGAGCGTAACAATGTCTTCATTTTCGATAGCCTTCAGAAGTATTTCAACCGAAATATCCTTCTTGCTTGCAAGCTGTGCGAGAAGTTCAAGTTTTTCGCTCTGTTCTTGTTTTCTTAAAGAAGCAATTTTCTTTTCACAATTCTGTACTTCTTTTTTTGCCTCTTGTAGTTTCTTCTTTAACTCCGATAAGCGAGTTTCTTCAGCTTCGATAAGCTCTTGTGTCTTTTTTGCCATGTTAATGTATCCTTCCTGAACTTTAAATTTTGTGAAGAAATGCGTTTGGATAACGCTTTGACTTCAATATATAAGATATATGGTTCGTTAAACCACATAGCACTTATCTTTCTTTTTGGGGAGTTCTTGTTTTCTGCTTAGGTATATCCCAACCGTGAACAGCGGCTATTTTATCGCCTAAACGGTCAGTGAGCCTTACAATATCCGCTCTTGTGGCGTTACCGCAATAAATTTTATCTTTTAGATTTTCTATCTGCTGTTGAGTAGCAGAAGGTTTGAAAGACCTGAACAAGTAGTGATTTGTACCGTCATGATGCGTTTCATCAGCTCTTAAATCGCCACGTTCGTCAAGGTAAATATCTAAGTAAGATTCACATCTTAGCTGTGCTTCCAAGCAGTCTGCGATATTACCGCTTTCGATTACACGGTAGCCCGTGCTTCTGCCGTCCCATCTGCCTATGTCTGCTACTAACAAAATGCTTCCTTCGCATTTTATGTTTAAATTAGCCCTTTCGTCATTGAGATATTCGTCATTGGTTTCTACCGCTATATCGTAAAGTTCATCTTCACTGAGGTCAGGATAATTTTCTTTTAAATCATCTTCCCAATCTTCAAAGTTGATTGTACTGCTCCAGATTATATGTTTTTTCATATTAGTCACCCTCTTTAATTTCTTTGCCTTCGTAATTGCGGCGTATGTTCTTTTCAAACGTTTCTTCATCGTAACCTTCAATCATCGTTACAATGAGTTCTGTTATGTTTTCTTCAAGATGCTCTTTAATAAATTCGGTGTAAGAATTTAACCTTTCTTTCATAAGCTCAGTTTCAAGCTTTCCCATACTTCGCTGACTACAATAATCGTCAATGATGTCTTCATTATCGAGGCATCGCAGAACATATCGAATGTCTGAAATGGATTGTGCGTCATCTTTTTCAAGGTTTTTTTCATTATAAATGTCTGGATTAAAAAAACTCATATTTTTCTCCTTTTGCGTGAGTCAAATGCTTCTGAAATATTTATGGGTCAATAAGCCACATAACTAAAAATTTATTTCGGATTGTACGATTTTTTTATTTTCTTTTTTTCTTATAACACTATTTGCCGCTTCTTTAACGAAATTATTTTCATCTTTTGATAAAAATAAAAGAATTTTATCGCTGACTTTAGGATTTTTACAAACTTGCTCTCTGACGTAATAGATTTCGTCTTTTGCAAGGTTGTTCATTGTATTTGCATCAATGTGAGGATTTCTACTTACACATTCTCTTACAAGAGAGCTTTCATCTTTTCCTAACCATCTCAGCGTTTTTGCGTCAGTGTTTCTGTTAGAAGCAACCCTTGCACGAACACGCCAGAATATATCTTTTGAAAGTTTATCAAGAACAGATGCGTTTGTTGCGGTGTTTCCTGCTACCGTTTCCCTGATTCTGCAATCGCCGTCATTTGCCAATACAAACAATGTATCTTCATCTTTGCTTTCTGATGCAAGTGAAAGTTTCTTTTCAAAGCTTATTTCAAAATTCATAATAAGCACCTTCCTTTCTGTTATATCTATAGTTCATTAACCCACATTACAAAAAAATAATAAGAAACGGTTGACAATAGTGCTATAAAATGTTACAATACTGTTGTAGTAAAAAACTACAATCAAAGGAGTGAGAATTTTTATAAATGCGTTTTTAAAATATCTTGAACATTTGGGATATTTTTATGGTGTTCCAAAAGGTTTAACAAAGATATTAAATGATTTGTTTCTTATAGCGATTGAAGATAAGAAAACGGGAAAAAATTATCTGATAGTGAATAAAGCGGTAAAGGAACAAATAGCAAAGAAAAATGATGTCTCGCTAACACGAGTCAATCACGCTATAACAACATACGTTAAGATAGGCTACCTACAGAGGGAAAAGATAGGTGCTTACACGTTTAACGTAGAATTGTTTGGATATTATCGGCAACGGGAAATGCTGATAAAAAGCAAAGAACTTAAAGTATGCTACGGCTATGGGAAAAAGTCTGTACAAATAGTTCTTTGACCCGTCAAAAGGGAACATATAAAGACGTAATCTTGCTGTAAAGCAAGGATAGAGAAAAGGGGTAATTTAATAATGTTTTATAAATATAAGAGAAATCTGCTCAGAGCGATTATCTATGCGATACTGACAGTCGTATGTACCATTCTTGCGTTTGGTTACAATACAACGATGTCGGTATTTGCTGTGATATTCGCTCTTCTTTTTTTGTTTTATCTGTGGCTCTATTTTAAAACCCGAAAAGAAGAACCTTCTAAAGCAGAACAGCTTCTTACAAAAAAGAAAAAGTCTGCGAAAGAGAGACACGAGGAAAAGAAGGAACTTAAAGAGAAGTATATAAACTTTATCAAAGAAATTGAAGATGACGACTTCGATTACGGCGATGAAAATGATGAATAAAACGTAACAAGAAAATGAAGGGAACGAATAATGGGAAAAACAATTATTATAACGGAAAAACCGTCTGTGGCACAGGAATATAAAAAAGTTCTACAGGTCAACGGCGGTAAAAATGACGGTTATATAGAAGGACACTCGAATGTAATCAATTGTGATGTAATAATCACATGGGCTGTCGGACACCTTATTGCAATAGCTGAACCAAAGGAATACAACGAGAAATGGGAAAAATGGGACAAGGCAAATTTACCGATGATTCCGCACCCGTTTAAATATGTACCACTTAAAAATACAAGCGCACAATTCAAAGTAATTAAATCTCTTTATACAAGACCAGATATAGAAAGAATTTATTACGCAGGTGACTCAGGACGTGAAGGAATATACATTCAGGCTCTGATAAGAAATCAAATATTCAGAAGCAAGCCGAATATAGACGAAAGAGTAGTATGGATTGACTCTTATACCGCTGAAAGTATAATTAACGGAATCAGAGACGCAAAGCCTTACTCGTCATATCAGAATATGATAGACAGCGGATATATGAGAGCAATTTCCGACTGGCTTATCGGTATGAATTTTACCGAATGCTTTACATTGACTTCTGGTGGTTATGGAAGTGTTCTTAATGTTGGCAGAGTTATGACACCGACACTTGCGATGATAGTAAACAGACAAGATGAAATAGACCACTTTAAGAAAACCAATTACTACGGTATTAAAGCAGATGATTTTGCTACATGGCACGTTGACAAACGAAGCAGATATTTTGAAGACGACCGCTTATATAATGAAACGGGATTCTTAAAAAAAGAAGATGCAGTCACTCTTGCAAATGAATTTAATCAGAGCAGAAATCTTACTGTAGAAAATCTCAAAGTAAAGCCTAAAACAGAGTACGCACCTTATCTTTTTAACCTTGCTGATTTACAAGCGTTCTGCTCAAAACGTTTCCATATTTCGCCCGCAGATACATTGAAAATCGCACAGTCGCTTTACGAAAAAAAGTATACTACTTATCCTCGTACTGACAGCCGATTTTTAACGAACGCCGTAGCAAGTGACCTTAGAGAAAAAGGTTACAATATACCCGCAAGATATATTGACGATTCAAAGGTTACAGACCATTACGCATTGATACCGACATTCGAAGGAAACGCTGACGAATTACAGGGTCTTGAACAGGCTGTATACAAGGCAATAATGAAGCGTTTTACTGACATAATGTTGCCGCCTTATATTTACGATGCTGTTTACGTTTTATACGTTCACAGTAACGGCGAACATTTCATTGAACGTTATCGTATCGTAAAGCAATACGGGTTCAAGGCGAAGAACGAAAATGACGGAGAAGAGCAGGAAGAAGATAAAGAAGAACTGACAGAAAAGAACTACGTTCCGAATATAGGAGATAACGTAAGCGTTAATCAGTTCTCGGTCAATGAGATGGAAACCAAACCACCCGTTGCTTATACCACAGGTTCTCTGATACTTGCAATGGAAAAGGCAGGCAAGTTAATTGAAAACGAAGAACTGAGAGAACAGATAAAGACATCAGGCATCGGCACATCGGCTACAAGAGCAAGCATCATTGAAAAGCTTAAAGATAAAGGCTTCATTACCGTTGCAAAAAGCCAGAAGATTGCACCAACAGAATTAGGTAAATCAATCATTCCTGTAATAGCAAAATATGACGAAGCTCTTATAAGTCCGTTGAAGACCGCAGATATGGAAAACAACCTTTCTGCTATTGCAGACGGAGAGATGAGTAAGGAAGATTATCTCAATAATATAATAGCTTACGTTACAGAAACAACAAACAGAGTTCTTATGGAAAACAAAGCGGTAATAGCAAGTCCAAAAGAAAAAGAAAATAAACCTAAAAAAGAACACAAGTGTCCGATATGTGGTTCTACATTGAAATACGGACGTTACGGTTTTTACTGTGATTGTAAGTTCAGCTTCAATAACGAAATCTGTAAAGCGAAAATGACAGAATCAGACCTTGAAGATTTACTTACAAATGGTAGAACAAAAGACAAACCTTTCGTGTCGAAAAACGGAAGAAAGTTCGTAGCATATCTTGTAGTAGACAAAGAAAAACACGGCACAACATTTGTGTTTGCTAATCCGAAGTGAGGTACATAATATGGCTTGGGTTAATTACAAAGATTCACCGAAAAAACTAACCGTATTTGACAGTATTTATAACGACCACAATCCTTATAATTACCGTATCAATGTCAACCACCCGATAGTGCTTCCGATATACGAAAAATACAAAAGCGAACTCAATCGTGGCTTATCGGATAAAGACAGAGCAATTTTTGAACAGCAGTTTGAAGAATGGTACAAAGGTGATATAGAACTGAACAGGCTTCTCAGAGAAGGAAGCGAACAGGAAGTTATCGAATATGTGAAAAAAGCGGCGAAAACAGACAAAAATCACTCACAAAATATGGAAAGATAGTTCCAAAACGGCATTATTAAAAGAAATTGTGAAATTGTTAGCATTTAAAAAAGAAAGCGTAACTGGTTATGCGAACTTTAAAAATGTCAGCAAGACGGAGAAAGGCGAGCAAGGGTAAATCACACAAAAAAAGGAAACAAACGGCGAGAAACCGCCTAATGTGGTTAAATGAACCATAAAGAAGGTGAAAAAGTGAAGAAAGGAGAAAGTGAATGGCGGCATTTGCAAAATACAAAAGAGATGCGGCAGGAAGACTATTGTTGCATAACAACAGAGCGGGTGACGATGGAGTAACACACGAAAATGAAGAAATAGACAGTGAAAGAACACACTTGAACTATTATTTCAAAAAGGGTGTTGCAGAAGACGTACACAAGCGTGTCAGTGAAGTGTATTCCCAGAACAGAGGTAACTACTGCTGTATGGGTGAAATAATAGTTACACTGCCGAAAGATGTTAAGGCACAGGACGAACGAGCGTTCTTTCGCTCGGTCTACGATTTTTACTGTGAAGACTTTGGGAAAGAGAATGTTATTAATGCAATTGTGCATAAAGACGAAACGACCCCCCACATTCATTTAGACTTTGTGCCAGTTATAAAAGGCACTAAAGGACTTGACTTAGAAAAAAGTTGGGTAAAAAAAGCATTAAAAGAATGGGAAGAGGAAAATGGCAATAAGGAATTTGAAAGATTGTCTTGTCGTAACAAAATCAATCGTGTTTATCTCAAGGGTATGCACCAAAGATTGAGTGCGTATGTTGCAAACGATTTAGGGTATCATTGTCAAATACTGAACGGAGCAACCGTGAATGGTAACAAGACTGTAATGGAACTCAAAATTGAAACACTCAATAAGAAAATATCCGAAGCAGAGGCGCAAAAAACATCATTGATGCAGGACATTGAAAGAATGCTTGAAACGCTGAACAGAATAGGTCTGAAAGAAAAAGATATTGGTCTTAAACCGCTTATGGATAAGATTGATGATTTGGAACACCAGAACGAGATGTTCAGAGAAATTTTGTCAAAGGTACATTATACATTTACACAGGAAGAAATTGAACAGATTAAAGCAAAGAGATATGTTCCTGCCGAATATGCAAAAGTAAATGTGTTCGATGACAAGATGTTACACGCACCTATTGATGAAAATGCAATTATCGTAATTGAATTATACGACAATATCGAACGCAAATTACCACAACAGGCGATGATAAACAAAAATCCTGCTTTAAAGCGGCAAGTAGACATAATGCTAAGAAACGCATCATCAAAAGTTGCATTGAAACAGGCAGAGGGTTCAAACCAAATGTATCTGTTCATAAAGACAGATAATCAGAAGCAAACCGTAAACAATCTGTTATCAATTGAAAGTTTGTTGCGAGACATCGACCGCAAGCGCAGAAAGATATATATGGAACAGTTTGAAAGTGACGAATATGACATTGCAAGAAATGTTCTCGAAAACTTAAACATACCGTCCTATATTTACACAAAACATTCTGAAGCGGTTGTTGATGAAACAAGTGACAAATCAATTGAAAAACAGGAAAGATAAAAAGCGAAAGGAACAAACAAGATGAATTTATTTAACAAAAAAAGTTCTGCCGAAGAAGCGGCAAGCGAGTCAGCAAAAAAGAAACCGACTAAGAAAAGTGTAAAAGGTCTTGCAAGAACCGTGCAGGACGTATTACAGATTGACGGAATTACGAATAACGGTATTGTAATTTACAGAAATCAGTATTCAAAACTGTATCATCTTATTGACAGCAATTTTGTTTCAGAACCCGATGATGTGCAGGAAGAATTGCTGAAGAAGTACACACAGTTGGTAAACAGATTTATGGATAACATAACCATAAGTGTTGTTATCATAAACAAAGCGAACACAATGGCAGATATGTCACAAGCTTACCACATCAAAGAAAAAGGTGACAGCATAGATGAATATCGTGAGGCGTATAATGCGATTATTGACGAAAAGATAACCGAAGGACGAAACGATATAACAAAAGAGAAGTACATAATGCTTACTGCTACTGAGGCAAGTCTTTCCGATGCGGAAACAACATTTAATACAATTGAACCTACACTTCAGGAAGCGGTAAAAGCAATAAATAAAAACGGGGTCGTACCCGTTGAAGCGGTTGAACGTTTATCAATTCTCAGAGAGATTCTTAACGGCAATAAGGTTCTTCCGTTTGAAAAAGAATATGACCGCTTTATAACTCACACTAATAAGGACGGAGAGAATGACAGAGTAGACATTGATAAACTTGCGATGGAAAAAGCGGGTTACTCCATTAAAGACCTTGTAGCCCCGCAGTGCATTATGCGTTCAAAAAAGAATATCGTACTGAACGAAAACAGATACTGCAAGTCATACGCATACAATGATTTCCCTCAGTCAATTGATACTTCTTTCCTTACGAAAACAACCAACCTGCCGACAGAAATGGTAACTGTAATTCAGATGAAAGCAGTTCCCCGTAAAAAGTCTATCGCTCTGGTTAAAAATATGAATACATCAGTTAAGGCAGATGTAATCAAGGAATCGAAGAACGCATACAAAGGTGGATACGACCCCTCACTTATGAATGATGACTTGCTTGTAATGAGGGAAGAAACACAACGCCTGCGTCACGATGTAGTAGTGGAAGGAAAAAAGCTGTTCCTTGTTACTTCAGTTATTACCATATTTGCAGAAAACGAAAAAGACCTGCAAACAGCAAGCGACCAGTTCTCTGCAATATGTGGAGATTACACCATAACACCTTCATATCTTATCGGTCAGCAGGTACAGGGTCTGAATACAGCTTGTCTGACATCAACCAGTAAGATTATCGTAGACAGATTACTCACATCGGATAATGTACAAGCGTTGTTCCCGTTTAACATACAGGAACTGCAAGACCGCAACGGTTACTTCTACGGAATCAACGCAATAAGCAAGAATATGATAATGTATTCCCGTAAGTACAGTAAACTTGCGAACGGCATTATTGTCGGACAGTCGGGTTCAGGTAAATCATTTGCAACAAAGGGTGAAATGATTGTTAATATGTTGTCCTCTGACGACCAAGTAATCGTCCTTGACCCTGAGAACGAGTATCGTGTAATTGCAAACGCTTTAGGCGGTACAGTAATCGACCTTGAACTGAAATCTGAATACACAATCAATCCTTGTGATATGTCTATGGAATGGGACGACCCGAAGGCTACGCCGCTCGCAGAAAAGTGCGACTATATGGTAGGTCTTGTAGAATCAATTCTCGGACGAGGCAGAGAGTGTAACAGCTTTGAGGTAAACGCTATCCACAAAGCTACTACGCAGATGTATGAATCCTACATTGATACAATGACACACAGACACGAAGAAGGCGACAAGAGAGATATAGACACAGAGATATGTCCGACACTCGCAGATTTCTACGAATGCCTTATTGATATGAGAACACCTGAAGCGGTAAAGGTAGCAACAGCAATTGAGCCGTACTGTGTAGGACAGTATAATGTTTTCGCAAAGAAAACAAATGTACCTGTCGGCAACAGAATGATTGTTTACAATCTGCTTTCGCTTCCTGAAAAGATGAAAGAAATGGCAATGAAGGTTTGTCTGTCAAACATCTGGACGAGAATCGTAAAGAACAGAGAATACAATGAAAAGTATAAGATGAACCGTGCGGTATGGGTATACCTCGATGAGTTCCATTTATTCTTCCAGACACAATCGTCTGCTGATACGATTATGGCGTACTACAAGCGTGTTCGTAAATACGGTGGTATTATGACAGGTATCACGCAGGACGTAGCCGACTTGTTACGTTCTTCACAGGGTACGGCAATGTTTAATAACACAGGCTTCTTTATGTTCTTTAACCAGTCTCCTATCGGCAGACAGCAGATACAGCAGATATATGCTGTCAGTGACACGCTGATTGATTACATTAAGGACAGACCTGCGGGACAGGGATTGTTATATAACGGCACTGTAATGATACCGTTTGATTACAAGTTACCTACAGAAAACGTTCTGTACAAGCTGATGTCAACAAACCCCAACGATATGGCAAAAGGACTGTCGTACACAGCGGCAGATGAAGAAGACACGGAAACAGTGACAGAATAAAAACCAATCAATAAGTGCAAAAATGTATCGAATGTAGCCGAGCCATTAAACACATTGGCTCTATGGCTACATTCGATATATGTTATAATCCAACATATAGGGAAACATATAGGGGACATCACAAATGAAAATAGCAGAACGTAACATTCCTGCTTTTCTAAGAGGCAAGCCTTACTATGACAATAACGAAGACTTTTGTCTTGGCGAAACACTTGAAGAAGCGGGTAGAATCTTAAAAGAGATAGCAGAACATAGCGGCAATGAAGAGGGAAAAAATGAACGAACAAATAGATTGGGAAGAAGTGACGAAGGTAGTTAATCAATACGCAAGGTACTATTACGGCGATAAAAAAGGCAGTACAAAACAAGACGCAGAAGACCTTGCAAGTGAAACGATTATGGCAATACTTGAATCACCGAAAATATTAAAAAAGCTTGAAGAGAAAAACATTGCAAACAGCTACATCAAAGAAATAGTAAAGAGCATTGCTTTCAAGCATTTTGCAAAAGAAAAAATACAATGTGTAAGTTCAACCTCTTGCGACTCGACATATAAAAGGCGTTATAAGTGTTTGGGTAAGATAAAAAAATTATCCGAAAAATACAATATAACGATTGAGCCAGACAATGCACACAAATTTCATTGCCTCGAACCCTCGATAGGAACAATATGGCAGATAGAACAAACGATATTGTCAGTTGCGCCGCAAAATGTATCGTATGACGATATGAAGAAAGAAAAAAAGAAGTGGTATTCCGATGATGAAGACAATATATGACGATTACCAGAGCAACGAAAAAATTGAAATAAGGAAAAAAGACTTTTTTACCGATGACAATGGTTTTCCTAACAGAAATGCGTTTTTGGATTTCTGTGAAAGGATAGATGAAGCAGACGAGGAACTGTATCTTATTACGATGAACATAGACTTGCGCAAAGCCAATGCGCAGAGCCGATTGCACGGCGATATGGTACTGAGGGCATTCTTAATGAGCCTACAGTCTTATCCGTTTTTTACTATGTACGGTGAAAAGGTAAATATTTTTTGTAAAAAAGAAAACATAGACCGTCTGAAAGCCATTCTTGAAAAGCCGAATGACGAATATCAGATATATTATGCAATATCGACAGAGCCGTACAGCTTTTTTAATCACGATGAGATAATAAGGCATTGTGTAGATGAGATGTATGCCGATAAAGCTAAAAAGACAAAAAAGATTAAACTTGAAAAAAGCGAGTCTGAAATAACCAAAAACACTATAGAAGGTGATTCTAACCACGAAGAAACAGATTTGAGAAAATACATTGATACAATGTGGTTCTCAACAATAACGGCACGAATAACAAAGCCGAATTATGAAAAAATCACACTTTTTGTGTTTCCTACCAAAAAGATGCCTGACAGACGGAGCTTGCCGCTCATAGTTGTACTTGATGACAACGTAAACAATTACAGAGCGGTTTATCAAGAGTCGGGAATGGTTAAAATCATACATAAGGGTATACCGTTTCTAATGACCGCACGAATAGTAGACGGTTCGCTTGACATAATGGTGTTCAAGGATTTAAAAAGCGACAATTATGAAGTGGAATTTAGCATAGACACACATGACGGAGTATGTTTTCCCGATAGTTTTGGCAAAAAATACGGGGAAAACAAACAACTCTTTCCGCTTAAACGTACTTCTTCAGGATATTGGGCTTGTGTCGAGTTCAATGAAGAAACAGGTGGCGTAATGATAAACAATAAAGGCATTATTGAAAATGACAATGGTACAAAATACGGTGTCACAAAAGATGCGGAAGCAATCGAACTGATACCAATTAAAAACGAATAGAAAGGGAATATTTTATGCAAAACGTATTTGAAATTGAAACAGAAGAAGAACTTGAAGAATTTACAAAATGTCTTGAACAATGCAGAGATTGTGATTGTTTAGTAACAATTCATCAGGTACTTCAGCACAAAGACGAGAGCGTTTCTACTGTTGTTGAACAAATTACAGTGAACACAAACAATCTTATAAATATAAGCGGTGAATATGTTTACCTCACGCTTATGAGTGCAGATAATATGAATCTTCAGCGTATAAAAAGTATGTTCCGAACAGTGCTTGAACGTAACACAACAAGATTTACAAGCGGCAAAGCAGGAGATTACGAACTAACATTTGACCTGATTAAGCAGGACGAAATGGAATATATGGCATACAGAATATCATTCATAATGCCCGCTTTCCTCACAGAGGATAGCGGCAAGCTCACTATAATGTTCAAGAAGGACTGCGTTGTGTACAGCGAAGACAGTATAGATTATTCCGCAGTACAAGACGAAATCGACTATCTTGATGAAATTGACCGTATAGAGTCTGAAAAGAATGATGGCGTAACAAGCGAAGAAGAAACAAATGACGATTTTGAAGAAACCGAAACACCTGATGTGCTTTCAAATGACGAGTATATATACGGTGTAAACGAAAAATAATTCCTTGCGTGGTTCTGTGAACCATACATATATCAGCGACATTCCGATGTTGTCTGAAATATAAAGAAAGGAAAACCGATATGTACGAAATAAACCCCTTCCTTCGTGGAGCAAGTGGTGCGACAGACGCTATGACAAAGAAAATCATGAATGCGTTTGCTCGCAACTATGAGTCAGCCGTAAACGATATGTTCAGGCAATTACACGAAGAAGAATACAAGCAATTGTGCAAAGACGAAACTTTTACAAGTGTACAAACAAGCACTATTGAAAGAATGGCACAAGAGGAACAGTCGCAGAATTTCTTTGATATGACTGCGCCTCAAATGCGTTATGCTCCTGATTACACCAGTGCTAAGGACTTTTCATCAATTATTGAAAGAAGCTATTCTGATAATGTAAAACCAGATATAGCTAATCCATATAAAGAAGCAGACAATGTTAAAGACAACCAATTTACCGATAACAACTCCAACAACAGCCCCGCACACGAAAGCTCAGATTATAGCAAAACTGAAGCTTCGTTTGAAGATTCGCCTGTTACAAGAACACAAATAAACGAATACAATCCTGATGATTATCAGAGACTTGCATTTAACGATAGAGCCTCTGTTGTAATGTTCATGAAAGAAATGGACGAACAAGGCATTTCGGCGGTAGCTCCCGCAAAGTCTCTCAACGGACAATATCTGGTGGAAGTTCCTTTAATAACGCCCGAAGGCAAAGATGTCAAGAAGATAATTGACGATTATGTTGATGAATCGCATATATTCATCACAGTACAAAAAGAGTCTGTCACAGAAAGTAATATGCCTTCTAACGGTATCAATCGTACTGGTCTTAATATATTTGACACTGTTCTGCTTAGTCCTATGGGTATAGGAATGGACGGTTTCCCTAATATATTCTCCCCCAGTAGAATAATCGGTAAAGGCGAACAAGCGTTACAATGGGGTGGAGAGGTAATCCAAAAGGAATACTTCAATACATCTTTGAACGCTTGGAACAAAGCCGCTCCAAAGATTTTCACGGGTTTCGCTAACAGAGCAACAGTTCTGTATGGCGATACCGTTATATTGAACGGTAAGATAGTTACAGATGAAGCTGTAAAGCGAGATATACTGGAACAGCACAAACAGCGTGTTGAACTTGGTGACAAAATACTCGAAAAACGCTTTAAGAGCGAGCAAAATCACAATTACGCCTCTATTGCGAACGAACTTAACAAAGAAGTAGAACAATACAATCGCTTTGTTCAAATGGGTCACGATAAGCTCAGTGCAATCAGAGATAAAAAAGACGGAGATACAATACTTGAAAGGTTGGAAAACAATGCTCGCAAAAGTAGCGAACATCTGACCGATTTAAGAAATTCGCTTGGCTTACAAACAAAAGAAAGTGGTCTTTACAGCAAGAAAGACATCAAAGAAGCCGTAGAAACCGCTGTCAAGAAGATAGAAGGCAATGGTTTCAATCTTCACGATATAACAGGGCGTTTTGATGTAAAGGCGTTAAAAAATATAAGCACACAACAGCTTGCCGCTTTAGGTCTTTCGCAGAGTTCTGTTGAATTGATTGCAAAAGCGTACAAGCCTTCATCAAAAAAACTGACCTTACAACAGCAGAATGCAGAGGCATTCAAATCAACACTTTACAGGCAGGAATACACACAGCGTCCTGTTAAGCATAAAAAGAGTGATAAAGAAGAAAAAGATAAAATTGAACTTTATAAGACAACAGGCGTATTATGTTCTTGGTCTTACGGCGCACTCGAAGACATTGTAAACTCTATCAGTCAAGAACAAATTACACGTAAAACCATCATTGAACGTAAAATGATTTCTCTTGGCATTTCTGAAGCTAATAGGAAATTTATTGAAGAAAGTCTTGCAAAATTGGATTTAAGCTTATCTTCTCTTGCTACATCTCGTGGTTTCGATAATGCTTTAAAGAAAATCAAAGTGTCTGACAAATTCAGCGAAGAAGATAGAAAATCGCTTCTTAAATTGCTTGATAAAGATAATTTTATTTTAGATGCGCTTGAAAAAGCGGCAATATCCGCAACTTCGCCGTTCTTAGATGATTTAGCAACATCGTCTATGTTCAAACATCTGAAATTAGGCAATAAAGAACTGAAAATGGAAGACCTTATAAAAGTAAACGAGGCATTCCTTAACAAAGCCGCAGAAAAAGGTTTTCTCTTTGTCAAAGCAACAGGTTCGTTCAATATAAAAAAACTTGAAAGCCTCACAAGTGCAGAGCTTGCACAATTAGGCATAACTGCAAGGACAAGAGACAGACTTGTTCAAATAAATAAAAAAGGTGCATTCGGCGCACAGTCAGCACTTAAAAGCGCAAAAAATATAGGAAGTGCAGGACTTAGCTTCTTTATTACACGAGTGGATAAGTCTGATGATTGGCAAGAGGTATTGCAAATGAAAAACAATATCTCGATGATAAGAAAATATACGCAGAAATCAATTACTTCTATCAGAAGATTAGGCAATATCAGAATGCGTGACCTTGCAAATGCAAAAAAAATAGGTAGAAAAGGACTCAAAGACCTATACAACAAGCCCTTAAAGCCTATTATAAATAAAAAGCCTAAACCTCTTGAAGCCGAAAAAATTAAATCAAGAACCAGTAAATACATAAAGAAGCAAGAAAAAATACTTGCAAAAACAAAAAAAGCAAAGAACGGCGTAAGAGGTAAGCTCCAGAAAAGCATAAACTCTGCGAAAAACAAAATTGCAAGTTCCAAATTAGGTCAGTTTGTATCAAAGATTTCAAAAGCACTGAGCAAACTCCTGTGGACGGTTGTTTTACTTGTTGCTATAGCCGCCGCTATATTTGCCGCCGCACTTATGGTTTTATTTATTGTCGGAACACTTATAGAGTGTTTGCTTGAATTTAGCCCTAAAGATGCGATAAACGACTTACTCGCACCTCAGACATACGCAGATACGGTAGCTTATCAGTTGTATGAGGGTTTAGGCTCGAACGACAATTCATTTGAAAATGACTGGTTACAAAGCATTCAGGCTTACGACAAGGCGTTTGAGAACAAAAAAGATGTCAAATACGGCATGAATTATCAAGAATACTCAAAATACATTGAATCTTTCAATAACATAATCGTTAAAGAAGACGGCACAATGTACGTCAATCCGTTCCATTTTGATAATGCTGTATCAGCCGATAAAAATGAGAACTACCTTACAAAAATAAATGGTTATACAGGTGTTAATTCTACAACGCTACTGACAAACACAAGTCAGTACAGCGCAAAAAGAGGTTCAAATCCCAAGAGTGCTTACGATAACGGACACACAAGCAATGTAAAAGATATTATCGCTATGACCGATGTTATGTTCCAATTTGAGCAAAACGCTCAGAGCGATAACAATCTCCAAAACATTATGGGTTGTTCGCCTGCACAATTAAATTGGGATAAATTCTGTAAAGACGTTGGCAACTTCTTCCGTTGTATCGGTAATTTCTTTGCAGGTCTATTCGGTGCATCAGAACCGCCTTTTAAACTTGAAATAGGTGTAAGCTATGCTACAATACAGAATTATGCTTCAACATTGTTCCAATGTTCGCATCAGCAAACCATTTCATTGACTGTAAATTATTACGATGTCAACAAGCGTCTTTTAACGGAAGACGGACAAAATGTAACTGGCGATATACTCTATAGGTATGGAATCTGCGATGCTCCCGAAATCAAAGACTTTAAAGTTGGTTACGATAAATCCAAAAACAAAACCTCTCCTTATATCACAGCCAACGGCAAGAAGTATTGGCTTGACAGAGATGAGTTTGAAACAAAAGTGTCTCTCGGCAATGCCACTGACATCAACGGATTGTGTCTACGTTCAAACTACGGTGACAACAAAAACACTTACGACAAAATAAGCGGTAATGCTTGTTGGTCTAAGAGTAAGGAAGAAACAAAAAAAGCATACGGAACTTCAAAAACCACTGGCAACGAAGTAGTTTGGGCGGTCTATGCTGAAAAAGAAAGTGATGTATCATATATCACAGATTGCTTAAAGAAATACGCTAAGGACTACGCAACCGAACTGAATCAATTCAGCTTCACTGACAGCTACAAATTTACCAATGATACTCGTACTGTATTCAAAGCCACTGTTCATACTTCGAAAGAAGAATACGAAACAGATAAAAGCAGTAAAGATGTCGATGAGATGTTTAAAATTGTTGACGGTACTTATATAAAAAAAGAAGAAGATAAGCACAATGGCAAGAAGTATGCAATGCTTTTCGATGTTGAGACAAGTAAAGAAAACGGCGACAATGCCATTAAATACAAAGAAATGACAGAAGATGAACTTTCAGATAAGAACATCAAAAAGCTTTGGAAGGTTTCGGTAAAGATTGTTGTAGGCGAAACCAAAACTACAACTCTTACCCGTAACTGTAAAAAGCATTCATTCAAGTATTGCGGCGGTCACATCTCATGTGAGTCGAACGGAATAGTTTATTCCATGACTAACGAACAGCTCAACAACCCCGAAATATACGAAAAAGCTATCGCTCCTGTAACCGAAGGCTTCAGAAACGATTTAGAAATCTACGGTTGGAAAAGACTACAAGGCAAATATGATTTAAAGAGCGTTGATAAAACATCTGCTCTCACAATGTCAATGACAGGACAAATCGCAAGCCCCGAAACAACAGCACAGGGTAGTGCGATAACTAATCACAAGGGTATGAACTTATACGTTGAAAACGGCGAATGGAAGGAAGGCATCTACGCAGAGAATGTAAAGACCAACGCTTTCAAATTCCAAGATATTTTCGATGTTGATTGTTGTATCCTTTATGGAAAAAATGTATTCCCTTTTGACAAGCCCCAGAAATACGAAGGTTGGAGCGAAGATAATATGTCTATGGCAATCAACCGTGTAGCTATGGACTGGTATGAGGCATACGGCTTCGATATTCCGCTTGAAATCGGCTCGAAGAAACTGGGCGAAAGCGACATAAAAACCATCATCGAAGCTGTTAAAGAGAAATACAACATCTCCGAAGACAGGGAAGAAGCATTAAAAACAGCTTTAGGTTTTGTCGGCAGAGGACATTACAATTCGTACCATGATGAACATTCATTCCTCACGACTATGTGTACTTCAAATGGTACATTTACATCAACTACACCTAACGGCATAACAATCCAAGTAAGTCGTGCGGGAAACTGTACAGCAACTACCGATAAAGGATATGCGATATTCGTTTTGAAGCGTAACGGTATTGACATTAATAACGATTCTGTCAATCGTACTACGGGAAGCGTTGTAACAAACTTTGCAAATTGCGACCCCGCAGACTTGATAATTCACGAACGGTATTCAAATCCTAAAAACAGCAGTACAGTTTCATACATACCGTCCGTAATAGGCGATACAAACAATGTTGATTACGGTGTTGCGTATAACAAGTATGTGTTACCGCAATATGCAATTTTTATAGGTGTCCTCGATAAAGATATACAGTTAATGACGGGACAAACTCTTAAAGCGGGTGTACCTATTTTAGTAGATGTTGCCAGAACATCATACGGTGGAGCAGTTCAATTGCACGGTGAAAGTTCAACATCTGCTTACAGCACTAACGCACAAGAAACTTACTGGTGGGCTGAACACCTTGACGGCAGAGTTAAATACAGGTCGTTCAACACTAAGTAACATAACTCGGAAGAAAGAGGGTGCATAACGCACTTGCACCCTCTCTATGAGTTATGAGGAATAATGAACCATTAAATATACAAGAAGGTGTATTGCTATGTTTTTGACAAAATACGAAAAAAGCACAGATGATACTAAAGTCTTGTTGATGTATCTGAGATTAAACGATTATGATTTATCCAAAGTCAAACGTTTAGAACAGGTTGAAGAAAACAGACAATTTGACCTGAAAATAAAAAAAATATACGGTGTTACACAAGAGTATGTAGATATAACAACAATGGAAAAGGAAATTGAAAACATCGTATGTCCGATAATATGTTCTGAAGTGCAATCTTATGAGTGCTATTCAAACGAACCGATTATTTACATTTATACAGCACAATCAGCCGAACAGCCACTTTTGATTAATGATATGAGCGTTATATCAAAAGCAATGCTTGTTACAAGAGATTGTATAATTTCAAGTCACAAAGCACGTCCTGTTACTGAGTGTGAAGAAAAAGGTTTTATGTACTTTTACAATTATGTGTTGTATGAAAAATGCGTAATTAACGGTTGGCGAATGGAATACGGCAAAGACAAAATATTTCGTGTTTCCTATAAGTCTGAAGACAATGACAAAAAACTCACTGAATATGATACTTTGTTTGAAGCCTGTGAGATAGATAAAACATCTACTTACAAACTGGTCTTATATATCATAAAAAAAGTGAGCAAACAAATAAACGAATGGAAAAGCGACAATTTCAAAGTGGAAAAATACAAACTGATAAACGGTAGTTCACATTAACCTTGCATCAGAGATAGGAGAAAAACAGTGAATGACTTAAACGAAGAATTTGCGGAAATGTTTCAAGGCGATGATTTTGAAGATGATGCCGAAGATATAGCGGCAAATTCAGAAAATGATGATGGCAAAAACAAAAACGATGATACTGTTGGCTTTGAAATTTTTGAGCTTTCGGGTAGCATTGACAATGTTTTTGACGACAAACTTCTTGCCAATCAAGAAGAAGAAGCTGTAAATGGTTATCTTGCCGCTCTCAGAAAGGCAAAAAGATATACAGTTAATCGTATGATTACGGAAGAAGAAGAAAAAGCCATCAAAGCAGTAAAAGAAAGCACTGCTGAATTATGTAAAACAGTTCTTGATGAAAAAAGCAAAGAACTTACAGCAGAACTTCCGAAGGTGCGTGAATATACGAATAAGGCAGAATTTGAAAAAATCAATTATGCCAAACCCGTAGAAGCAAAAGGCAGTTGGAAGAAAAAAATACTTATTCTTCTTATTGCTTGCTTTGTAGTAGGCTGTTTCTTAGCTGTAAAAGCAAACTCATACTTTGTTTATACAAACGGCAAAGCCACAGACGGAATTGCTTGTACGTTCAGTTGGCTGATGGCAGACGATATGCCGTATGCTTTAACACCTTTCAATTCATCAATTTTTATGACCGCTTTCGGCATAGGCGCAGGACTTGTTGCAATAGTAGGTGTCTTTATATACCTTGAAAGCGAACAGAAGCGGCAAAGCCGTGTCGGACATGAACACGGCAATGCAAGGCTCGGTACAGCAAGCGATTTTAAGAAATTCAAAACACGGTTTATGGATAACAATGATAACAATATGTTGTTTGGTATGTATCAAGGGCAACAACTTGGCTTATCGCTCAACAACAAAAAAGTAAACCGTTCAGCAAATGTTCTTGTTATCGGTGGTACAGGTACAGGTAAAACTTTCAAATACATAAAGCCTAACATCTTACAGGAAAACTGTTCAATGGTCGTAACTGACCCATCAGGCGATATTTTCAGAAGCTTTGCTCCGTATCTCTTGTCAAAAGGATACAACGTATATCTATTCAACGCATCTGATTTTACTTTAAGTAATCATTACAATCCTTTGCTTAATGTGTATGATTCGAATGGCGAAATATCAGAACAACAGGTTGATGTACTCGTTAACCTATATATGAAGAATGCTAAGGCGGGCAAGGAAAGCGGAAGCTCCGACCCGTTCTGGGACAAGTCGGAACAAGCCTTCCTTACGGCTTTGATTTATTTCGTTCTTGAAAATGACAACATTCCGAGATATGATAAGTGCTTCAATACGATTCTTAAAAAGGTACAGCTTGCGAAAGTTGAAGATGACGAATGTTGCGGTGGCGGTGGCGAGAAAAGCACTACTGAAAAAGAACATGACGCAGAAATGCTGAAGACATACGGAAGTCTGTATAACCCTGATGATAAAGCCTCGCCACTCACAAGAGAAATGAACGCATGGTTCGCTCAATGTGAACAGCAAGGAAAAACGTGCAAAGCAAGAGAGTATTATGATACATTCTTGATAGCACCGCAGAAAACTGCAAATACAATCCTTATTACAACAGCGGTTGACTTACAGATTTTCGCAACAAAAACAGTTGATAACATAACAAGACTTGACGAAGACAATCCTGCTATGAACATCGACATTGATAAAATGGCTACTCAGCAGTCATATCTATTCCTTGGCATTCCTCAATCGCATCAGGCGTACAACTTCCTTATTGCTATGCTGTATTCACAGCTCTACGGCAGAATGTACGATTTGGGCGAACGGAAATTAAGAGGTAAATATCATATAGGATATACTCTGGGTACGCCCGTATTTGATTATTTCAACAGTGAAGAAGAAGCAAAAGACTTTTATCAGACAGTCACTAAAGATAACATTATCGAAACTGACTATATAAATGGTACAAAAATCTACAATCTGATATGGCGGTCACATATATACAAGACATCTGTTCTCAAAGAACCACTTGAAAAGTTCATTGATGAATTGAGTAAAATGTATATTTGGGCGGGAGACGACTTTGCAGGTGGCGACCCGTCACTACCGATACATATTAACTTCCTTCTCGATGAGTTTAAGAATATAGGCGAAATCCCTAACTTCCTGACAATTCTTTCAACAAGCCGTAAATATCGAATAGGTTCGCACGTTGTTATTCAGGACATAGGGCAGTTAAAAACAATGTACAAAGACGGCGAACACGAAACCGTTATGGCAAACGTTGATACAACAATCTTCTTAGGTTCTATTTTAAAAGAGGATAAAGAAGAAATACAGAAGATGCTCGGAAAGACAACAATCCGACAGAAATCAACATCTTCAAGCAATTCAGGACTTTCTACGTCTTACACTCCAACTGAGGTAGACTTAATGAGCATAGACCAGATAAGCGCAATAAATCAACACGGCAGAGATGATGAACTTGTCATTATCCGTGATGTAACGCCTTATTTGTGTCGAAAGCTCAACTTAATGGAACACAAACGTTGGAAAGACGTAAAGGAAGTAAAGAAAAAGAACATAAAAGTAGAAACATATTATCGTAACAACAACAACGATAACATCTACAAACCGACTGAAAAAAAGTAAAGGACAGGTGATATTCAATGGCTGAAACGATGGATAAAATTTATAATGCTCTTGTAGCGTCTGTTGCCGCTTTAGGCTCGGCAAATACACAAGAGCTGAAGTTCAATCAAAACACAATCGACCTTGTAAACGGAGTATGGGGATATTTTGCCCTCATAGGCATAGGCTTAACTCTCATTTATTTTCTGCTTGAAATGAACAGAAAATATGCACTTGAAGGGCGTGATATGACTTTAAAGACAGCTTTCTTGCCTTTCTTAAAACTTATGATAGCTATTGCCGTTATTGCTAACGGTGGTAATATTGTTGGCATTTTGATAGGTCTTCATAACACCATTGTACAAGGTGTTACCGATACCTTAGTTAAAGACGGAGCTATGGATATATTGAGCGGTAGCAATGCGTTTGATGTCGGATTTCTCGAAAAGATAATACTGATTTTAGGTCTCATAGGTTGTTTGGTCGTTACGCTTGTAGTAAGACTTGCTTGGTCGTACAAAGCAATCTTATTTAAAGTCGAATATCTGTACAGAATTGCAATCACTCCTATCGCTTTAGGCGATATATACAGTGGCAATAACAGCACTGCAATGAAATGGCTTAAATCATTCATCGCACTTGCACTTTATGCAATTGCATTTATGATACTTCCGCAAGTTGCGGTAAAACTGGCTTTCACAGGTGCTACAGTAACAATAACAGACCCATTAAGCCTTTTAGGTGCATTAGCATCATTACTTGTTGCTCCCATTGCCGCTTTAGGTTGTTTATCTGCGGCAAAACAAGCGGCAAATCAGGCATTAGGTATATAATGGGAAAATATTCCACGTTACGTGGCTTAGTGACCCATTAGTTTTACGTGAAAGGAAAATAATTAAATGGAAATTCCAATTACAAAAGATATAAGAAAATTCAAGACCAAAGATATAGGCAATTTTTCGCTGAAGCAAGTGGGAGTTATTGCACTCGGTCTTGGTATCGGCTTCATTACATATAAGCTTTCATCGTCTATCGAAGCGGCAATAATACCACTTGGTATAATAATTATTTTAGGCTTTTTTAAGCCTTACGGAATGAGTTGCATTCAGTTTATTAAAACCGTAGGCGTGGAAAAACTTTCCCCGCCCGTCTACATAAACGAAACAGATTTCGTCTACGACTTAGACAGATTCGGAGAATTGTACGGGGAAGAGTACACAGGTTATTACAATTGTGAACTTATCCAAAGGGAACAGTTGCGAAATATAACAAAAAAAATAACTAATGAAGAAAAAGCCCTTATCATACGGTAAGGCAGAAGGGAAAAACGTAACTATGAAAAAGATGAACGAAACAAAACTCGGTAAGAGAGCAAAGCGTATTTACACAAGTGTTTGTACGGCACTTATGTGTTCTTCAGCATTTGCATTAAGTGCAGGAGCATTTGGCGAAGATGTAACAATCAATACAAACGGTGCTACAGATGCAAATGCACTGATGGGAAAGATAATCGGCATTTTGTTGACTATCACCCGTTTTGTCGGTGTGGCATTAGTAGTCTACGGTGTATATGAGGTTTTCATGAGCTACCAAAGCCAACAGCCAGAGGCAAAGACAAAAGGCATCATTATGGCACTTTCAGGCGTTGCTATGGTAGCACTCAAATCCATTTTGAGCGGAATCGGCATAATCGGCTAATCAAAATATAAATAGCAAAAAAACAACAGGTTGTTGTGTTGTCGAGGCAACCAACAGCCTCTTGTTTTTATATGTATACAATAGGGAAAGGTAAAACACAATGAAAATTAAAAAAGTAATGTGCCTGCTCCTTGCGTTTTCTGCTTGCCTTGCTTTTACTGCTTGCAGTGATACTGCTTCGAGCAAAACTGAAAACACCAACGGAGACAATACCTCAACAACAAACGAGACTCTTATAACGGGTATTCAAATCAAGGAATTAAGCAACGGCTATCGCAGTGGTAAGGAACTTTTACAGAACGATTATCGTGGTGGCGTAATGAGAGCCGATGTAGTAAAGAACACTGTTCTTAAAACAATTGACACTCTTAAAAAAGGAAACATAGCTATAAGAAGCGACAACCCCAATTCCTACTGGACGGCTGAAGGCTATCAGGATTTCGTTGCGAACTTCTTCTCTACCAATATCATTAACGATACTCAGTGGTTTAACGAGGAAGAAACGGACTTTGCAACTGTTATAACTCAGATGACATCAACTGCAAACAGCTTTACAAAGACAAACGATAACGGGGAATATGTATCAAAGTACCCTAATTTAAATGTTAGCCGCAACGAAAAAGACGACTATGAAATCAGCGGTACTACTACCGTTTTAAAAGGCAGTACATCAAACACGAATACAGCATATCGTATTTTATATGACTGCGATAAAGACTGGTGTAAAGCAGTTTGTACAGCAAACGTAAACGTTGATGCAATAAAGAACCCTGTTACAACACAAATGTTTGAATATGCTCGTCTGGATAACAATACATTTGTAATTCAGACGGAAACAGAAAGACTTGTTGCTATATTTGAACCTACTACAGAAGATACAGACCTGCGTGAAAGACAGCTTAAAGAATTTTACTACAGCCGTCTTGCAGTAAATTGTAACCGTACTGGCTTTAAAGCGTTTGAACCTTTATCCGAAGTTGATGAAAATGAAGCGTATTCGGCTGAAAATGCTCAAATAAACGCTACTATGAAAAATTATCCTTATATCAACCAAGACGGCGAACAGGCTTCTTATTACGGTACAAAGAACAGCTTATTCCTTGTAGATAAGGGAAACCTTAATAAAGAATGGGTATTTGAGGACAAAGCACTACAGCAGGCAATAAGCTATAAGGACAATAATCTTATCGTTCTTAATTACAATAAACTCGCTGAAAAATACGAGCAGTTTGTATATTACAAGGGCAAAGCACCTTCTGATGATGAAGTAAAGAAAATTGTTGATGTTTCAAAACTCGTAGGCGACAACGTAAAGGTTGAAAACAACAGTTCGAATAAGCCAAGCACAAGCAAGCCAACTACGTCTTCAGAAACACCAAATACGTCAAATAACAGTATAACGCTCGACACAAGTTCAAACAATGACGCTTCATCTAATATTTCGGCAAGCGAATCAAGCAGAGGCAATGACACAACAACGAACATACCCGATGATATGCCAATGCCTGAAGAAAGTGAGAACTGACAATGGAGATGATAGGGGCATTAGGCAAATCTGCGAAAAAAGCCTCTAACGTTTATTTCTTCACTTGTTCAAAGAAAGAACTGGATATAAAAAGCATACGTCAGCTTATCGCTCAGTCGGGGTGTACACATACGATAAATCTTAACGGTGTTGAAGTCGTTGCCATAGAAAGCAATGACGAACTGGTAAGTGACAGAAGACTTGTCGGATTTATCTTTAAAAGTACCGATGGTGAAACGTATGAGTCAATAACGCTGAACGAATATCCTGACCTTGACGAATATATGCGTTTTATGATTACAGACGATTGATGAAAGAGGTTTTATGACTCAGAGAGAATACGAAGAACAACGTTACTTGATACTGGCAGGCGTAGACGAAGCATTTAAGTCTTTGCAGGTTCTTGCCGCTGACCTAAAGAATGCTGAGGATACAGGTAAGAACAGCGTAACGCTTGTAAAGATGAAAGACGCTATCACTGATATTAACCGCTTATACGGAGAATACGAAGATTTAAACCACGAGGAAATAACAGAAGAACCCGAAGGCGTGGGATACGAATTTGAAGACAATTATAACTTCGATGGCGGTTATTTAAAATAATAACAATAAAGTATTTAGGATTGTGTTTTACAATCCTAAATATTTTCCACCTTTTAAAGCCAATACACAAATTGGCTCGACCCAAAAACTGAAAATATGATAATATAATTACAGAAATTTTCAGGGAAAGGGGTTAAATTATGGATTGGCACTATTTAGATAAAATGCACAAAAATCTTTTATATGTTTACGCTGATTGCCTTTCCAACGAGAAAGAAAAAATGATTGTATGCAGTTCATCAGATGCTTATGCAGATGATGAGGAAAAGGCAACGAGAATTTATTTTATTATATGGTTTGTATTTCGTTATTGCTTAAATTGCAAAACTCTTGACGAGGCTATGAGTTGTAATAAGCAAAAAGTGTTGGAAGACTACCGATTAAAGCCTTTCTTTACAGGACGTAATTTATATATCGGCACAGCCGAACACAGGATAACGATTTACGATACGGAAGACGTAAACCTTATCATAGAAATCCTATATAAAAGATTGAACGCAATTGAACAGCTTGAATTGTATGTAAAGTATATGAAAAACAAACCGCTAAAAACACGTTCAGCTTTTATTGCTGAAAAATACATAAGATTTTTAAATGCAGAGGTAGAACGATTAAGAAATGGGAATATTTAAAAACAAGCTAATTGCCGTTCTGATGACATTCATATTTCTGACAGCTTGCATTCCTGTAGCTTTTGCAGAAAGCAATGATTATAACTATACTACGATTACATACGATGGTGGCTCGTTCGGTGTGTACGAGGGCGGCTTGAATCGTTTTCAGGGCAAAAAAGCAAAGGGCAGAGAAGAAATGTATGAAATTGAAAACAGAGTTAAAAACTGCGGATATATTCAAATATTCGGCGTATATTCTGATATACAAGAAAACGAATTAGCGTATTTCAGGAACTACGACAATGGTTTTTGGTTTCAGGACAAAATAAAAGAAACAGAATACAACCATCAATTTTATAAGGTGTTTGTAAATAAATTATCATTTAATGATTTTGTCAATAGCTTCAAAGAAAATAAAACCGTTCCAGAACATACGGTAAGAGAAATTGAATACAGCACAGTGGTGTTATGCAGTGATTTTTTTGAAGACAAAGAAAAGGCGGGCAAAATCGACAATGAAATCGGTGATGCTATACCGAACTATTTTAATGTCGGCTACATCAAAATAACCGCTTCAGTCAATATGCGATTGTTGTTGTACAACAACCACAACAGCCGATATTATATAGTTGATATTGATAAAAACAAGGACAACCTTATAAAAATAAAAACTGGTGCATATCACGTTTTTACCGCTAACGGCAAGGATATAGCCAATTTAAGCGATACAAGGAGCGAAAACGCTTTGCCCTATAATAATATAATACAAATCAGTAGTTCCAATGGCAAAGACAATCCTTACACACTGGAACTGAATCAGCTTATAAAAAAATATGACCTTAAAGATGTAACTGACGAAGAAAAAGCGGCAATTGCAAACAATAAAGTTCCTGATATAAAAAACGAGATAAACAAAGAACAAACCAAAATCGACAATGATGAACTTAAAAATTTTGTAAAAAGCAGTAACAATATAATTCTGCCAATATTGTTCGTCCTGATTGCTGTTGTCGCTTCATTTTGGATAATATATGAATATAAAAAGAGAAAGAAAATAAAAAATGAAGACGTTGAAAAAAGCGGTAGCGCAGTACAAGAAAGATACAAAAATCAGTGAAGGCGAATGGCGAAGAATGTGTACATTTAATAAAAACAATTTTAATAAAGAACGCCTTCTCGTACAGATAATAATAAGTAGATATGGTATGCCAGATGATTGTGCTGACTTGAACGAAATAAGCATAGCAAAAAAACTGTCAAGAGAGGTTCATAAAATCAATAAACACAAAAGCCAAATATGCAAGTAATACAATCTAATTGCATAACTGTGCAATATAATTGTATAATTGCTTGACATTGGGCAGTTATCGTGCTATAATAAGGAAAAATTAAAAAATATTTTCCTTAAACGTGAGTTTTGTATTGACAATTGCATTACATTATGCTATAATATAGGCAATGAATGAGATAGGAACTACGCAAACCTATCAAAAAAGACGTAACTCAAAAGGAGCTTTTTATGGCAAACAACAAAACCTACAACATTTGCGGAAACTGGGGACTTAAATGTTTCTCACAGCACATTGTAAGTAACAACAACGGTATAGCGACAGGTGTAATCCTGAGCTGTACACTTAACGGAAAGAAAAAGCAGGACGGTTCTTATCCAAAGGGAATACAGGTAAGCGTTTTTTGTCCTCTTGACGGCACTTGCAACATACAGGAGTGCGATTACAGCAATACTCTCATAGATGTAAACGGAACAATCGGTGTCCGTGAATACACAAATAAAAACAATCAGTTCGTTTCAACGCTTTCGATATACGCTTCAAGCGTATCTATCCACGAGTGGAAAAACGGAAACAACAACGGCGGTGGTAACAATTACCGCAACAACGGCAACAACAGACCGAATAACAACGGTTACAACAACAATGGTTATAACGGCAACAATGGAAACAACGGTTATAACGGTGGTAACAACGGTAACTACAGACAGGGTAATAATCGTAATAACGGTTATAACAACAACGGTGGTTACGGCAACAACGGTTATAATAATGGCTACAACGGTGGCTATAATGGCGGTTATAACGGTTAATGCAATATATAAGCGGCAATGCGTTGCAAAGCCGCTTACACACGGGCTGATGGGAAAAGACGAGGCGTAACGTCTGAGGGTTCGAAGCCCTCACAGCCCAGCTCCTTGCAGAGGGAAGGTGGGAACTTCCCTCTGAAAAAAGGAAATAGAGAACAATGGGTTTATATGGCATAAGCAAGCCTCGTGCTTGCTTATGTTCGCATATAGAGGTAATAATAATTATGATACCGATGACATTTCTTAATAACTACACATTTGCCGATATTACAATATGGTGCAAGTGTAACAAAAAAGATGAGTACATCTGCCTTACAGACTGGCAACCTTGTACTCACGAAGACCCTTTAATCTATGAGAGCAATGAAAAATATCTTGTTGCTTTGTTTTCGCCCGCTCTGGCGAAGCACTACGTTTCGCCTATAAGCATCAGCGAATTATTCGAATTGGCGGGACTCAAAGATAATACAAATTTCCAACGACAAATACATATAAAGGTTGAAGACGATTCTGCTTCAGCAATGCTACTTGCGAAAAAAATAAGCCAAACAAACTCATTTAACACAAAATGCCAAATCACAAAAAACAACGATAAAAGCTTTAATTGCGAATTTAAACGAAGAAAAACCGAAAACAATCAACGTGGTTTCGTGACTTTGTTTACAAAAACACTCGTTGCCTCTGATAAGGAGAACTAAGTATGGAAAAGAAAGAAAAAATACTGTACATTGCTATGATAGTTCTTGCCGCTTTGATATTGCTTTATTGTGTAATATCAACTATAATAGAGAATGGTACGGGACAGCAATTTGCCAAAAGCGTTGAAAGTTATGTTCAGGGCTACACCAATCCTATTGGTGATATTGGCAATACGATAAGTCAAGCAGGAGAAGAAGTTGAAGACTTTGTTAGTCGGCACACATCAGCCGCTTAAAGTCTCAATACTACTCGTACAATAATTTTGTTGAAGTGAGGGCTACCTATGATGACAAACAATAATATATGGGAACAATTAGACTTCCCACCTTTTATGCAGGAAACAGATGTGCCATACGAGATATATCAGAGTTGTCAGGAAGTTATTTCTGTCATTTTAGATAGATTCGACAATCGTGTTACAGGCTTATGGTATCTCACAGACAATAATTATGGAACAACAAAAAGGCTTGTCCTTCGCACAACAGTTCCCTATGGTTCGAAAGAATATGTTATTATTGAAGGCACAATAAGCGGTATAATACAGAATTGTATCGTGTACGATTTTTATGAAGACTTATGCGGAGACGGCGAGTATGTTCTTTCTGACATCTGGAAAGAGTTTAAAGAAGGAAAGGCTTTAACCGTATTCTATTGCAACGAAAAAAACAGTTTTGGGAAGACTGATGAAATATAAAAAACATACGAAAAAGGAGCTAATTATGAAAAAGATTATTACTGCTATTGTTTTAACTGCTTTATGCGTTAATCTGTTCGGCTGTGCTTCATCTACGCCTGAAGCAAGCACAACGTCATCAAATGATACAGAAAATATCTCGTCAAGCAATATCTCTGCTGATGTGGATAGTGAGGAAGACGAGGACGAGAACGATAATAACGACAATACCACTATCAAAGAGAATAAAGAGTGGGCTTTAAAGATGAGAGCAACAATGGACGGGGAAAAAAGAGTTTGCTTTCCTTTAGAAAACAAAGAAATGTATGTCAACTCTACAGGTATAAACGATTATGGCGATTACTCGGATAACCAGAATACTGTAAGTGATAACGGCGAATACGCATTATTGGTAAAAACATGGACGGTCGAAAGTGAATATCATTCCGTAAAACTCGAAGAAATTGTAGACAAACCGAAGCTTTGGGAAAAACACATAAGCTGTAATGCCGCTTTTGCAAAAATAATGAAAGAGTGCAATCCTTACAACGCCTCTTTTGTGAAAGAGAGTGAAGAAAAGGTCAAAATCGGCAATAAGGAATGTATGAAATATATCGGAACAATTCAGCTTGATGCGGATAAGGGAATGTTCTACGCTGAATGCTATACGTTCTTTGTAGATTCTACGCCGTGTTACATTCTGTCTGTGATGCTCAACGACATAAAAACAGATAAGGGCGATAAAGCGGCAATGGAAGAAAAGTTAAATTACATCATTGCATCTGCATACTCTCAGAACTGAGTCTCGTGGCTTAGTGAACCATTAATCATATAGGGAATCCGAAATGGGAAATAGAGAAATCCAACAGAGGGGGTATCAGTTGTGAATTTCGGAATAAAACTTCCTTTCGACAAAGGAATCATCTACGCTGATATAAAATCAGCAAAAATGATAATCTATGACACAGCACGAATGTATAACAAGAATCCTTATATGCTGTGTCTCGGAGCATATCATGCAGGACAGGCAGTGGAGAAGACGTTAAAATATGTACTCGCACTTGTGAATCCTGTTGAAGCAAGAGAGAAAAATAATACACACAATATAGCAGAACTTATACTTGCTATAGAAAAAGGTTCGGTCGGTTTTATGGATTCACAGCCCGACCTTGTGCGGAATGCCGCAAACATATCAAAACTCAACGGATTACGTTACGGAACGTGTGCTATAAACAGAAAACAGGCAATCGCCTTATATCATCTGGCTAACAACCTTGTGAACGAAATTGTAAGAAATATCGAAACAGGAATAACTTTTACTCCACGAGAGGAAACCTTCTATGTTGAAGAAGGAGATATAAACGTTACAAGAACGCAAGCTTCAAGCTATGTCAACAACAGAAGAAGCGGCAATAACAATTTGCCACAAAACACAGGCTCGTATTTTTCACGGAACAATTCAAATGAAAAGCAGTCAAGAACACGGACGTATAACTACGACAAGCCACCTGTTCTACACGACAGAAACGCTGTCGAAACCACTCAGCCACCTGTCTTGACAGACAGAAATAAACCTGTCGAGAATAACAACAATGCTTATTCCGAGCAAACACAGGAGCGTAGTTATATTCATAAAGGTGGCAACCCCAATTATCGAAAGCAACCATATCCCGCTCAGAATATAAACAGGACAGTGCTGAATAAAAACAAAGCAAAGCATATAGGCGATGACTAACCGTACAAACAATACGTTTTAAAAAGGAAGGTTAAATGATATGTCTCAAAAAGAACAAGCACATTTTAAAGGCGCAATAAGAGACAAGTACAATCCTTATATAACAGAACTTCAATATGAATATCGGGGGATAACGTATTTCGTTACATCGTATAAAAACGGATATAGTGAAACTTTAGTTAGTCAACATAAAGAAGCACAAGAAAAAATAGATAAATTTCTTGACAATCCACAAGCCGAAGAATCAGAAGCGTACACTGGAGATGTTGAAAAGGCTCTTGACAAATTGTATGAATATTGGGAATTGGGAAGATAAAATAACTCTTGAATTTGACGGTAAAAAAACTCCGAATAATTTAGTTATAGGACGCTCTTTAGAAAAAGAACAATAATCAACATTAACACTGGAACAAATAGGGTGACTTAGCACCCTTAAACCGAGCAAGTGGGTGTAATTCTGCTTTCGGGTAGTAGCCAAACTCTCGGTAAGGTACAAACCCTGTACATAAAACCCGTACAGGCATCACGCATATTAGTGCATTTTTGCTGAAGCAACACGCACGTCAAGTGCGTGGCGTAAGTATGAACGGTATGTATTTATCGGTAAATGTCTTTAACGCAACCCGCACGTTAAGTGTGTGACGTAAGATGCGTGATGTCTGCTGACGGTAGTATATACTTGGAAGCAACTCGCACGTCATGTGCGTGGCGTAAGATTAAGCCACATCAGTCCTTAACAATATATCATTACAGAAATGTTTGAAACAATATAAGACGAAAGGCGAATAAAATGAAAGATAATGATAAAAGGTGTGAACACGCACATAAAGAACATATAAACCGCTTTAAAATGGCACATAATATAGGCGTAGCTGAGTATATGCGTGAGAACGCCGAAAAATATGGTTTACCTGCTGACGAAATGTATGTTATGGGGTTATTGCACGACATAGGGTACATAAAGCAACACAAAGGACACGAAGAATACGGTGCAGAATTGCTTGAAACAATGGGATTAAAACCCAGATATGTATATGCAATTAACACGGACTCAACCCCGATTTTATCAAAACGTTGCCATATAAGGATTTTGACTTTGACACTGCCTACAAAACATATCCCGAATTAGTCTTGCTCTATGAAGCAGATATGTCTATAAACGCAAGAGGATATAGAGTAGGCTTTGATGATAGGCTAAGAGATATAGGTAACAGATACGGTTTTGACAGTACAGCTTACCACAATGCGGCGGCAACGGTTCAGTATGTAAAAAATCAGTTAAACGCACTTGCAACGGAAAGAACAGATAGCTTCATCTTTGAATGTAGCAACGCTCAGGTAAAAGATGTTCCAGAAGAATACAGCTATGTATGTGCTTCAGTCAAAAATGATAATATATTCACAATTAACGAATTTTCTGTTTTCGCAAATATTGTTGACGAACAAGCGGATACAATTACAATCGAAAAAGCGACAAATTACGGCTTGTGCCAATTTAATAAACCCGAACAAATGAACAAAAAAGACTTTGAAGAATATTACGTTCCTTTTGATAAAGGAAAAGTAGAAATCGAGAATCATTGCGTTAAAAACCACAACATTGAAAGATAATTATAAGCCCCTGTTCTTTCAGGGGCTTTCATATTAAGAAAAGAGGTTAATATGATTTACCTTACTGGCGACACACACGGAGAGATAGATATTAAAAAACTTTCTTTTCGCAATTGGAAAGAGAGCAGAGAACTGACAAGAAATGACTATCTGATAATTTTAGGCGATTTCGGATTTCCTTTTTATGACGAAGATATTATGAAACAAAAAGGACAGTATGCCGAATATCTTTACTGGATTACATGGCTTGCCGCTCGCCCGTACACAATACTGTGGATTGACGGCAATCATGATAATTTCAACTATTGGGAAAAACAACCCATAGCTGAAATGTTCAGCGGCAAAGTTCAGCCTCACCCACACGCTGAAAATATCTATCATCTTATGAGAGGCGGGGTGTACAAAATAGACGGTAAAACCTTCTTTACTTTTGGTGGAGCTTCTTCACACGATAAGCAATATCGAACACCAAATATCAGTTGGTGGGAAAAAGAATTGGCACAACCAGATGAAAAAGAAAACGCTATGAATAATTTAACCAAGTGCGATTATAACGTTGACTATATCCTAAGTCATACAGTTCCTTCGTCAGTTATAAACAAATTTGCGGAAGAAAAAATAATATTACCAATAACAGATGACACATCGGACTTTCTCGAAAGCATTAAGAATAAAACAAATTACAAGCAATGGTTCAGCGGTCATCTGCATATTGAAAAATACGATAAGGAAAGCAAATTACAGGTCTTATACAACAGCATAGTATCTCTTGATAATGTGCAAAGTAGCTGACAAACGAGGTAGTTTTGTATTGACAATTGCATTACAAAATGCTATAATATAGGCATAAACGAAAACACTTTGACACCTAAAGGAGCAAAAATGTTCTTTATATACATCTTATCCTTAATAATTACGTGCATTTCAACAGTGGTTCATATACATCTTGAAAGCAGTGACAAAGAAAATGCGTTTACTCATAATATACTCTACTATTTGGTAATTTTAGTGACGTATATAGCAATGTTTTTAACTTATAGTTTGGAGCGTCAGTACAACGATGCAAGCAAGGTTGAATTGTATTTAAGCACTAAATACAATGGTAACAATTTTACCTATGTTTCAGAAGAAATCGAAAATTCGGGGTCAAAATATTATACATATTCAGACAAAAACGGAAGGCAATTTAAAGTACAGGTTTGGCAAAACGAACAGTATTCAGATAATTATTGCTCCGTACTGTTTGACGATGTTGCAAATAAAAATCTCAAAGAAAAGTATCCTTCTGATATTAAGTTGTTTGTTAATACTCAATCGGAATTTTTTTACGCATGGGGACGGTTCGAAAATTATAACGATTATTTAAAAAATTGTCATATTATAAACGCCTGCGTATATACAACTAAAATTCCTTATGAATATAACAAAATTGTTGAAACTCTCAGCGAACTTTTCAAAGAATACTCGTTCTCGGTAGATATATATACGGTATCTGAAGAAACTTACAATTATGAAGATAGTTACAACAATTCTGTCAGAGCGTTAAATTCTCGTTCTTATCTGATAACAAATGGAAATGTAAAGGCACAAACAGAATGAAATGAATATATAAAAATGACAAAAAACACCGAATTAGAAAGGAAACAAAATGGACGATAAAATCTGCATACGAAAAAAAGAGCTTATTAACGCTCTTAAAGGAATAAAGGCAATGGCTATTATATCTCGTAACAAAGCTGTCTTCCGTGAAAATATAAACGAACAGGAAAGTGCAATGAATGTAATTGACACTTTAATGGCAACTATAGAAGAAGATATTCCTACCATAGAAGCTGAAGAAATAAGATACGGTGAATGGATTCATAATGAAGGCTATGACAAGCGAGATAATTTCTATACGTGTTCTTTATGTGGTCGAACAATAAACATTATCTGCGGGGATAGATTAGAAAACTATCCTTATTGTCACTGCGGAGCTAAAATGAGAGGAGAAGAATAAATGAGTTTATTTCGTGGGAAACGAGTAGGTGAAAGACAGTGGAAATATGGTAGTTATGTTGAACAGTATGGTGCGACACAAATATACCTGAAAAATGGAGCGGACGAGGACGGATTTGACTGTTATCACGTTGAACCCGAAACCGTAGGTCAGTGCGCAGAACTGACAGATAAAAATCGTAAGGAAATTTTTAAGGGAGATATAGTTAAGACACCTGATGGTCAAGTAGGAATTGTAACATACGAATTTGGAGCGTTTGGTATAGGCATGATTGCAGGTAAAGATTACGAATGCCTCGACAGCATAATAAAAGAAATCGCCAGTTGTGATACCTGCAATTACTTTCATAATTCGGATAATTTCATTTCGCTGTATGAGCTGATGTGGAACTACTATAATCAAGTAAATGATGATTGTTGTGATATTGTCGAGGTCATCGGTAACATCTATGACAACCCCGAACTGATAAAGGAGATAAACAAATGATTGAAGAAGAAATATTAAACGATTGTAAAAAAAGGTTTGCTTCGCATAAGGCAACTCTGATACAGGATACTGACCGCTATTTAATTTTCGATTGGCGCAAAGCCGATGGAAGTATCGACCATTACGTTAATTACATTCTCGACAAAAAAAGAGGCAACCTGATAATAAGCGGCGATTTGGGTGACTGCGTTGCAACATGGTATAACGCAGTCAGTCCGAAAGAAATGAAAAGCTATCTCAAAGATATTTATTACTTCATAAGCAAATTCCAGTGTTCGACTGATAAATATGTCTACGACCCAGATAACGCTTATGAGGGCATCAAATATCAACTGAAAAACTATATGGAGTTAGAGACTGACGAATTGCTTGAAGCCTGCAAAAAGCATTTATGGTATTCTGCCGATACAGAAGAAGAACTTTGGGAAGCTGTGAAATCGGATATTGATGAGAATTGGTATTCAGATACCAAACTGCATTATTCGACAGATATGACAAACTTCTTGCAAGAACTGGACTCAGAGTATTATGAGTGGCTTTATGATTGCGGAAGCAGTATAAATATGCGTGTGTACCTATGGGCGGTCGGTTATGAAATGGCTTATAATCAGCTTGAAAAGCAGAAAGATTTTGAATATGATGAAAGATAACGCAAAACTGATAAAGTACGGTATAAACAAAACAAATAGAAACCCTTTGGACGAATTTATCTGTTCAGAATGTGGATTCACTTGTCATAATCTTATGGGCTATGATAACGAAAAAAGCGACTATTATGAAGTAGAACCAAACTACTGCCCTAATTGCGGAATAGCAATAGCAAAAAAACTAAAGCATTACATATAGCATTATGTATTGACAAATGCAACACGTTGTGTTATAATATAGGTAATCAGAATTTAAAACAGTAACCGTGTGTGAACCGCAAGCTCACATAAAAGAGCAGGAGCATTCGCATACGAATAGGGCGACTTAGCGTCCTTAAACCGAGCAAGTGGGCGTAATTCTGCTTTCGAGTAGTAGCCAAACTCTCGGTAAGGTATAAACCCTGTGCATTTAATCCGTACAGGCATCACGCATATTAGTGCATTTGCTGAAGTAGCTCGCACGTTAAGTGCGGGGTGTAAGCGCCCGCAATACGTGTGTATTTTCCTTCGCCGCAGAAGTAGCTCACACGTCAAGTGCGTGGCGTAAGTTGATGAACCTGCACAGCACGTCCATACAGATGCACTGACGCAACCCGCACGTCAAGTGCGTGGCGTAAGTGTTATTGCTTCTATCATAACCATAAAAAGTGAGGAATAACTCGCACGTCAAGTGCGTGAAGTGCGTGGCGTAAGACCGTATACAAGTCCCTCAAGGCTGTACACGCCTGACGCAACCCGCACGGCACTACGTGGTGTAAGTGTGCTTGGAAGAATTACATCAATAGGTTCAAACAGGAGACATAACGAGAAACAACCACACAATTTTATACACGTCCTGTCATTTGACAAGGCGTGTTTTTGTTATGTGGCTTTGTGAACCATAAGTAAGGTAAAGAGAAATAAATTTGTAGAAAACAGACGTGCCTTTGAATGAGACAATGGCACAACAAAATAAAGACGTTCAAAAGAGAAGAAAAACATACGATATGAATGAGAGGTAACAAAATGTTTGAATGGAAAGTAGAAGATATGCGACTCAGAGAAGAAGCAATTAATGAAAATCTAAAATGGAGTAGCTACGAAGTATTTAAAAATACATACAAAGCACCTTATATATTCAAGTGCGAGAACGCTATCTCCAAAGAAGAAAAAATCAAATTTGTTGATGAAATGACAAACGGAAAGCTCAGTTATGTCATAAATCTTGTTAATAAATTTGACAATGAAAAAGAAACTCTGCCGAAGGATTCTTACGGCGAAGTGAAAACCGTTTCTCTTAAAGCATGGCTGAAAAGAAATGATTCTGAACAGGTGATAGATAACTATTTCAAATGTGGAATAATACGCTTCTTTGGTGATACTACTCGCATTCAACATTTTGATAACATCGGTAAATACATCGACCGTATATTCCATCACCAACTTGCGGTTTGCCTAAATGAGGAAATGAAATATTTTGTTACTCATGATGAATACAGCGTCCTTACAAACCAACTCAAAAGTCAAATTGGAGAAGTTTATGGTTGCAAATACAGTGTCTACCTTGACAAAAGAAACATCGTACAGGTAGTAAAATCTTACGAAGGCTTTTCTCTTTGCACCTACGACAAAAACGGTAGTCAAAGAAAATTATCATTAGAAGAACTTAAAGAGGTAAAACAAGACTTTGATGAAATAGACGCTTTTATGGAAACACTGGCTCAAAAAAGACAGAAAAGCTATGAACACGACAACTTAAATATCAGGCACAAAAAACAAGAGGATTTTTCCAGATAAGCAATGAGAAAGAAAAGAGAAGTGACGGAAAACAATAAAGAACAACGTCCAAAAAACAAAACGCAAAGAGATTTATAAAGCGTCATTCTTTTATAGAAGCACTAACTAAAAAAAGCAGAAAGGATATGACACTATGGCTCAGATAGTAAAAGTAACAGGATATATGATTTTCCCCGATGATGGCGCATACGAGGAATGCAATGACATTGAAACATTTGCAAGAGAAATGTTAAGCAGTCGCTTTGACTGTATTCAAGCACCGTTTGAAACTGAGATTGCAAACATAGGTGAATGGAACGATAACCACGAACTTAATTATATAAATAAATCAAAAGAGACGTGTGAAAAATATTTTTCAAACTCGCCATCTCAAAAAAGCGAAAATAATACAAATCCACGCACCAAAAACAAAATACAAAGAGATTTATAAACTTCATATTAGCCCCGTTTGTATCGTTCAAGCAGGGCTATAATTTTTTAAAAAAGAAAAAATAAAATTCTTTTGAACAAGGGTTTTGTATTGACATTTGCATTACATTATGCTATAATATAGGCAGTAAAAAACAAATGTTGAAAGGAAATTTTAACATGGTAGACGTACTTGTTCAACTTGAAAATAGTCTTGATTTTGTGACAACATCAGATATATACGCATTGGATAGCATAACTTTCTGGTGGAAAAAAGAAAAAGTTTCTATTCCGTATGTTATATGCTTCAATCCTGTTGGAGATAAAGAACACCCTATTTACGTCTTCACCAAAAGTCTTGAAGAAGCAAATAACCTTATCTGGCTTGCTTACAGCACAAAAAATCTTGACCTTCGTGCTTATGCCAATACAACTATTACGATAAATGAAGATTATGACGAAGAAGAGTTTAATGAAATACGAAACATGGCTGAACAGTTGCACAAGGAAGCCTAAAATAAAGGAAGTGGAAAAATGCCAATATGGTGGAGTAAAAGCACAAATCAATACACTGTGCAGTGTTCGGGTTGTGGTAAATCAAGCTGTTGTATGGGAAGCGACCAGATTACCACAATGCAAGAAGCGGCAAAAGCGGTAAATATATTGCCTGACGGGAAAGGGCATACATACTGCGAAGAATGCTTGAAAAAAGGAATTGACAAGGGAAAAGTCAATAAAAAGCACTCTAAATAACGTAACAAAAGAGAAAACAGGGGATTCACGACAACAACTGTCGTTTATATATATATTACCAAACTCTTGTAATCTCCGTGATTACAAGAGTATTTCTTTTTTATAGGAGCAAAAACAAATGAAAAGTACAAGAATAATTGCAATTACGCTAACTGCAATAATGGCTGTAACAGCTTTCAGCGGCTGTGCAAACAATGCAAACAAAAACTCTCCCTCTTATGTTGAGAACAATCGCAAAGTAACGCCTGTCGCTACAACGAACAGTTCTGATGAGTGCATCTCAACTTCGGAAGCAGAAACAACAAGCATATCGGTAACATCAACGAAGGCAAATACAACTAAGCCTGTCGAAACAACCGTTACGAGTACAAAGGCGACTGAGACTTCTACACCTGTTACTACAAAGCCCGTTCCCGAATGGACGGAAACAAAAGCTGAAGGAAAGAAGTATCTTGCGGTATCGTGTTACAGCAGAAAGAAAGCAGTTCTCGGTGCTGAAACCGTTAAGCTGTACGATATAAATGACGAAGTTACAGTAACCGCTATAACAGATACAGGATACTATAAGCTGAAGGACGGCACTTTTATTCACAGCGATTATCTGAGTGAAGAAAAGGTTGTAATGACTACTGTTGTAACAACTACTACCACAACAACGGTTACAACGCCCGCTCCTAAGCCTGTTCCTATAACAAGCTCTATGAAAAAAGAAGACAAACCTAAGCCTGTAAAGAACGGAAAATATATATCATCTGGCTATGAGCCTCTTGATAATGTTATATTCCCTCTGCTTGATAAACTCATTAAGAATAATATGAGCGATGCCGATAAGCTGAGAGCAATATATAATTATCTTATGCAGTACAGATATGCAGAAAGAGTAGTTCTTATCCCTCAGAACAAAAAGCAGTACGCCGAACAGCTTTATGCTATGAGCCTCTTTGAAAAGGGCTATGGTATTTGCTACGATTTTACTGGTGCGTTTACATATATGTCTCGTGCTATTGGTTTTGAAACACGCATGATTTATGGTTATCACACCAATCCGAGTGGTGGAGCAGGAGAACATACATGGGCTGAGATAGACATAAATGGAACAACATATATCTTTGACCCCGCTATAGAACTTCTTATAGGCGGTAACGCAAGTTCACGCTTTATGAAAACATACAGCGAAATCGGTCATTATTATATATTCAACTGATTAAAAGGAGAAAAAGATGAACACATTTACAAAGAAGATTATCGTAACAATCACGGCTCTTGCCGCTATGACAACAAGCCTCTGCTCTTGCAGTGGTAACAACGAAACATCTATCGGAGCAACTACCGCTCCGAACGAAAACGCATCTATAGAAACTCTTGTTGACGAGCAGATGCCCGCACTGATTGAAAAGTCAGAAGCATTTTATGACATATATCTTCGTTGCAACCCCGAAACAGAAAATTACGATTATAACACACTGCCAGAGGACGAAAACGGCTTCAGATATGCACCTGTAAAGACATATAAGAGCATAAAAGAAATGCAGGAAGATACTGAAAAGTATTTCACAGCAGACGGCGCAGAAAAGCTGTTTTACAGCGTTGCTCTTAAAGGTGTTATTCCTTTCTTTGTTGATGATGGCGGTCAGCTCAAAGTGATTGCCGATTCAATGTCAGCAGGTGAAAACAAGTGGGATACTTCATCGGCAAAGATTACGTCATCAGACGAGAAGAGTGCCGTTGTTTATGTAGAGTATATGGATATATACGACACAGCCAAAAGTGCAGACTTCACCGTTGTTAATGACAAGGGAACGCTTAAAATCGACAATATCGTATACGACAACGAAAGAAAGTAATATGATAAAACCTTTCATACTCTGTGTAGCAGATAGGTATAAAGACATCAGGCATATTAAGACAGATTACCATTATGACAGTCTGACAATTATATCACCGCTGTACAATAAAGAATTATGTCAGAAATATCCCTCTCTTTATTTCTATCTGCGAAACATAGAACCGATATATGAAAAGGAAAAGCATCATAAATTGGCGCTTCTTCTTTTTACTTTACTCGAAAGTAAAATCAACGAACTTGAAAGAGGCATAAACAGAGCTATTACCACAAACAGCCTTGAAGATTTCTTGGGGACAATGCAAAGCAAAATTTCCCGAATAAGAAAGAATAAACAAAAGCTTTCCTTTGATGATAGAATACTTTTGTGGTTTTATGGCTGTGACGGTTTAAGCACAGGTAAAAGCAACGATAATGCTTTTTCAGATTATATCAAAGAAATCATACAAGATGACATTCTGATTGCTAACATACTGTCTGATTTCAGAAAGGCAGTATAAAGGAGTGTATTATGGATAACAAGAAAGAACGTCTCAAAAAAATATACAACCTTTCTCTTAAAGGCGTGGGGGGAGAAAGGGAACAGGCACAGGCTATCCTTGACAAGTTGTTGAAGAAGTACGAGTTATCTCTCGATGATATAGATGACGAGGACACTGCTTCTTATGACTATGAACTCAAATACCACGGAGAAGAACAACTTCGCATTCTTCATCAAACCATTTATAAGGTACTCAACAGCACAGACGAAATTTACGACATTCGATATACTTCAAGCGGCAGGCTTTGCCGTAATCGTATGGTTGTACACTGCACGGCTATTCAAAAAGTTGAAATAGAATTTCTTTTTGATTTCTATAAGCGGATATGGGAAAAGGATAAGGAAATGCTGATGAAAGCATTTATCCAGAAACACGAAATTTTTGGAAGTCTTAAAGAAGGAGAAAAGCCTACAGAACTTCCAAAAGCAGAAATGTTTAAAATTAGTAATCTAATGAAAGGCATTTCAGACGAAACTCCTATTAAACAAATAGAAACCAAAAATGAGGTAAGTTATGACTGAGAACATTAAGACACTTGTAGATGCGGTTTCAAACAACGACATAGCACGAGCAACATCAAATAGGGAAAATAAATGAAAGTAATTCTTCTTTCACTCCTTGTTGTGCTACTGACTATAGCAACATTAGCTGTCGTTTCAATGGCAGTGTTAGACAACAATCGTAAAGCACAAAAAAAAGCAGAAATAATATTTTCGTCCTTGTTCATAATAGTCTTCTTAGGGGGCTTGATAACATTGATAATGTATTTTTACGCTTCCTTAATATTCGGTTATTCTATGTGAGGAAAAAACAAATGGAAATAATATTTATTATACTTATTGTAGCAACAATAGTTGCAGGTACTATCAAAATAATATTACAAGAGAAGTCCAAGAAAGATTTCACTTCCATGATAGCGGTAGGTAACAATCACGAAGCACAGCTTAAAGCGGGAAGAGCGTTTATTATCTTGCTTATAACAACCATCATAGCGGGTTTAATAACAACGTTAATATATTTTGCATCTTCCTTGCCAAGTGTTGTAAGAAAAGAATACAAAAATGTTGATGTAACGATTGTTAACAGTTCACATAGCGATGCCGCTTTTTGGGGGCTGTTTACATGGACTCGATATGTCTCTTTTTTTGCGCCTATGCACACTGAAGAAGAAAATCGTATCACTGTTGTATATGAAGATAAAGAATACACGATAAGAGGCGACTCCTCATACGAAAAATATCTTGATAAGAAAGGAAAACAAGTAACGGGCATACTTGAAATTAAGTATTATTCCGATGATTCTATATCATACGATATTGTGGCACTTAAAGAAAAATTTAGGTAAAAATATTACCTTAAACCGCCACAATTGCTTGACATTGAGCAGTAAATGTGCTATAATACATATAACAAAAGAAAAGGTAACAAGGGAAAGTTACCTTCAGCCTACAATATTTCTATAGGGAGAAATGAATATGGCATACTCAAAAAAGACAGAGAACGTCACCACAAGCAACGGCTCATACAACGATGAAGGTTATCCTTTCGATGAGCCTGAGCAGAACAACGTACCGCCTGTACCTTCAGGAGAGTACGAAGCACCGCCGCTTCCACCTGAGCCACCTGCACAGTGGGGGAGCAGAGGAACACCACAGCCTTCTCAGCAGAGGTATAATAACGCACCTGTTCCTACACCGCCGATGAACGAACCGCCCGCTCCCAACAACGCAGAGCGTCCGACACCGACAAAAAAGGAAATACCGAAGATGAACGAGGAGTTCAACAAGCTAAAGACCTATGAAAAGCTTGCAAGAATAAGTGCAACATTGAATGCGCCAAAGAATCTGTACTGCGATTGCGGCGACTATTGGTACAGAAATGCTGAATCAATACTCGAAGCTGTCAAACCGTTATGTATCGAATACAACTGTCTTCTGTATATGGAAGATGCTATCGAAACCATAGGCGAAATCACAGAGCAGAGCAACAACGGTGTCGTTACAAGACCGAACACTTATGTTAAGGCTATCGCTCACTTTATCAATTGCGAAAACGGCGAGGAAATAAAGACTTCTGCATTTGCAAAGGAAGCACAGCACAAGCAGATGTCAGCAGACCAGTGTACTGGCACAGCATCAAGCTACGCAAGAAAGTATTGCCTTAACGCATTATTTTCGATTGATGACGTAAAAGACAGCGATACAAACGAACTGAAGCGGCAAACTAACGGCAGACAGAACAATGGCGGTTATAACAACAATAACGGCTATAACAACACTGATTTTTATAATTCACAGCCACCACAGAACAATGGCGGTTGGGGAAATAATAACAACAGTGGTTGGGGAAACAACAGAACGTAACAAAAGCAAAATGTAATATACGGCATAGCAAGGAAAGACAATTTCACAATCGCTATGCCGTATTTCTGCATAAGGGAAAAAGAGGTAACCACAATGGAAAATACAACACGTTTTATCAAGACTGTAAAAGTAACATACTCAGATGTTCAGAAAAATAAAGTAGACAGCAAAGTAAACGAAGCAGTAAAATTGATTAACGAAAACGGTGGTAAGGTAATCAGCTTTACACAGATTTTGTTTGGCGCAGGTATGTCAACAATTTATCTCGTTTACAATGTTATTTACGAAGCAAAGCAGGAAATACCCGCAGAGATATTTAAAAATAAGAACGGATAAAAACATGGAAGAGAAAGAGAATAAAAAAGAAGTTACAACTTCCGAACAATTCAGAGAGCTTTGGAAAGAATCGGGACTGACTTATGTACAGCTTGCCGATTTGTTAGGAATCAGAACAGATACTGTTGCCAAATGGATAGCCAATTTGCGAAATCCACCGCAATATGTGGTGGAATACACAAAAATGATACTAAAAAAGAATAACCCGAAAACAAATGGTGATTACATACGGAGTATGAACAACGGACAATTAAGAGATTTTCTGATTGAGTTCTACGATTACAAAAGAAAAAATTCACTTGAAATGGGCGAATATCTTGACAGCGACAGCTTGATAAAAAAGGAGAAAAGCGTTGATTACACGAAAGACAAACGAAGAAATTTACGCAAGCCTTAATGACGAACAAAAGGCTGTTTTCAATAGATTGAAAAACGGCGAAAATATTTTTATCACAGGAAACGCAGGCACGGGAAAATCATACCTTGTAAATGCTTTTTCCGATTACTGCGATAATGAAAAAATAAGTCTTATAAAGACCGCTCCTACAGGCGTAGCGGCAAACGAAATCGGTGGCGCAACCATACACTCACAGTTTGGTATAAGAGTCGGTATGGACTTCAATAACGCTAAAAATGTTGATTTCCTTGAAAACTGCGATGTTCTGCTTATAGATGAAATATCTATGGTTCGTATTGACCTTTTTGATAAGGTTATGAAAGCCGTTAAGCAAAAGAACAAGGTAAGAGTAAACGCAGGAAAGAACCCTATACAGCTTGTATTTGTAGGTGATTTCTTTCAGCTTGCTCCCGTTATAAACAACAAAGCAAATGAATCAGAATTTCTGACACGCTTTTACAAAAAAGATGTGGGCGCAGGATATGCGTTCCAATCAAAATACTGGCGGTCGTTCGGCGTAAAGCTCTGCAATCTTACTCAGATAATGAGACAGGAAAGTGCAGAATTTTGTCACGCATTGGATTTATGCAAGAAAGGCGATATTTCTTGCCTTGACTTCTTCAAGCGGTACTCTTGTAAAAAAGAGATTAAAGACGCAATATGGGTCTGCGGACGCAATCAGACTGTTGCCGCTAAAAACGCCGAAGAACTGGCAAAGCTGAAAGGCAAGCTATATAAGAGCAATGCAATATACAACGGCGAAGTAAGTGAAAAAGACCGTTTGTGCGAAGATGTATTTGAACTTAAAATAGGTGCAAAAGTAGTAATGACAAGCAACGACACCACAAATTGTTTTTATCAAAACGGTTCTGTCGGAACTGTCGTTGCATTTGAAGACGATACAATATATGTCGATTTTGATGGTGTCGAAGAAGTCGTGCCTGTAGGGAAAAAGAAGTTTTCTAAGTATATGTATTCGCTCAAAAATAACAAAGGAACTCTTTCAATAAAAAGAGACGAAGTAGGCTTTGCGGTGCAATATCCGATGCGCTTGGGATACGCTGTTACTATTCACAAGTCACAAGGACAAACCTACGACAAAATGAACCTCAACCCCGAAATCTTTTCAAACGGACAGCTATATGTCGCTTTATCCAGATGCAAGTCCATAGAAAACCTCTACATTCACGGATACCTGTCTCAGCGAATGGTAAGAGCTTCAGGAGAAGTAAATGCTTATTACAGCAATCCTGACGAATACCGTTTCTTTGATAACGAAAAGCCGATGGAAAAGGAAAACGATATGATTCAGCTTACTTTTGACGCATTGACACTATAAAAGCAGAATGATATAATGAGAGCAGAAAGGAAACGCAATGAGCCGAAAAGCTTGTTTATTAACACAAAACGATGTGCCACAATACATCAAAGAAATAGTTCAAAGATTACGTCCAGTTCTTATACAATTTGAGGACGAAGATGGAAATTGGTGGGGATATACATTCCGACTTGATGCCAAATGGAAATGTGGGTATGAATCACAACTACAAAACGATTGTAAAAAACTACTTAAATGGTGTGAAAGTTGGTATGCTCATGCAAAATTGATTAAGTATATGTGGTGGTATAACGAAGTAAGCACGTCAAGAAAACATGAACTTAAAGGCACATATCAGCATCAACAAAAGGCTTTGCGTGAAAAATGGCGAAATCACGCATACCTTGTTTTATCTGACCCCGTAGCAAACAGATTTGAAAAAGATAACTTTTACAGGGCGGTCAAGCAATGAAAGAATAATAACTTGCATAAAAAATTCCCTTACCTATTCAGTAAGGGAATTTTCAAATTTATATAAAAATTTATTACGTTTTATAGACAAACCTCTTGACATTTCCAAACTTTCATGATATAATAGCACCCAAAGGGTTTGCTTTATCCTACGAGAAGGGCAATCTCTCATAAAGGGCGGAAGAGTCACCCTTTCAGTTTTAATTGAAAGGAGGATGATAAAATGACAGAGTTAACAGCCTGTTTTCTGCAATTCTTATCTGCTATTTACACTGAGGCGGGGTCGTCGCAGTTAGATGCCAATACTCTTGGCATAATAACCGTTTTGGTTACTTTCGCATTGTGTATGATAGCAATAAGCAATATCATCGGAATCGAAAAGATTTGTGACAATATGCTCATCATAGATAAGACTCAAAGGGATTCGTCTGTGCTTCTTCATGTATATACATATACGTAAAGATATGTAAAGAGTGTCTTAGGAGTCTATCTATGTAGCTTAATTTATCGAAGCAAAACAAAGTCCGTATTTAGAACCTATGGCTTTGCTCTCTGCTTCTTCCAAGCGAAAGGGTGGCTATTAATCCATTCTTCCGCTCTTTTTTTGCACAAATACTTCAAAAACGACCTTTATATTATATCACAAAACAAACCAAAAGTCAAGCAGAATTATAATTTTTTATCAACCTCAGACGCTAACCCATTTTTGCATCTAAGGTTGGTTTGTTTAACACGAATAATATGTATTCATGTACCGCCGTTTTTATGATAAAATTTAAGCGAACACTCAATATTATTGACATCTCAATTATAACACAAAACGAACGGATTTGCAACATTTAAATGATACGTTTTCTTTGTGCTGTTTGTAAAAAAATACACAATATACATTGTAAATTATGCACAATAATCATTACTCGTTTATATGGCAAACATTCTTTAAAAGAATATCAATCTTGCCACAATCACAGCAATTTTGTTGACGTTCAACAAATTGCTGTGTTATAATTAGGGCAAAAAAGCAAATTCTACAATTGATAAAGCGGCTATATGCAATAAGAGGAGAAAATATGATATATCATTGTGATTTAAAGAAAACAGTTGATGATTCGTATGAAATTGAAATAGGCAGAAATCTTACAAACGTATTGATAAACGATATAAAAAACGGTCTTAGCGGCAATGTAAGGAAATTTGCTGTTGTAACAGATGACATTGTTGCTCCGCTGTACGCTCAACAAATATATAACAAAATACTCAACGCAGGCTATCATGCCAATATGTTTGTTATACCAAACGGAGAAAAATCAAAAACCAGAGCAATGAAAGAATTTGTTGAGGACTCAATGCTTGAAAAAGGTTATCGCCGTGACTGCTGTGTAATTGCAGTTGGCGGCGGTGTTGTCAGCGACCTTGCAGGTTTTGTTGCAGGAACGTTTGGAAGGGGTGTTCCATTTATCAACTATGCAACTACGCTACTTGCGGCGGCAGATGCTTCAGTGGGCGGCAAAACAGCAGTAGACACACCTTTGGCAACAAATCTCATAGGTATATTCAATCAGCCAAAGAAAGTTTATATTGACATAGATGCGTGGAAAACACTGCCTGAGAGACAAATATCAAGCGGTTTGGCTGAAACGATTAAACACGCTTGTATAGCTGATAGTGAGATGTTCAGTTATCTTGAAAACAACATTGAAAAGATACTTGTAAATGACAAAGAAGCCTGTGAATACATAGCCGAACATAACTGTGCGGTAAAATATAAGGTAGTAATGAAAGACGAGCGTGAATCAGGACTGCGTGAGGTTTTGAATCTCGGTCACACTGTCGGTAGAGCTGTAGAAACAGTAAGCGATTACGCCCTTCTTCACGGTGAAGCCGTATCAATAGGCTTAATTGCTCAGGCTCTTCTCGGTGAAAAATACGGGTATATCTCTCACGATAACGTGCAACGTATAATAAGCCTCTGTAAGAGAGCAAAGCTCCCTGTGCTTGTTCCCGACTACATTGATAAATCTGTTCTTACGCAAAAGCTATACACTGATAAAAAAGTTCGTAACGGAAAAATCAGAATGGTATTTCAATACGAAATCGGGGAAATAGTGAATTTTGGTAATAACAATTATGCCAAAGAGATACCCGAATCTGATATAAAAGAAATTCTCTATAGAATGTGATATGGACAAAAAGCCTTGCATTGACAAATGCAATACAAAATGATATAATATAAGTAATCAGAATTTGAAACAGTAACCGTGTGCGAAGCGCAAACTCACACAAAAGAGCAGGAGCATTCACACACGATTAGGGCGACTTAGCGTCCTTAAACCGAGCAAGTGGGCGTAATTCTGCTTTCGGGCAGTAGCTTAACTCTCGGTAAGGTACAAACCCTGTACATTTAATCCGTACAGGCATCACGCACAATTGTGCATTTTTTGCTGAAGCAACACGCACGTTTGTGCGGGGCGTAAGATGTCCATACTTGAGCAAAATGGCGATAAGTGCGTGGCGTAAGACCTTACATAGACATTGAAGAAAAGCTCACCGAGAAGCAACCCACACGGCAGTGTGTAATATAAGTATTTTGGTATGTTTGAAATGAATATCGACTGCCAAACTTGATACAATGAAAAAATACAATCCCGTTTGTTCAATGCAAATGGGATTTTTTATCCGAAAATTTATCCTTCGCTTGTTTTGTGTTGACATTTGCAACACAAAATGATATAATATAGTAAATTCGATAACGAACTAATACATGGGGGTAATTATGTCTATTGATAATCTGATAAGAAAATATGGTCTATGTTTTAAAACGCTTAATGAAGGCGGCTTTGTATTATCATCAACCATACCGATAGATGAATGTGATGACGAAGACGCTATCTATATAGAACAGCATTGTGATGAAATTATACAATACTTGGTCGAAGAAAAGTTTCAATATAATATTAATATGGGTTTTATAGATGCGTTCTTCACATATTTTTCACGAGAAAAGCGAGCCGCACCTTTGATATGTAAGGCAAATGCCATTATTGACGGCGAATACGATGACTGCGATAATATAACAATAACCGATGATAAACTTAAAGAAATGTACAAAAACTACGGATTCCCTATATCAAAGAAAATAATAGGAGATGGCATAAAAGATAAAGAGTTACTTGATGAAAACCTTTTATTATTATGTGAGAAAGCAGTAAACGCTGTCATAGAAAATCCTAAACAATCAGACCCCATTGTTGCAATTGCTTTGAATGAAGCAAGAGCTATAGCGTATGACAGGTATCTGTTTACCTAAACAAATACATAAATTCAAAAACCTCTTTCCTTAAATAGGAGAGAGGCTTTTTTTATTATGTGGCTTTATGAACCATAAATAAAATGCAAAGACAATCTGCGTTCAGAAAGGAAAAACAATATGAAAGACACAATAGAGTTAAAAGAGTTATCTTATGAAGCAAAAATGGTGTTAGCTCAAAGAGCTGATACTCCCGCCACTCTTCTTGAAGCTCTTGCGTTTGATAAATATGTCGGTGTTCGTGCAAATGTTGCAAATAACGTGAGTACGTCTGTCGCATTATTATTTCAGCTTGCTGTAGATGAAAGTATCTATGTTCGTTGGGTTGTTGCACAGAATGTATACACGCCTGCTGAAATACTTGAAATGCTTGCAAGGGATAACGCATGGCGGGTTCGTTGTTATGTCGCAGAAAATTCAAATACTCCAATAGCCGTATTGAAGGAGCTTGCAAAGGACGATGCCCAATGGGTTCGTCAAGCTGTTGCGGGAAACAGAAACACCCCTTATAAAACGCTTGTTATGCTTTTAAAAGACGAGGAATTATGCGTAAGCCAAAAAGCTAAAGAAGCCCTTAAAGAACGCAAAGAAAAAGGCAAAATCGGCATCGAAAGATAGCTGTATGATGCGTTAAGGCTTGCAATGTGGCTTATTGAACCATTAATAAAACAGAACAAAAAATAACAGAAGTTTATTTTTAAAATAATGATAAGAGGTATTAAAATGGAAACAAAAAAGATAACCTGTAGAGGAATCGAATACGATTTCAAACAGCTACCCACTTACGAAATAATGCGTAATAATGTAGCAAGGGAAGTTGAAAAAGATTTTGCCGAAATGGTAAAAGAAGAAGAGGAAGAAAGAGAGGATTACTACGCAAGCAAAGAAGCGGCTCTGAGAGCGGGAGAAGATTTTGAAATTGACGAAATCATTGAAAGTGGTGTGTCTGTAATCAATGAAGATTATAAAAACAAGCTCATTGATGAAAAAACCTATGACTATATGAGCCACTATTATGAACTTAATGCAAATGTTGTTCTTGACGTTGATGCAAGCGGTTCATACGATAAGGAATCGTTGAGGAAAGCTGTTTCAGAACAATACAACGTTCCTGTTGTATCAATCAAGGAATATGGTGAAGCAAAAAACAACGAAATCTTACGTCAAATGACATACGACAGTATGCTCAAAATGTTTGAAAGTAAAGATTATACAAATTTTCTTGACTTAAAGGCAAACCTTTCAAAATATTCTCTTAACAATATTGCTATGGTTTACAAACAGCGTCCTAATGCAATAGCTGTGAAGGGTAGCAACGATTGGTTTAAAAACTATAAAAGACCGCTTATTGTCGGTGAAGCAAAAAATGGCATCAAAATATGGAGACCGTTAGCCGTCACGCTGACTTCCGAACAAGACATTGATAAGTTCCTTTCATCAGCTTTTTATGATAGCAATAGTACAACCTATAAGCGTAAGCACGACAGTATGATGAGGGAGCTTAACGAAAAGGGTAAACTAAATGAAATCAAAGGCTATACCATAGGTTATGTTTATGATATTTCTCAAACACGACCTCTTGATAGAGCCAACGACAACTATGATTTAATAGTAAATCTTCGCAAGCCTCTTACCGAAGGCGTAGAAAACGCTGAGGAAGTAGGACGTGCTATAGCAACGACACTCAAAGGAAAAGATGCCACTTTCGATTTTGACAAAGATATTTCTATATCTCAAAATCTTTATAATGCTATATACAAAGATGCGGCAGGAATATTTGCGTCTGCGCCGCAAAGTGTTACAGGCATTAAATCCAATGATATAAGTTCCGCAAAGGTGCAGAAGATTGAGTCTTTGATTGCTACATACCTTACCTGCAAGCACATTGGCATTGATTGTGCAGATAAAGTGGCTCTCGAACTTACCAATTATATGAACAAGGATAATATACCTACTGCGGAGCTTATCTTACACGGCAGAAAAGAAATATTTGGAACTGCTTTCGATAGAGGTAGTTGTTATGCAAATCAGTTTATAAAAGCATTTGATACCAAATACAACGAAATACTTATCGACAGCCCTCTTGTAGAAAGCCGTATTGAAGCTGTTCGCAGAGGTTGCAATCTGAGTAAGTTCGTAAATGACGAAAGCCCCGAAGTGCGTACAGCGGTTGCCAATGCTTATTACGGCTTGGAAAAACTGAAAGACGACAAAGATACTGGTGTACGAAGCACGGCAATGGAAAGACTTGATTACCTTGCTACAAGCAAAGACAGTAACAACCGTATCTTAGCGGCAAAATGCGGTTATGCTCTCGATATTCTTTGCAAAGATGTAATGTCTGAGGTACGAGCAGAAGTGGCAAAACAGGGCTATGCTCTTGATATACTTTGTAAAGACAAATTTCCTTCTGTCCTAAAAGAAGTAGCACGTCAGGGATATGCTTTGGAACAACTCAAAAAGAGTAAATACAAAGAGGTACGTGAAGTAGCAAGCGAAACGGAAGAAAAACTTTCTCAAAAAAGCGAAAGCAAAAAAGCCGCTCATCTTGACAGATGAAAGGCTTAAAATAGAAAGGAAAAAATATTATGTTTGAAAAATTCAAAGAAAACAGACAGTTGGCAAAACTCGCTAAAAGCGACAATTGGGAAGACAGGGCAGAAGCGGCAAGGAGAGGATATAAGCCTGAAAAGCTTGCACACGACAAAGATGCCCGTGTTCGTATGGCTCTCGCAGAAAACGGTTATGCTCTTGACACTCTTGCCGCTGATGAAAGTTCTTCAATCCGAGCAATGGTTGCCGAAAAGACAACAAACCCTTTAACACTTGCAAAGTTGTCTAATGATATTTCTCCACACGTTGCTCGTGTTGTAGCACAAAACAATTACACTATGCTCGACACGCTTTACACTTTGGCTAAACACAGTGATGCCGAAGTCAGAGCCTGCTCTGTAGCAAATATGGATTTCTCCATGCACTTAGACGACCTTGCAAAAGACAGCTCGCCTCTTGTACGTTTAGCCGTTGCTCAGAAATTGGTTGATAATGGAATGAGTATTGACCGCTTTGCACACGACACTTCAGATAGAATACTTTCTTTGGTTACAAAAAACAGCACAACAATAGAAGTGTTACACGACATAATGACACAAGCTAAAGAACATTATGTTAGGGAATTAGCTCAAACTGCTATAACCGATATATTGGCTGATGCAAAAGAAAATAAAGAGGCTTTGCTTAACAGCCCTAACCCTGAAGACAGAGCAAAAGCGGCAAGCTTCCGCTACGGGCTTGATGTTCTTGCACATGACAAAAACGCTATAGTAAGAGAATCAGTAGCACGAGTAACAGATAATATCAATCTCCTGATGGAATATACAGGTGATTCGTCTCGGATTGTTCGTGCCGCAGTTGCTGAAAGAGGTATCGGCTTAGATAAACTTGCAACAGACAAGGAAGAAGCGGTGCGAATTGCAGTTGCAAAGAACCCTAAGACACCTACATACACGCTTGATTCAATGGTTGCAGGCGCATCATACGATGAGAAAAAGGCTATTATAAATAACCACAATGTAAGCAGAGAGGCACTTGTTAAGCTGTCAAAAGATTCGTTTGAAGACATTGCAAAAAGTGCAACCGATACACTTGCAATAAGGAACGGACAAGAACACGAAAAAACACAAAAAATGGAACGATAAATCTACAAGGCTTATTGGTTGCACATATTATATTGTTTTGTATTGACAAATGCAATACGTTGTGCTATAATATAGGTAATCAGAATTTAAAACAGTAACCGTGTGCGAACCGCAAGCTCACATGAAAGAGCAGGAGCATTCGCATACGAATAGGGCGACTTAGCGTCCTTAAACCGAGCAAGTGGACGTAATTCTGCTTTCGGGTAGTAGTCAAACTCTCGGTAAGGTACAAACCCTGTACATAAAATCCGTACAGGCATCACGCACAATTGTGCAATTTTGCTGAAGCAACCCGCACGTTCGTGCGGAGCGTAAGACTGCTTGCAAAATTTGACGAGTTTGCAGCAGAAAGAAGCAACCCGCACGTTCGTGCGGAGCGTAAGAGCGGCAAATTTAAAGGCATTCTGATGTTTTGCAGAAGCAATCCGCACGTTAGTGCGTGGCGTAAGAAGGTAATCCTTGAGGTCGTGCTTATTAATCAGCCGAAGTATCTCGCACGTTAAGTGCGTGACGTAAGTGACATGAGCTTTTGGCGGCAAATTGAAGCGAAGTATCTCGCACGTCAAGTGCGTGGTATAAGATAGCATCGCTTTATGTTCTTCCTGTCAATATGATGAAGCAACACGCACGGTACTACGTGGTGTAAGTGTACTCGGAAGAATTACATCAATAGGTTCAAACGAAATATCGTACTTGAAATATAAAGAGAAACAACCACACACAAGAGTGTGGTGCAAGTAAGTGTACATATATTTTATACACGTCCTGCCATTCGACAGGACGTTTTTTTGTTATGTGGCTTTGTGAACCATAAGTAAGGTAAAGAGAAATAAATTTATTGTGTCCTATAAATCGTACACGCAAAAGGTTTTGTATTGACGTTTGCATTACAAAATGCTATAATATAGGTAATGAAAAAGCCGATAGCCAAAGGAGAAAAATATGGGACACACAATAAATTATGATGTATTTAAGACAACCACAAACAAGAGCGAAATATACTCTTATGTGAACCAAGCCGCAATTTACGAAGGTGATTATCACCACGAAGTTGGAACAATAGAGTTTAAAAATGTATGCTTCAACAGCGAAGAAGAAGCGAGAGAATATATAGAAGGTCTTGGCGGCTTCTATAGGCAAGTAGCGGTAAAGTTCAAACAAAATGACGGTAAGTATTCGAAGACTCTTACGGATAAAGAAAAGCAGTTGCAAAAAGCAAAGCAAGATTATTATTCTTTAGACCGCAAAATACACTACGCCGATTGCAAAAGCGAATACATTGGTTGTAAACACTGTGGTTCAAAACTTGCAAGAAAATATATAAAATCCAACCATTGCCCTCTGTGCAACAAGGATATAAGACCCGAAAGCACTCTTGCTCGATTATCTAATATGAAAGCAAAAATAACGAAGCTTGAAGAAGATTATAAAAAGCAAAAGCGTGTTGAGGACGCAAAGAAGGCAAACAAGGCAGAAACATACTGGCTTGTAAAAACAGAATATCACGTTTGATATTATACAGCACTGAGCGGAGCGACAACGCTCCGCAATAAGTGTTAAGTGTAAAAGGAAAAACAAAATGACTGATTACGAACTCAGAAGCCTATATTTTACCCATAACAAAGAACTGCTTTCAAAGTATGCAAAGCACAAGAATGCTGAGTTTCGTAGAGCGGTTGCGTGGAACAAGCATACAGATGAAGCAGATTTACTGATGCTTTCAAAAGATGAAGACCCGATGGTGAGACGCAATGTGCTAAACAATAGTAGTTCACCTTATGTGTTACTATTAGAGTTAGCCAAAAGCGACAACAAGTTCCTTGCCGAAAAAGCTTCAGAAACAATAGAAATAAAGAAACATATTGATAAACTACGCTTTAAGAGGGAACGAGAATGCTAACAATTATAATAGGGAAATCCGCAAGCGGGAAAGACACGATACAAAGAGAACTGATTGAAAGCTACAATATACAGAACATCATAACGACCACAACACGTCCTATCAGAGAAGGGGAGCAGGACGGAAAAGATTATTGTTTTATCTCAACAAAAATGTTTGAAAAAGCGATAGAAGATAATATGTTTTTAGAGTACCGAGTATACAACACATCGGTTGGAAACAAACATGATTTGTGGTATTACGGTACTCCAAAACAAAAACTGGCGATAGGCAAAAATTATTGCATTATAACAGATGTACAAGGAGCAAAAGCAAATATAGACTACTATGGGAAAGAAAACTGTTTTGTTGTTTTTGTTCACACTACAGATAAGATAAGAACAAACAGAGCAATGCAACGTGGTTCTTTTGATATATGTGAATGGGAAAGACGATTAAAAGATGATAGCATTAAATTTTCCTCAACACATACCGATGGTTTAATTGATTTGACTATAGAAAATGACGGGGAAAACAATATTGCAGACCTTGCAAAAACTGTTTACGAAAATATAATAATAAAACAAAAAATGCGTGTTTTTCAAAACAGGAAGGAAAGATAAAAATGTATTACGCATCGGGAATAGATTATAAGAACACAATGAATAACGCTTATCGCCTTTGTGTGCTTTTCAACACTTCTGAACTGATTGAGCAGAATGAAGCTTATTGGCTACCAACTGACGGCGATAACTTAATGTGTTTGCAGGTCACACCACGTTGTTATGAAACCAGTGATTTCATAACGTTATTTGAAAGATATGCTTACAAATCTCTTTATACAACAGCGGAATTATCAGAAATAGACAGCCTTATAACAAAGCTAAACAAAGGGATTGTTAATTCAGATTCCGAGTATTTGAATTGTGCGGGTCGGCTTTACGATTTATTCGAGCGCAGTTTAAAATACAGTGCGTACCGTGACCTTATTGAAACAGCAGAATCAGAATTGGAAATAGACAGAGAGGATATAAAAATACCTGTAGAAAATTGCTTTAAAAACGGCGAACAGCGTTATATGAACGGCAACGACTACATTCTTACAGGGGGAGAACCACATTATGTGGTTTTCTATAATGAGCAGTACACCGATTTTGGAACAGTCGGTATGAGTCTGAGCAATACCGCAAGCAAATTTGAAAGTCTTTCTGAAAACGAAACACCAACTTTTGATGAAGATGGTTTACTGTTTGCTACACATACCGCTCCGTATACAAAAAGTCTGCGTGAATGCGAAAAATTCATTAACAATCTCAATCATAGGATATACACACCAGAAGAAATCGTCACTTTGCGTAGCGAATTTAACAGAATAAAAGAAAGCGGCAATGACGAATGGTATCTTGATGATAAAAACAATTGTGCTAAACTCATATCCTTACTTGACAGGCAAGCAGAATATGAAGCAACTATGAAGCTGTTAAGAAGTGCCGAAAAGTTAGGAATGCCTGAAGAAATTTTGTGGGTAGAGTGCTACCGACCAGAACTAAAGGATACTGTAGTTATACACGCTAATGAATACAAGCAATTGTATCAATCAGATAAAACCAAAACCAAAGAGAAAATTCAGAAGGAGAAATAAACGTGGGAATCGAATACATCAACAGAATAACAGTAAAAAAAGACGGCGTATACATATCAACAAAGAGCAATAATGATAGTTGTCCTTACCATTCGGTTAGATTAGAAGAATTGTCAAGAATATATGCCGAAGAAGGAAAAGACGCATACGAAAAAGAATTGTTAAGAATGATACAATCATATTGTGAACTCAGAGGAAGTCACAAAAGCTTAGAAAAGTACCGATATGCTTTATATTCACTTAAAGCAGAACAAATAGAAGAAAAGTTCTACAATAAAAAGCAAGTTGTGATGCAACGCTTTGAAAAAGAATACGGCGATTACCGTGACTGGTCTGAAGAAGTCAAAAAAGAATATCGAAGTATAGCCAATAAAATAAATGATGAAGAACTTACTGAGAGAGTAAATCTTGTAACAGAGTACGAAAATAAGATAAGGCTAAAAATGTGGAGCTTTTTGAATAAATATCAAATAGCGGCAATGTCCTTTGAAGGAAAAAGAAAAGCCGCCGAAAACAGTCAGACTCCTTCTGAGTTTTTATATTCTTTGGCATCAGCGGAGTATTCCGATGAAGAAAATCAACATGAAATATTTCTGGCACTTGCACAGAACAAAAACATATCAGAAGAAACAATGAAAATACTCGCTAAAAGTGAAGATACAACAGTTCAATGGCTTATGGTTAACAACTGCAACGTTACTGAAGACATCATCAGAGAACTCGTAAGAGATTATGCGGAAGATGATGATATGCTTATCGAAGCTATAGCAAATTGTGAAATAACTCCTCTTGATATACTCGCCAATCTTTCAAAAAGTGAAGACGAATGTGTTCGTGAAGGTGTCGCAGAAAATTTGAAAACACCACCTGAAACACTTCTTGAAATGGCACTCAACAAAGATGAAAGGTTCGGTCTGATTTATAACGAAATAGCAATGAATCCGAACAGCACCGTTGAAATCCTTTCTATCTTGCTTGATAAGAAACACGAATACAGCGAAAAGGGTATTAGCAATTGGACGGAAACAATATTTGCCTCAGTAAAGCAAAATAGAAACGCTACAGATGAAATAAAAAGCAGAGTAGACGAATACATGGAACAAATTACTGCAAATGAGCTGAAAGAAGTAGCAAAGGCACACAAAAAGGAGCAACATTATGAACAACGTTAATATAACAAACAACCACAGGGACAGAGAAATGGTAGACATTTATACGGTAATCCTCACAGGAGTACACTTATCGAAAAATGATAAGGACAGTATGGACTACAGAATAAGCCCAGAAAAGGCAATCCGTACAGGAAAAGGCATTTTTGACTATTGGCAAGACGAAGTACCAAAAATGCAAGCTTCAGTATTTTCAAAAGTACTTGAAGCAGAAATGAAAAAAGAAGTCGCATACGATGTAAAACACAAAAACACAACTGTTGAGCTTCTGATTCCAGAGATAATTGAAGATGTAACCTATGGCATAAGTCAAAAAGAAAATGAAGGAGACAAAGAGACTTTAAACGACATTCTCAACGAAAGAAGAATCGGTGGTTTTGCCGTATGTTTTGAAGGAGCAATATCTCAGTCGATGCTTCAAGAACATTATGACATAAAAGACTATTTCGGCAAAGCAGATTACGTTTATTCTGATTGCGGAGATGGTGAATTTTCTTTGGTTTTCTACATTGCACAGTATGAAGACAAGACCATAGACTATTTATTCAATGATGACGGTTATCATTGCAATGACTTAAACAAAGAAATGGAAGAGGAGCGGCAAAGAGCAAAAGCCGCCGATAAGAGAATGGAACTCTTTGAAAGAGGATTCAAAGAACAATTTATGTATGAAAGATAAGAACTAAAAAATACCCCCTCGGTAAAGGCTACCGAGGGGGTAAATCATTTTCTTTTTTCATTTGAACGATAAGACAGGACTACAATGGCAACAGAGGAACTGCTTAAAAAGCAATTTCAACAGTTTGCTGTTGCGGTCAGTCTACACGCTGTTCAACATTCAAGAACCGTAGGCTCAAACATCATCGTAAAAATCACCCGTTCATCATAAAAAAACAAAGCACAAAATCATCAATCAATATGTTATTTTCATCATCAACATCAAATATCAAAAATGCGCATTTTGCGGTGTACGGCGTACATTTGGCTCAAACAAGCCGTTAGCGAGGAGCTTTGCGTGTACGCAACGGTGTACGAGCGGTGTACGGTGTACACTCTTTTTACAAGAGCCTATTTAAAACACTTTCGTTATAACATCAACAATAAATCAAAAATCAATCTTACATCGGGTGTTTACATATATATTGTACCATAAAGCGGGCAGGAAGTCAATAGCAAAAGCAAAAAATTAATACTAAAAAAACAATTATCAAACAGGAATAAAATTTTTATTCTGGAACGCAAACTCGGTACAAGGCACTAAGGAAAGAGCAGAGAACAAACAAAGTCGAAAAAACAATTCCAAATCAGGAATAATATTTTTATTCCGAAAAAGTAGTAACTGCATCAGCAGGAGCATTTGAGGGCGAGAACAAGTAAACTGAAAATAACAATTACCAACGTGGAATAAAATTTTTATTCCGAAGTAAGAACATACCAGAGCTTGCCGCTCCGAGCCTGCGCCTTCAGGGAGAACTATCAAAGTGATAGAACAACTAAGTGTTCCCAGAGAACCACCCCACCTTTATTAGAGCAAGCACAGGTCTGATGGCAACACATTCCTGAAACAAGCCTGAAAGCAATATAAGTATAACAAGATATACTTATATTATAATAATCCCTGTCTTGCCCCAGACATATTAACCTGTTATAGAACACATCTGTAAAAAACACTATTACTATTAGATATGTATAAAAAGCAAATTTAAACCACGACAGCGGAGCGGCGATTGTTCCATTCAATGCAAATTAAATTAAAGGCATTTATAATATGTATGTTTCAAACAGGGAAGAGCATTGTCAAGGAAAAAAATATGCGATAAGCATATATAAAAAAATAGCTCAGGACAAGCCTGAGCTAAAACAAATTGGTAATATGAAGAAATCAATAAAATGCAATACATTAAACATAGTTGTCAGCGGCAAGTTTGATACTTGCCGCTACACTGTTTACAGTCAACTATGTTTCCCATCATAACGTACCACAATAATTATTATAACATATTTCAACGCAAAATGCAATACAAAAAATTATGATTTACAACAAATTTGTAAAATAAATTGAATTAAAAATATTTATTTTTTTGACAATTTGTTTGAAACAACTCGGCGGCGGTGTTCTGCGACAGGTTTGCTATTATAATATGTCTGAGGAAAAATATGGTTATATATGTATAAAAGTATATCTTGTTATACTTATTTTAAACATCTTGTTCCCCCCTGTTCCTTTGAATTTTGTCTTTTTCTCTGATAAAGCGGGGTAGCGGCAAGGCTCACAGGTCGGCTCGATTCCATTTTCTTGCATTTTTTCTCTTTCTTTCGCTCTTTTTGTGTTTTCTAACAGCTCTGTACAGGGGTTTTGTATTGACAATTGCAACATATTATGCTATAATATAGGCAATGAAAACGAAGATTATATTGTTCGGATTTGGATAAATATTCAATCTTTGTATGGAACACATTTATAAAAGGAGCAAAATTATGGCTATCACAGATGAAGAACTCGCTATTGCTAAGGATATAGCTAAGGACAAAAAAAGACCCGTTTTCTTTTACTGGAATGACGGCGTTCCTTGTTGCCCGATATGTCACGAGCCTCTTACAAAGGCTGATAAGTGCCAGACTTGCGGTGTTATCCTTGCGAAAGACGCTTCTCTTTCAAGATATTGTCAGCTCATAAATTCACCACAGGCAAAAGCAATCGCAAAAGGCAAGAACAAAAAGATTCCCGCTTATTGGGTTGACGGTAAACCTTATTGCCCGATATGTCATGAATCTCTTACTCAGGCTGACAAATGCCAGTCCTGCAACGCTGAATTGATTCACGATGAGTCTTTAGACCATTATTGTGAACTGTTACACGGTTAACAGCTTGTTCTATGTCGATAGGGAACATTAGCGGCAAACGTAGCTGTTTAATAACGGAAAAAGAGAGAAGCAATATGAAAAAGGGGTATTTTTCATTATGCAAATGGGTGGCTTGTATAACTATGCTTATAAGTCACTTAGGGGCAGTTTTAAAACCGTATGTCGATGAATGGATTTGGGTCGTCACGAATACAATCGGACGTGTAGCGTTTCCTCTGTTCGTCTTTTTAATGATAGAAGCTTTCTATTATACAAAGAGCAGACCCAAACATCTGTTACGCATTGGCATAATCGCATTAGTCAGCGAAGTTCCTTTTGATTTGCTGACGGCAGGCGCACCAATAAATTATCGTTACCAGAATGTATGTTTTACCTTGTTCTTAGGTTTCCTTATGCTCGTGATAATTCATTCTTCCGCTTATGCTAAGTTTGTTTTATCTGTAAAACGCTTGTTTGAAACGCATCTGAATACTAAGACGGATAAAATCGGAAGATTTGTGTCTTCCGTAATCACTCTGTTAATATGGTGTGCTTTTATGTTTACCGCATATCTTTCTTGTTGCGATTACGGTTGGTTTGGCATATTCCTAATTGGCATTCTTGATTTTGCTCGGCGGGCAAAGAAAAAGAAAACTTTTGTCTGTATCGGCATCGCCGCCTTTGCAATATTAAACAAGAATCCTGTCTATGCCATTTGTGTTGTAGATGCTTTTATGATTATTTATGCGTGGTGCGTAAACACCTGCACAGATTATCGTAAAACCGAAAGCAAAAAAAATGAAATGAATAAACCTCTTAACAACTTTTCTGTATGGTTTTTCAGAGCTTTCTATCCTGTTCATTTGCTTGTTCTCGGATTGCTCAACATCACACTGCCTCTTTTCATAAAATAAAAATCATATTACGAGGTAAAAGAGAATGAAAAGAGAATTTCTAAGAGTTGATGAATGCGCCGAAATGTTGGGTGTAAGCAATAAGTTTATATTGCACTTAATTCAAACTGAGGTAGTCGGTTATTTTCGTGTTGGTGCATCATATAGAGTGTTACGGTCTTCTATCGACAGCTATCTCGAAGAAACCTTGCACGTTACTAAGTATTACACCTGTACAGGTATATCCAATATACTGAACATCGGCAGACTTGCGGTAACTGAACTTGTAAAAGAAAGTCTTCCGTATATAGAATTACCTTCTTATACACGTTGGTACGACAGCGTTCGTGTCAAGGAATCGGATTTCAATGCTTGGTATTCTAAGGAAAGAAGTAAACAACAGTTTTATACACCGAATGAAATAGCTTCCATTTTCAATATTGATTTAGCCACAGTCACAAAATGGATAGACGATGGTGTCTTCACTTATTATACCATTGAAGGTACGAAAAAAATTAAAGTCAGCGATATAGAAGAGTTCCTTCTACAGCGAGAAACAAAAAAGAAGGTATACACATATTCCGAAATTCTGCAACTGCTTAACGTCACGCCTGCGGAATTGGAACAGATGATAGAGGAAGAAGGCTTTCCTTTAATTGAGAACAACGCAGACAGATATATAGTCGATAGATTCAGTAAAAAATATGTACTTCCTATGAGGGAGCTTGATAGATGGCTTGAAAAAAACATGGTTAATCCCGTTTCCTTTGACAACTATGCAGATACTGAAAGCGAGGAAGAAATAAATGGCAGTAGCGAAAACAAAGAAGAACTATAATAGCACAAACCTTATAAGCAAGGATAGACTGCTCTTAACCTTCGCTCATATTCTTGCAACCGCCGATAGTGACGAACAAGCATTAAGCGATATGTATGAAGCAACACTTTTTGAACAGGAAGTGACCTTTGATATGCTTAATGAGATAAAAATACACAGAGATGCCTTGCCGCTTATCGAGAAAGCCGCAAAAGGAAATACCGATACGACAATTTACCATATCTCTCTTGATACAATTGAAGCCATAGAAGAAACGTATTTCCTCTTCAAGGAACGACTTCATCTTATAAACGCTGAGATTGTAAAGGAAGATAACGGAATTTCAATAAAGAGAAATTGCTGATATATTCACCAACTTCTTTTTTCGTTAATACGTTTTTAGGGCGACTTAGCGTCCTTAAACCGAGCAAGTGAGCGTAATTCTTCCTTCGGGCAGTAGCTTAACTCTCGGTAAGGTACAAACCCTGTACATTTAATCCGTGCAGGCATCACGCACAATTGTGCAATTTTGCTGAAGCAACTCGCACGAACGTGCGGGGTGTAAGAAAACGCTGTCGGCGCAAGAAAGACCAACAAATGGAAGCAACCCGCACGTCAAGTGCGTGACGTAAGAATTTGTACTGCCTTGTGGAAGGGGCAGGTGGGGAAACGCAACCCGCACGTCAAGTGCGTGGCGTAAGTGAACTTGCTGTTTGCCTTATCAAGCATTCCGCTTGGAAGCAACCCGCACGGCGGTGCGTGGTGTAAGATACCATGTCAGTTTGTATTTAGCTATTCTTCAGAAGCAATTCGTACCGTGATGTAAGCTAAAACACATATTTCTACATAATATAATACAAAAAGACCTTCTTATCAGGAAGGTCTTTCTCGTTTCTAAAATCATTTTAAGCATAATTTAGCTGATATTGTTTTCCTTATTATTGAGTTTTGTATTGACAATTGCATTACAAAATGCTATAATATAGGTAGTAACTGCGAAAGGAATTTAAAATATGGCTAATTGGCGCAGATGCAAATATGAAGAAGTGGGATACTATTTCTTTAATGAAGATTTTGCAGTAAAGAACGGATTCACACGGGCTTCATACTATTGCAACGAAGAATGTATTGAAAAAATTTTGAAGAGTGGAACATACGCCTCTTATGGCTATTTCAAGCACCCTCGTGAAAGTGTGCCTTATTTAGACCACCCGCTTCTTTACAAGAATCCAAAAGAGAAAAAGTGTTGCTTAGTGTATCTTCCGTATATGCCCGCAGACGACATCAGACCTGAAGTTGAACAATGGGCGAAAAGCAAAGGTCTTAAAGCTGAGTTATACCCCAAAAGTTGGTACAGCCACGCTTGCCTTGTAATAATCTCTTTACCAGATGTTCATGTTTTAGTTGATGATATGTACAAATAACGAGAAAGGACATTCAAAATGAAAGCACACATTGCAGGAAGCTCTTATGTTTATAAAACAAGTCAAGCAAAAGCTATAAGAAACAGTAACATAATGGATATGTACGCTTGTTATCAAATAGCCATTGCATTAGCCTTGAAAAAGCTTTACGGTTTTGGAAACAAGAGAATCCGTGATGCTTTCTTCTGTATAGGTGAAGCTATGGATACATTTCATAGTTACGCATCTTTATCTCCAAACAAAATAAGCAGGCACGGGTACGATGACATAGGAACAGGACAGGAGAAACTTTTTCGTATGGCAAAGAGCCGTAATATAGACACTGACTATTTAAAAGTCACACACTGTAACACTCCTTCGGCACAGCAAATGGATAAGCCCGATGTCTGTGGCATCTATTACATATTCCGTTTATGTGTTGCTATAGGGCTAAACGATAAATGCGGTTTTGGAAACAGCAGAATAAAACAAGTTTTTGATTATACAAACGAAGTGTTCTGTGAATTTGACAAGGCTTCTCATGCGTCAGATGAAATGAAGGCTCTCGGCTACAACGACCGAGATATAGGGAAAAAGCACTTGTTAAAAATGGCTGAAGAAGAGGGCATAGACTTATATGAGTCGGCGGGTATAACCTTCACAGATTATAGAACGGAGCGAAGATTATGAGCGATACAGTTCTTCTGAACAAAGGAGATATTGTTAAAGCAATAGATAAGCTTGCCGCTGAGAGTTTGTTCAACGATGGCGATGACGCACTTATAAGTGCGTCTTGTATTAAAAGAATATGTGAACAGTTACCGCAAATATCTCTTAATTCCAACCTTGTCAGATGTGAAAATTGTATCTATGCTACGCCTTTGGAAAAGCACTGTGTATACAGCAGTAAAATATATCTTAATTGCTCGTTGGGAAGAGGAGACTTTGTTCAAAACGTATGGCATAAATACACAAAAAAATACAGAGATTACAGCCTTGTAGACAAAAGCGGCTTTTGCGATAGCGGAGAAGCAAAAGTTATAGAGAACACGTTCGATAATCCAGATTTGATGTCATCGAAGAAAGGAAATTAACATGGAAAACTACGTTAATAATTTGGCGGTACACTATCTCTTATCTCGTGGCATAAAGGAGATAAATGTAGAAGACCCTTTGAGCATTATTCATCTGCCTCAAATTATGATAAGCTTAAAGCCACAATTTTGCGAACTTATAGCGAGTGGCAAAAAGACGGTTGAACTGCGTAAAAACACACCGAAAATCAGCGTGCCTTTCAAGTGCTACATATATTGCACAAAAGATAAAAATAAGCATTTTTGGACTGGGAAAAGGTACTCGTACATAGACGAACGCAGTCACAATGCCTTTGATAAGGAAGGAAACGGAAAAATTATTGGAGAATTTGTCTGCGACTACATTACTGAGTATGAAGCAGAATTTCATAAAGAAGAAGACTCATATCAGGATATTCAAAAAGTTTGGATAGATGAAGATTATCCCGAAGACGGCGAACAATATCTGAAAATAACAGCTAACGATGAAGATGACCCAAATGACTGTGAGCTGTGCATAAAAAGTTGTTTGTCTTTTATGGATATAAAAAATTATATAGGTGGAGAAAGTGCTTTTAAGAGGTTTTTCGGTTGGCACATTTCGTTTCTTAAAATCTACGAACAACCCAAAGATTTAAACGAATTTATTTGTAACGGAAAACCAATCAATCGACCACCTCAGTCTTGGTGTTACATCGAAAAAACAACGTGCTGACTGTATCGTGAAAGGAAAAAGAAATCATGAATAAAACTATAGCGTATGATTATTGCTTCAACTGTGCCGACATACCATACAACGATGAAATTATTAACGGAACTTCTGTGATGATTTCCTTCGTTGCTTTTAACGCTTTGTTCAAGGAAATAAATCTTTCAGAAACAATGCGAACGGTAGAAGGATACGACATATCAGACATTATTAAAGTATCCTTTGATAATGAAAACGAATATACAATACAATGCAGGCAAAAAGTGCTTGATGCGTTTTATCGTGATTACGGATTTGCTACATTATATTGTAAACCCATAGAATACCGTCTTTGTGTGCAAATCGAGAAAGGATATTGCAAAGACGTACTGACTAACGAAGAAACATATCGCAGGATTATTTCTGAAAACAAAGGACTTTTTGACATATCTGACAACAGAGTTGCTCAAACGCTTGCGTATATGATGGTAGAAGCGGACACAAAAGATTGCTTGTGGTTTATGCCATCAAAAGAGTTGACAAAGAATAAATGCTGTCTTGGCAATTCTGGTGAGGAAAGCACGTCTCTATAAGAAAGGAAAGATACTTATGAATACTACAAAAACGATTGCTTACGATTATTCCTTTAATAGTTCTAAGAAAATTTTATATAACGGGAAAATCGTAGATGGCGCAGACCTTGATGTTTCTATACTTGCTTTCAACAAAAAGGGAGAACAGGTAGAGCTTGTAGATGGAATGAAAACTGCTGAAGGGTATCATCTCTGTTCTGTCATTCGTACATACATCGGTGGAAATAATCTTTTCGGCATTGAGTGTCGGCAAGATGTGTTAGATGCTCTCTACAGAGATTTCGGCATAACCGATATATATTGCAATATAGTAGGTTATTATCTTTCCGTACTGGTTACAGAATGCTATGCTGAGTCTTGGAAAGTTGACGAGGCAATATTTAAATCATTTCTTAAAGACAACTTCTCTTTGTTTGTCAACTCGGACAACTACTCTGGAGAATGCCTTGCTTGGGGTATAAGCGACATAGATTTGAACTTGGAAAAGTCGGATTATCATTTTGTTGCTTCAATTGTAAACAAATGCTGTATTGGCAATTCTGGGGGAGGGAAGCACTTCTATATAAGAAAGGAAACCTCAAAATGAAAAAAATTTTAAAAACTGCAATTATTTTTTCTTGTTTTCTTCTGTGCTTAACGCTTATCATTGCTTATCTTTCCTCTGATAATTTTTTTGAACAAATAATCAATAACGCAGACGCTTCATTAAATTTTGCTTTAAAAATTTTAATGCTCGGTTTCGTTTTTTCGATTGTATATAACGGACTTGCTAAATTTTTTAATAAGATTTTTGGTGTCGTAAACAACAAAGACAATGAAAACAATAATTATAAGGAAGGATAAAACTTATGATTTGCGAGAAGTGTTTACATAAAGATGTTTGTTCTCTTAAAAGCGGAAAAAGAAATTCTCAGTTTTGTGAGCATTACAAAGATGCAAATGAATGGCTGAAAATTCCTTGTATAGCAATGATAGAACAATTTATCGGTGAAAAAGGCGAGTTCAGCACACGATGCACGGCACATAACGGTAAGACAGCAGTTATATACCGCCGAAACAATTATGACGGTGTTCTGATAGACGTTACAAACGAATGCTATCATACTGATGTAGCTAAAAAGCGTATTGCCGCTATTGTAAACGAAAACAAAAAGAACAAATGAGGTCAAAAGATGATGAAAAACAAGTATTTTAAGTATTTTCAGCCAAACAAATTAGACCTTAAAGACGAGTACGGAGACTGTGCTGTGAGAACAATCTGCAAAGCAGAAAATATGGAATGGCTTGAAGCTTATGACTTGATGTGGTCTTATTCCAGAGAAGTACAAAGCCCTTTGAATTGCAAATATGGGTTTGAACACATTCTGAAAAAGTTGGGCTATAAATATTGTCCGATAAGCAATAAAAAAGGCAGTAAAAGACCAACTGTAACGGAGTTCTCAAAAACACATACAAATGGTACTTATGTCCTTGTAGTTGCAAACCATTATGTTTGCAGTAAAGACGGATTTTTCTATGATACTTTTGATTCTGGCGACAATTCCTTATATGGATATTGGGAAAAAGAATAATGCTCGGAAAACGAGGTTTTCAATGAAAAAAGGTATTATGTATACAACGTTAATGGTAAGGTTATTTCCTTTTTACAAACTACCAAAGCGATGCCGCACCTGCGAGCTTCTTGGCATTTGTCGTCACATGAGAGAAGAACAATGGAAGTGTTATAACGGTTGTATGATTTTGAATAAAACAAACAATGGGTAAGGAACGGAAATGAGCAGAAAAGACATAACAAAACATCTATCCGCTTTATTGGAAAAACATCTCAATCCTTCAAACGATACAAGGATATATATATCAAAAGAAGTTAGTTTTAACTGTTACGGTGGAGAACAGACGATAAGAGTGGATTATATGCGGTTCAAACCTGTTAACAACTACACCGCTGAAGGAATAGAAAACGGCAAGTTTTATTGCTATGAAATCAAATCATCTGTTGAGGATTTTCACTCCCCAAACGGTCACAACTTCATAGGCGATTATAACTATTATGTTATGCCAGAAGAGGTTTTTGAAAAAGTAAAAGACGAAATACCTTCTAATGTTGGCGTTTTTGTTCCTTATTGCGGTGAATACTACACATGGCTTAGGTCTGTAAAAAACGCAAAAAAGCAACAAAAAAGATTTACAACTTACGAAATGTTGCTTATGATGTTTCGTTCTGCTAACAGAGAAACAATGAAAAAGAAAAACCAAGATTCACAACACTAATGAAAAACTAAGAGGAAAACACGTTATGAACATTTGCTTTGATACAGAAACCACAGGGCTTGATTCAAGAAATGATGAAGTGTTACAGCTTTCTATTATTGACGCTGACAGTGGGAAAACGCTTTTCAACGAATATATGAAGCCTACGCACACAGATTCGTGGGAACAGGCACAGGCTGTTAACGGTATAGCACCTGAAATGGTAGAAGATTGCCTTACGATTGAAGAATACAGAAGCACTATACAACGCATTTTCGATAAGGCTGATACAGTGCTTGGTTATAACGTAAATTTTGATGTAGGCTTTCTTCGGACAGCAGGCATTAAAATAGAAAATCGTCTTGTCGATGTAATGACTGAATTTGCAGAGATATACGGCGAATGGAATGACGCTCGTGATGATTGGAAATGGCAAAAACTCACTACCGCCGCCGCTTACTATGGTCTCAGCTTTGAAGGAACAGCGCACGATAGCCTTGCAGATGCAAAAATGACAGCGGCTGTTTACAAAGAAATGCACAAGATTTGAGTTGATGCAAGAGGTAAGTCATAAAGGCTTACCTCTTTTAAATGAAAGGGCATTGTATGCTTGAAATAATATATAGAATATACGAAGTTGCTGAGGAAGAAGAGGCAAAAAGAAATCTTGAAAAAGAAAGAGATTTTGGTGTTTACTCTTCTATAAGCAAAACTGTTAATAATGAGCTTGTAATGGACTGCTTAGTGTGTGAAAGCAGAGAACAGTTCAAAGAAATAATAAAAAGCCAATATGGTGAAGATATTGCTTTCAGATACTCCAAGAAACTATCCGCAGGTGCTTTGTATTGTGTCATAATCGGAGAACATTGCTTCAACACAAATCGTTATTTCAACAAAATAACTTTCACTTGCGATTGCTGTGGCGCAACTGTAAGCACATACTATGGCAAGCCTATATGTTTTTCTGATTACGAACTTCATAACACTTTGTTCTCTTTAGAAGAATATTCTAAAAAGCGTTTCTGTAGTAACACTTGTAAAGAACAATATCTTAAAGAAGAACGTTCAAAATTATCGCCCGACTCAGAAACGGAATACTTCATTACAAGAGAAATGTTTGAAACCGATATAGCAGGATATATTTACAAAATCACAAAAAAGTCTTCTGATGAGTTCTATGTAGGGCAAACAATATACAACCCTGTTTTTCGTTGGGGACAGCATCTGAACACGGAAAGATTTCCTCTTTCTGATATTTGTGATTACAAATTCGAGGTTCTGGAAATTGTGCCAAAAGGCAAAAATATCCTTGAACGAGAAAAATATTACATTCAGAAGCTATACAAAGAAAATCCCCAAAAATCGCTTAATATTATGTGTACTGCGGGTCTTATAGAACCAGAAATAGACGGTCAGATGACTCTTGAAGACAATTCCTAACAAGCACATCAATTACACACATTATATACTTTTGTATTGACAACTGCAATACATTATGCTATAATTAAGTCATTCAAAACAGTGTCGTGTGCGAACCGCAAGCTCACATAAAAGAGCAGGAGCATTTGCATACGAATAGGGCGACTTAGCGTCCTTAAACCGAGTAAGTGGGCGTAATTCTTCCTTCGGGCAGTAGCTTAACTCTCGGTAAGGTACAAACCCTGTACATTTAATCCGTACAGGCATCACGCACAATTGTGCATATTTGCTGAAGCAACCCGCACGTTCGTGCGGAGCGTAAGTTTTGTGTCAGATGGAATCGGTGCTTAATTGATGCGAAGCAACCCGCACGTTCGTGCGGGGCGTAAGATGCGGCTTGTCTGCTGACGGTAGTATACTTGTGGAAGCAACTCGCACGTTCGTGCGGAGCGTAAGATATACACATTTGCAATCTGTAAGCAAAGTGGCATGAAGCAACCCGCACGTCAAGTGCGTGGCGTAAGTAAGATAATCGCCTACGTTGTTGCGCAGTTGTTGCGAAGTAACTCGCACGTTCGTGCGGAGCGTAAGTGAGATAACAAAACGAGGTATGAAGCAATCAGAGGAAGCAACTCGCATATTAGGTGCATGATGTAAGGTCTCTGACATTTTAGGGTTGCTCATTGGTAGCCTGTTATAACTCGCTCGTTATGTGCGTGGTGTAAGCGGTGTCTTATCACGGTAGCAGTCGTCACATATCAAAGAATAGCGAGTTACTGTATGCCGATGTGTGATGTAAGTCCATGTCGGCTATGTTATAAGTTACGACTTATATTCAAGGACAAAGAAAAACAATGAAAAAAGAATGCTGTTTATGCAGACGTTCAATCGTCTTGTTATGTAAAAAAAACGCTGATGGTTATATTTGCAACAAATGCAAAAAATATATTCCATCTAAAATCAATCTGAAATATGCTGACACAGAGTATTTAAAATCCATTTATGAAGAAAACAAGAAAAGAAGTAAAACTTTTTCTTGTACAGCTTCTTATGGTTCTTTGTTTATAGATGGGAAAAACAATATGTTCTGTATCAGTAACAGGCAAGCTAACAGGTTGCCGCTATGTTTCGGAGATATATATTATGTCAGCGAATTAAGCTGTGTAGGGCTTTATTGTACAAATGCACGATTTGTAAACAATAGAGTCCTTTGTGATATTAAGTTCAGTTTTACAACTGAAAACACGTCATCTGAAACAACAATTGCGAGAGGACAAAAATGTTCTTTTAAAATTCAAGGTGACAAAGTTGCTTGGAATGAGCCGCCCGTTTTTTGTGTTTTCAGGGAGATGTTCAAACAAATGATTGATAACGAATATTTCGGGTTAAATAAAAAACTTCAAAGCATACAAAAAATGAAACACGAAATAACTCACACGGAAAATAATTACGATTGGGCGAAAGGCATCATGTTCTTTGATACTGAAGATGACCCGTCATCTGCTGAATTAAAGAAACACAGAAACACACTTGTAAAAGCATTTCACCCAGACCTAAATGATGCTTTACACGAAGAAGAAAACACACAAATTACTGCTCGTATCAATAAAGCTTACGAAATATTGAATGACGGGAACAAGTGATATATTTTTTGTTAAAATCCTGTAATTTGTTTAGGAGAAATTCATGATTTACGACCAAATAATTAAAATATGCGAAATCAACAATACTAAGCCAACACCTGTTTTGCGTAGCTTAGGATATAGTGCGGGCAATTTACGGAGTTGGAAAAATGGTTCAGGAGTAAATTCTGATACATTAAAGGCTTTAGCTGACTATTTCGATGTTCCAGTAGATTATTTTTTTGCTGAAAAAGATTCCCCCGACCTGCTTAATATAAGCACAACATCTTACAAAGAAGCAATGAATGTGTATGCCACGAGACCAACATTCTTTGATGACATAGAAAAGAGTTCAGCAGTTAATCAGGGAGAACTTGAAATTATCGCAGATTACTTAGGTTGCAACATCAATATATTCAGTAGAAGCGGCGTGACTGTTAACGATACAAAAACATCGTATAAGCGGTCTGACGCTTTTACACTTGTATTGGAAATACTCAATACGATTGCGACAAGCAAAGAATACAAAGAGTTGCAATGCACCTTATCATCAGTAATTGCTAATAATCTGTATAAACTCGGTATATCGGCAAGAGAATTAACTAAAATAGGTGTTACATCTCCCTACGAAACACCGTTTTCTACGTTTACTCTTATTCGTATCTCAAAACACTTCCATCTGGGGTTAGAATCAATTGTCACAGGGAAAATGTTAGCTTAATAACAAGAAAGGAAATAATTACTTTTATGTTTTATAACAAACTCCAAACTTTATGCAAAGAAAAAGGCGAAAAACCTTCCCCGTTATTAAAAAAATTAGGATTAAGTACAGGCAATATTACTAAATGGTCTCGTGGAGCATCGGTTAATTCAGATATTCTAATGAAACTATCTGCATATTTTGATGTTCCTATTGATTACTTATTAACCGATACTATGTCATGGGTTGACACAGCCGATAATACTGCATCGTTCAAGAAGGCAATTAGCTTATACACTTCGAATCCTTCCTTTTTCTCAGATGCCGACCTTTGTTCATCTCTTAACAGAGGAGAACTCGAAATAGTCGCTGACTATATGGGGTGTACTGTAGAAATTCTTAAAAGAAGCGGCATTGTTATAAATGACACAAATACAAGCTATAAGGCTTGTGACGCTCTCACTTTGATATTGAAAATTTTAAATACATTTGCAGAAAGCGAAGAATATTACAAATTACAAAAAACTGTTTCACAAGCAATTGTTCACAATTTGTTCAAATGTAACATAAACGAAGAAGATTTATCTGCCGCAGGCTTTAGTTTGCCTAACGAAAAACCATATAACATTACAAACCTTCTTACCATATCAGGACATTTCCACATCAGTCTGGAAGCAATGCTTACGGGAAAAAGCTGATTATTTACAAACTCATAAAAGGAAAATTATCATAGGGGGGAATATCAATGACTGTTGACGAGTATAGGGAAATCAACAAGCAACAAGAGAATAGTAAATACAGAGCGCAAAAAACACGCTGTCAATACGGACACGTTCACGACAGCAAAAAAGAAGCTGATAGATGTAATGTTTTACATCTGATGCAAAAAGCAGATTTAATAAGAGATTTGAAAATACAAATTCCTTATCTTCTTATTGCCGCTTGTCAATATGAGAATATGGAAGATGAGCGGGCAGTTGAATATAAAGCTGATTTTGTGTATTTCGATGTCAAATCAAAAAAGACTGTTATCGAAGATGCTAAGGGCGTAAGGACAAAAGAATACATAATAAAGCGCAAGCTAATGAAGATGAAATTTTGTGATAAAAACACAATATTTATAGAAAGTTAGGTGTATTTACAAATGGAAAATAAAAAAACAAGTTATCCTTTAACTATTGTACTCAGTGCTTTAAGCACGATACTTCCCGTTGCTTCTGGTGTCTATTGGGCGTACAGATTATTTCTGAGCAAGCAATGCGATTATTACATAAAAGTTGACAATATCGAAATACCTGTTATTGCTTCTATCGTATTTTTAATAGCATTCACACAATGGTTTGTATTCAGACAGCCGCTTAAACGTATGCTTGGAAAAGCCATTGCCGACAACGAATATGATGAGTTTGGACGCAGTAAAAAGAACACTTATTCCAATTTGACAAGAGCGGAAAGAGAAAACCTTGATAAACAACGTTTAGCTCAGATAGAGCAATTACTTCCAACGAGCGTTTTACAGAAGATAACGAAAAAGGGCAGTCTTAATCCAGAGGAAGACCTTAATTCTTTGGTCGGTCTTGTTCCTGTTAAAAATAAGGTAACTGAAATGGTTGCTCGTATGAAATTCGAGCAAGAAACACGAAAGAAAAAATATGATAAAGAAAAACGCCAATACGGAACAAACGGAAGGCATTACGTTTTTTATGGTTCTGCGGGTACAGGAAAAACTACCGTTGCCAGAATCATTACAGGTTTTCTCTACAAATACGGTTATATCAAAGAAAATAAGTGCATTGAGATTGACGGCAACTTTCTCAAAGCAAGAGATATGAGTGACACAAAAACCAAACTCCTTATTCAGCAGGCTTACGGCGGTGTTTTATTTATTGATGAAGCATACGCTATTCTTGACGGCTCTGCGGAATACGGCAACGCCGTTATTGCTACCCTTATAAAAGAAATGGAAGATAACCGTGATAAGTTTACTGTTATCCTCGCAGGTTACAAGAATGATATGAAAGGTCTTCTTGATTCTAACGAAGGCTTTAAAAGCCGTATTAAAGAATATCTCGATTTCCCCGATTACAGCACTGAGGAGATGAAAAAGATATTTGTGAATATGGCAAACTCGGAAGGGTTCGCCGTATCCGATGAGGCTTTAGAGAAATTTGCACTCCGCTGTGAAAAAGAACGTAAGTTATCCTCTTTTGGTAATGGTCGTACCGTAAGAAATGTTCTTGATGAAACATTAGACCGTCACGCTCTCAACTATGGCAATGGTTCTCTTGTTCGTAATTCAAGTGATACTTCTCCCGATAACAATAGCAACAAATTTATGATATGTCCGTGCGATATAAGCATAAATGTTAATAAATCGGTTCTTTGATTGCTTTGTACCATCGTTTTGTATTGACAATTGCATTACATTATGCTATAATATATGTAACGAAAGCAGAAACGCTATAAAAAAGACCGATATTTGAAAGGATTGCAAAATGACGAAGATAGTAAGAGTCCCTTTAATCTGTGCCACTGTCAACAACAACGGCGAGGAAGTAGATTATAAGAAGGTCAACGAAATCCTCTGGGATTTACAGCGGCAAACCAGAGATATAAGAAACAAGTCTTTACAATATGCTTGGGAATGGCTCGGCTTTTCTAATGACTATAAAGAGCAGTATGAAGAATACCCAAAAGAAAAGGATATTCTGAATTATACGTTAGGTGGATACGTTTATGACAAGTTGAAGTCAGCAAACAAGTATACGTTGTATACAAGCAATTTGTCGGCATCTTCAAGGGACGCACTTTCAAAATTCAATGGTATGAAGAAAGAAATATTACGTGGAGATGTTTCTGTTCCTTCATATAAAGCAGATATGCCGTTAGATATAAGCAAACAGTGTATTGCCCTCACATACGAGGACGGACATTTTTATCTTACTCTTAAACTGCTCAACAGGGCAGGTGGAGCAAAATACGATGTTCCTCTGGGATTTAAGTTCAAAGCAAGTGTTAAAGATAAATCACAAATTGCTATCCTTGAACGTTGCTATGACAAAGTATACGATATTGCAGGTAGCAAGCTTTTATACGATAAGAAGAAGAAAATGTGGTGTCTGAATCTTTGCTACTGCTTTGAAGCAACTATGGCAGAAAACCTTGATAAAGAAAAAATACTCGGTGTTAATCTGGGTATTGTATATCCTTTATTCGCCTCTGTTAAGGGTGACAGAAAACGTTTTTCCATTGAAGGTGGCGAAATCGAAGCATTCCGTAAGAGGGTAGAAGCTCGCAGAATTTCCGTCCTTAAAGCTACAAAGCATTGTGGTAAGGGCAGAATCGGACACGGAACTAAGACTCGTATAAAACCTGCTTTTGATGTAGCAAAAACAATTGCAAACTTCAGAGATTCGGTAAATCATAAATATTCTACCGCACTCGTAAACTATGCGAAGAACAACAATTGCGGAATTATTCAGATGGAAAACTTAAAAGGTATTTCCTCGTCTGACCCCGATAATACGCCTTTCTTAAAGAAGTGGTCGTATTACGACTTACAGAGCAAAATCGAACAGAAAGCAAAAGCTTGTGGCATTAAAGTGGTTTACATTGACCCCAAGTACACCACTTTAAGATGTAGCAAGTGTGGTTGTATACATACTGACAACAGACCGACAAGAGAACGTTTCAGATGTACCAACTGCGGATTTGAAGAATGTTCAGATTATAATGCAAGTCAGAATATCGCTACACAGGACATTGAAGAAATCATCAAGGAAGCAGTTAAAAACAAAGAATAAACCTCGAAAAGCATCGTGAAAACGGTGCTTTTTCCTATTATAATGTATTGACATTTGCAACACGTTATGATATAATATAGGCAATGCAGAACTTCTTATACAACGAGAGAATCAATCCAGCTCTCAGAAGAAGAACCATCGTGCAAATGGTGAGACTCCTAACACCACGGCAAAATTTGCACATTTACCATTTTCTGCACGTTTGTATACCACAAATGCAAACGACAAAAATGTAACCAACCATTAAAAGACCGTGTACGGAAAACGGCAAATCGTTACATAATGCACAGATGCGACTGATTAGGGCAATGTCAGTCGCATTTTTTGTGCTTTTTCCACATTGACTTTATCAATTTAGAGTGTTATAATGCAAAATAGGGAATAAAATTACAGAAAGGGAAAATTAAACGTAACTCATGGGAACAACAATTACATTTTATGAGGCAGAACCTTTTTACGATGATGCCTACACACTGTTTCCTGTTTTTATGAAAAAAGACGGGAAAAGTTACTTCGTTTACAATCGTAGAGAAGGAGAAACCGAAAAACAATTGCAAAAAGATTATATGCTTAAAGAACAGCTTATTCAAAACGGTGGCGTTTATGGCACATACAAGGGATATTATAGAAATCCCTTAGATATGTTGCGGGAAATGATAGGGCGCAAACAGCATTTTACACGTCCTGAGAAAATCTTCGAGAATGTCTTTGAAAAGCAAGGATATGGTAACTTCAGCGGTAGCAGAGCAGAAGCAAGTGCTGATGTAGCAGATTTTTATTACCGCTTTTATGATATTGATGTTTATGATTCTTTAAAGCAATTAGTGATAAATATACTCAACGAAAACTGGCAAAAAGCTATTGAAGAACTTGTGACGGTCGATAAAAAAATTAAAGAATTAAGTGTTGCTTCTATTGCAAGCTAAAAATATAACGGGTATCTCACGATACCCGTTTTTCTTATCTTTCTTTTGCCGCTGTCTTGCGTTCTTTTATGGCTCTGTTCTCCAACTGTCTATTTGCATTTTGTTGCACTGTATTGCAAACATCGTTTTTCATTTCTTTTAAAACTGCTGTCGGTGTATTACTATTATTTGATACTACACAACGTACACTTTTGCTTTCGTGTTTTGCCAATGCCGTAAGAATAGCCGCCCTGTTTGAATATTCCGCTATATTGTATATAAAATCAATATCGTCCCATCTTTCTTTGATAACAGGTAACAACTCTTTATCTGGTATCTGAGAATTATTAAATATCGTAGAGTCTATTAGCCTTACATTAACTTTGAGTATTTTTGGCAACAGGTCGATAGGAAGATTAGGATTTCTTGCAATTGCCGATGTTATTAAATAATCTTTTTCTTCAAGCAAAAAATCTAAGGTTTTGGCATCTGTATTTTTGTTACAAGCAACATTCATACGTACATCATTCCTATTGTCTCTTGCAAGTACAGATAACAAATTAGCAGGTATGTTTTCATTGCTTGCGACAGCTTCACGCAGTCGGCAATCAGGATTTTTCGCAAAATTCTTAAATAACTCTTCCGATAAATTAGGATTCCTTGCTATTAAAACGCAAAGTTCTCTTTTATCTTGCGTACTCATTTCCTTTTCCATCAAGCGTTCAAGAATAGAAGTCGATGTTTTTATGTTTAATGCAAGAGCAAAATACACTTCCTCATCTTTATCAAAAGAAAGAGCTTCCAACGTATCTTCTGCTGTATTTGCGTTCTCTGCTACTTTTTCTCTTACTTCCCATCTACTATGCTTTGATAAATCAGCAAGAACATCAGGCGGTGTTTTCTCATTTTCCGCTACTTTGCTTTGAACCCACCAATCTTTATCTTTGGCTAAATATCTAAGAATATCTTGATTATTTGTTTTTTGGACTACTTCACTGAGGCAATAAGGATTACTGTTTTGTGCCAAAATTTCTTCAACCTCGTGTGTACAATTAGAGTTATTAAGTATATTTTTGCAAATGTTAATATCGGTATCCGTAGCAAGAACTTTAAGAAATTTTACATTATCAGTATACTTTGCTACGATAGCTCTTATATGTTCGTTCTCACTCATCATCAATTGCTCGTGATAAAATCCTTGTTCGGCTATAATAGCAAGGGCTGAAGGGTTTTCACTTTCTATGATGCTCTGGATAAGCATTTCAAGTTGTTCATTTGAATATTTTTCTGTCATCATTTTTTCCTTTCTGCAACTTCTGTTGAACGAAAACAGAAGTTATTTTGTGAATTTCGTTTACGTTTATCTTTCTTTTATATTTCTGTTGTGAGTTTTTTCTAACAACAGTGAAAGTCTGAATCGTGCGACTGCACTTACATATTCTTCTTTATCGGTCATAAGTTTGTGTAGTGTTACAGGATTGTTTGTTTGTTCAGCAACACGGTTTCGCACACTTTTGTATGTGTCATCAGCCAATTGTGACAACAAATTTTCGTAGCAAGTGTTCCTTGCTAACTCAACTCGAACAAAAACATCGCTGTCAAACGCCAATTTTGCTTGTGCTTTATAAGAAGTATGCGAGTTTCCCGCTACGCACGTTCTTACACTCACGTTTTCATCTTTTGCCAAATAATCTAAAAGAGCGGTGTCTTTGGTACTTTGTGCTACCGCCGTCCGTACAAAGCTACTGCTGTCGTTTGCCATTTGTGATAACAACGTTTCATTATCAGACATCAAAGCTATCATATAACGAACCGCTTCGTTCTTGTCTTTAGAAAGTAATTCTATTATTTCTTTGTCCTTAGTGTATTTTGCAACCACGAATCTCACATTTGAATCTTCATCGAATGCGAATGACGCTAAATGCTGACCCGATTCAATCATTTCCCGCTTTTGCTGATATGTATAATCAATAATTTTTTTGTTCTTCATACGTGTTCCTTTCGTAAAAAACATTCTACTATATATATAGGTCACAAACCCACACAACCAAAAACGTGTTAAAAGGTTCGAACTTCTTGAAATGCAAATATAAATATTTTGACAACTGCGATATGATATGCTATAATATAAGCAATTCCATTTAAAAATCGTATGCGAATCACAAGCTCACATAAAAGAGCAGGTGTATTCGCATACGATTAGGGCGACTTAGCGTCCTTAAACCGAGCAAGTGAGCGTAATTCTTCCTTCGGGCAGTAGCTTAACTCTCGGTAAGGTACAAACCCTGTACATAAAATCCGTACAGGCATCACGCATATTAGTGCATTTTTGCTGAAGCAACTCGCACGTCAAGTGCGTAGCGTAAGTGGTAATTTTGTCAACGGTAAAGGCACAAAAAATGAAGCAACCCGCACGTCAAGTGCGTGGCGTAAGACTAAGCCACATAACGGATTATTTTTTTGCCATTGAAGCAACCTGCACGTCAAGTGCGTGGCGTAAGGTGGATACCTTTAGTGGATTTCGTGGATACCTTTGAGACGCAACCCGCACGTTAAATGTGTGGTGCTTGAGCAGAATGAATCCGAAGATAATTTTGAACGAGCATTTACAAGGAGAATTGAAAAATTAAAACCCCATATAAAGGAATATCATTCCAAATACGACAGACACGAAAAGTGACAAACTCAAATCGTATTTAAGGGTGACTTAGCACCCTTAAACCGAGCAAGTAGGCGTAATTCTGCTTTCGGGTAGTGGCTTAACTCTCGGTAAGGTACAAACCCTGTGCATAAAACCCGTACAGGCATCACGCACAATTGTGCATTTTTGCTGACGCAACCCGCACGCCAAGTGCGTGGCGTAAGTGTTTATCTTTATTGATTAATGCCACTCTGACAAAGGAAGCAACCCGCACGTTAAATGTGTGGTGTAAGTGTTGTTTCCGCATCTAAAAAAGACTGCTCCCGAAGCAACCCGCAAAGTAACACGCATACCAGTACATATTGTAAACAATTGCAAATAACAATTCTAAAGCACTTTTTAAAAGTGCTTTTAATTTTTTCAATTTTATGCCGAATCTGTCCCATAAAGCGTACACTCCATAGGTTTTGTATTGACAATTGCATTACAAAATGCTATAATATAGGCAGTAGAAAAGCAATATATGCCGAAAGGAAACTATTACAATGACAAACTTGAAAAATTTCGTGATAGATTTCAATTCTATCCAAAAGGAAATCAATACGATTGCCGACTCAGAAAAGAGTTATCTTGTCACAGCTCCCGAAGAATACCTTTGCGTACCTGAAAAGTATTCCGAGTACGGTTTATGTACTCTCGGACAGCTTATAGGCTTTCCTGCAAATTTCATAGAAAAGGTAAACACAACAAACAAAGACCTCGCACGAGAAATTATTGCCGATAGAATGAAACTATATTTCAAAAACGATAAAAATTTTGTTGTGCGTGAGTTCAACGAAAAAATAAGTGGAGTTGTTTCAAAGAATTACACTTTTTTTGATGATAAACAGGTTGCCGAAATATTACAGGCAAGTCCTCTTGCTAAAAAGCCTTTTGCTTATTCCTGCGTAACACCCGAAAGGCTTCATCTGAGAGCAATAGACAGTGAAAACCCTTTTACCATAGGAACTGATAAAAGCCCTCTTTTCTTCTGTTATTTCGTTGATAACTCAATGGTAGGGCAGAGTGCTTTTAAAGTAACATTAGGCATTTACCGCCTTGCCTGCACAAACGGTATGCTTGTTCAGAGAAATAAATTTTCTATTTGCAAGCAGATACACAGAGGCACAAAAGACATAGCCGCAGAGTTCAACAATGCTCTTGCTGTTATCGACTCTAAGAGAGAAGAAATAAAGGATATGCTCATAAAACTTTCAAACGAACCCGCTCAGATAAGCAAGCTTGATGAATCGGTTGCAAAAGCTTATCTTGCAAAAGCGTTGATTCTCTCCAAGAAAGAAACAAATAAGGTTCTGGAACTTTATCATAACACCTACGGCGGTAAATCAAAGTGGGATATGACAAATGCTATTACAGAGTTTGCTCGTGATGTGAATAGCATTGAGCGAAGAACACAGTTAGAAGCAAAAGCTCTGATTGTAGCTTAAACAAAAAACAAATACGGCTCAGGGAAAAGTCGTATTACCGATGCTGTTCAATGCAATAGCACTGAACAAAGAAGTATAGACAGCTTACGGCTGTAGGCTGTCTGTGCTTAAATCGAAAGGAACGTAACTCATGAAAAAGAAAAAATGTCCTTATATAAAATATGTAGCAATGTTATTTGCTCTTACCGTTGGCTTGTATTTCTTTATTGCTTTTGAAATGGCAGACAGAATGGATACCTCAACCGTAGAATCCTTTTATTCGATAATGGGCGTATCGTTAGTATTCTTCTTTATAATAACTTTTGAGGGTTTGATTCTTCTTGAACACTTCTGCTATAACATAAAAAGGTTCATTCTGATATACAAGGATTGTATAAGAGAAGAACGATTGAAAAAAGCTCAGGCACAACAGCAGAAAATGCGTTAAGTAAAAATATAATAAAATAATGAAAGCGGCAACGAAAAAAACTATTAAGTTTTATTGACATTGCCGCTTTTTAGTGCTATGATATATATGAAAAGGAATAAGGCAAACGCTTTATAAGGAAGGTGTTGTTTAAATGACAAGTCAAAAGTATTACGACATAAACGGATTAGAAATCAAAAGTGGTATGACCCTTTTAATAGGAGAAAAGAACACAGATGTTCCCGTAAGGATTCTCGTGTTTTCTGAAATGTACGAAGATGAAAACGGAGTAAGGAAAGAGTTAGGCTACGAATTTGAAGAAACGCATGAATTTGTTCCGCTTTCATATATTTCTCCTGAAAAAAAGGCTCGTATCATATATGTGCCGCCTGAGTACGAAAATGAAGAGTGTTACAAGGGTATAAAAGAATAAAACACAAAATCCCCTCTGACGTATGTTCAGAGGGGATTGTTTATATATCTATTGCTCTTTTGTAGAAAAATGCTGAACTTTCATATTTTCTAAATCGTTTTTAATAATACGCTTTAAATAAGCAAAACGGTTATTAATATTAACTCTTTTAGCATAATTCTGCAAAACACTGTATTTTTGAGACAAATAGGCATCTCTTCTCAGTGTTATGTCATCAATATCGGTAACAGGAAGATACTCATTTGGCACACAACTTATCAAGTGGAATAATTCATTGATTTCTTGCTTTGTAAATTCATTCGCACATGAGACAGATAGTATTTCTAATATATCTTCAAAACTTTCGTCAAAATCTTCGGCTTTGTTATCCTCAACTTTTTCGAGTTCTTCTTGCTTTTCATTTTCTTCGTCAAAATCTTCAGCAGGTTCTTTTTCAAGTGGTAAAGACTTGGTTAATACGACATTGCTATAAACCGTAATCTCAATACCTTTTGTGTATCTGCCTACTTTATAAGGTTCATAATCAAAATTTAACGATGTTTTTTCAGTGATTTCTTTATGGCAAGCACTTAGAACTCTTCTGTTAAATTCTTTATATTCATTGTAGCTCTTTACCGTATCACATCTTAGCATTTGCTTTAACTCAATTAAATCTACTTTCCATGTAATAGGCTCGTGATTTTTTGTTTGTCTGCGGCTCTGTACATAGTTTTCAATATAGTTAAAAAGAATGTAACTACTTGTTCTTGTTAATTGAGTTATGCTTTTCAAGCGGTATTTAATATAGCCGATTTCTTTCAGATTGAATATGTATTGCATTGCTTCAGGAGAACAAGTAAGCGTTATTCTCCATACGCCATCTTCATCTTTTTTTGCTGTAGCTTGACTAAACAGTATTATATTGTTATATTCGTTTGCATCTTTTGATAATGATACTTTAGTGGTTTGTAATTTTTCAAGCTGAGGGAAAAGGCTTTCCTTTCGTAATCTGGAAACCCCGAAAATTTCTTCTACTTTTCCTTTTTCTATTACTACCGTTCTCTTTTTCGGATTATCACTATTGATTTTAGATAAATATAAATCTAACAGCTTAAATTCGTATATTTCAAAATCTGAACGCCACAGATTGAGTAAAGGACGGCTTTTTTGAATTAAGTTATCTAAATGCTTTTCGTTTTTCTCATTCATTTGCTTTCCTCACATAATAAAAAATTCAGTGTTGACATTTTTTTTGCCTTTCAATGTATTTGTTAACAGCTTCATCAGAAACCGTTCCCAATGTTTCGCAAAAATAAGAATTATTCCACATCTGATTGTTCCAAAGCAAAGGAACTATTTCAGGATATTCCTTTAAAATAATTTTTCCGCTTATTCCTTTTATGTATTTCACTATTTGTGTAACGGACAGTTTAGGTGGTGCAGACACAATACAACTAACATGGTCGCAATCATAAGTTTCGCATTCTATAATATCAAAGCCCTTTTCCTTTGCTATTGTTTGTACTAATTCATATAAGCGATTACTTATCTCAGGTCTAAGCACCTTTCTTCTATACATAACGCACCATACAATATGGTATCTGTTTTGATAAACACAAGTTCTGTCATAAGTATATTCATTTTTCATACATATAGTATAGCACGGGAAAAGTTGTTTGTCAATACTTCAAGCCTTTTCTTTCATACACATAGTTAAAATAAATTTTCGGTTTTTATCAGAAAAATGGATTCGGTGTACACCTGAGATGGATTCGGTGTACACCTGAAATGGATTCTTTGTACACCTGAAGTGGATTCCTTGTACACCTGAGATGGATTCGGTGTACACCTGAAATGGATTCTTTGTACACCTGAGATGGATTCGGTGTACACCTGAGATGGATTCGGTGTACACCTGAGATGGATTCGGTGTACACCTGAAATGGATTCTTTGTACACCTGAATCAAAAATAAGAAAGCCGCTTCAGCTTGCAAATTAACATTATATGGTATTTATGATAATTTAAACAAGCACTTTTTATTAAAGCCGATTTGATAAATTGGCTTTAAGAGAAAATTGTGTAAAATCTTCTTATAATTAACATTTTTTTCATAATAAAACAATTAAAAATTGAACACTTATATAATTTTTTTCAACAGATTGGTTGTTTTGCAAATTCCCCATAACAATGCGGAATAAGAACGTATTGTTGAAAAAATGTTGATAATATGTTGAAAAACAAGATAAAACAACAAAAAGAGTGGATTTGATGTACACCTGAAATGGATTCGGTGTACACCCGAAGTGGATTTGATGTACACCTAAGATGGATTCCGTGTACACCTGAGATGGATTCGGCGTACACCCGAAGTGGATTTGATGTACACCTGAGATGGATTCGATGTACACCCGAAGTGGATTCTTTGTACACTTTAATTTTCGTAAATCGGCTCTACAAGCTGTTTTACGGCTTCCGTAATCAAGAATATAATCAAGAATCATAATCAAGTCAAATAATCAGAAATAATCAAGAGTTTATAATCAATCTATCAATCATTACGACCGACCGAAAGATAAGCACAGCTTAAAAATTATCCGATTTTTTCTGTTCAAAACGATTTTTGTATTGACATCTGCAACACAAAATGATATAATGTAGGAAATTAAAGCAGTTCACTCAACAAAAAAAAGGAAAGGATTATAATAATGGCTAAGTATGATGTTACATATTCTTGCGGGCATAGCGGAATTGTTGAGTTAGTTGGTAAAGGTTCTGAGCGAGAAAGAAAAATAAAATTCTTTGAAGAATGCGGTCTTTGCCCCGAATGCTATAAAAAGAAAAAGCAAGAAGAAAAAAGCAATGAGCCGTTTCAGTTAGAAATACGGATTCAACCATTTCATCGGAAGCCTTTCCAAATTGTTTTTATATCAGGCGATACGAAATCGCACAAAGACAACATAAAGGAACTTGGTTTCAAATGGGCTGAAATAAATGTTGACAGTTACATAATACCTAATATAGAATACATCATGCACAACACATACGCTTGGTGCAAGAATGTAAATGAAGATGAAATTGAAGCTGAATGTAAAAAAGTAGCTGAAACTCTCCCAAACGTTTTAGAAAAAGTGCATCGTGGATATACAAACAGAGAACTGCTTGCATATAAAATGAGCAAGGAAATGTTCAAAAACGTTATTTATCCAGAGAAACCTTCGTGCTATCCCAAAGGATACTGGAATGGTTCTTTTTATAAAGCTAAAGATGGAAACAGAAGAATCTATGTAGATAAAGCAGAAGTTCTTATAAGCGAATCTGATGCTTTATTGATTGAAAACTATCAAAAAGAGATGAAAGAATACAAAAAACAGGTAAAACAAATCGAAGAAACAGTTTTAAGCGAATTATAAAACTTTTGTGTGCGAATTGCAAGCTCACATAAAAGAGCAGGAGCATTCGCATACGATTAGGGTGACTTAGCACCCTTAAACCGAGCAAGTGGGCGTAATTCTGCTTTCGGGCAGTAGCTTAACTCTCGGTAAGGTACAAACCCTGTACATAAAATCCGTACAGGCATCACGCACAATTGTGTATATTTGCTGAAGCAACTCGCACGTTAAGTGCGTGGCGTAAGGTGGCTAATATCAAGTAATATAGTAGGGCGGTCGAAGCAACTCGCACGTTAAGTGTGTGACGTAAGTGAGGCTGACAACATCTAAAGTCTTGACAAGCTCGGACGCAACCCGCACGTCAAGTGCGTGACGTAAGTGTCGGCTGAAATGCTGAACAGCAACTCACACGTCAAGTGCGTGGCGTAAGTTCCTGAACTTGAAATAGTCGGTGAGTGAAGTAACACGCACGTTAAATGCGTGACGTAAGAAGATACACGACAGGCAAATATGGAACGCAGTGGGAAGCAACTCGCACGGCAGTGCGCAGTGTAAAATGTTAAAACGTAATTATATAGAAATAAAAAGACCTTTTTTAGGTCTTTTTTTGTTTTATCCAAAAAACGGAAGCTCTGATGTGGCTTAGTGATACATATATCTTTTGAAAATGAAAATTTTCTACCTTGTGGAAGCGTAAAACGCTTAAAAAAATACATTTAAATGTTATAAATGCGGTAATTCACAAGCAAGTCCGTCATATTTGTACAAACTTTTCGATGCAATGATGACTGCTTTTTGTGAAAAATTGCTTTTTATTTCAGAAAGGAAAGAAAAATGAATAGTTTGTACAACATTTTTAAAAATGAAAAACAAAGAAATCCAGACATGACGGTTTATTATCGTGATAACAAAGTTCAGAAACTTTGCTATAGGAACAATGACGGAACAATGGAAATTAATTTCAAGTACAACACTGACAAAAAATGCGAGCTTGAAAATATGTATTTCACTCCTGTCAATGAAAAACACGGTTCAAAAATAGCAGATATAGAAGTTTATGCAAACGGAACGGTATATTCTGCTTTTTCAAAAGCGGCGTACAAATTACCCGATAGATTTAAAGTGTTATTTGACGAATGGAGATTTGAACGAAAAATATTGAAAGTGGACGAAAGAGCCTCGTATACATACAACAAAAAGCCGAAAAATATCCATAAACAAACTGGAATAGAGATGTAAGAAAGGTAAGTTATGAGAGACGAATTTTTAATATCACAACCTCATTTAACTGCATTGGAAGAAACAATCAAAAAGCACAATCCTTTTTTGATTGTTAATGTAGGTGTCACTGGCGTAGATAACGCTGAATATGCAAATAATATGCCGATACGTGTAATGGTGAAAGAATATCAGTATTCGGAAAACTCAAAGTGTTATGAAGATGTAATGACATTCGACAGAATCATCAAATACGAAGATAAAGCTTTTAACGAGTATCTGAGTAATCCTAAAAGGGATATTTTTGCTTTAAACGGCATTGATAAATTGGAATATGAAAACGGTGGAGTAAATGTTGTTTCTTCAGACAAATTCTGTAAAGAATTTAATGATTTACTTATGTCGTATTTTAAAACAGATATACAAGTCATTTCAAACGATGCGGAAACGAACATCAAATATCTTGAAAAAATAGGTTGTGCAGAAACCGTTAAAGATTTTGCAAACCAAGGAAATGTACTTGATTTACCGAAAGTTGCTAAAGAATATATTACAAGAAACACATCGGGAACGTCTGCAAAAAATATTTCCTTATCAAATCTTGTGAAAATTATGAAGGAAAAGAGCAACAGCACTTTATCAGATGCCGAAAAGTCACTTAACGGAATAGACGTTCGAACAAATGTAATAGCAGAATTTGTTTCTTTCTATGGTCGTGAAAAGAACTTGCTTCCGAGCAACGATGAAGTACGCTTTACCGAAGCGGGAAACACATATATCGAAGATAATTCTCAAAGAGGTAAAGAAAAATATGAAAAGGCAAGTATAAGCGAAAAAATAGAAACCCTTATTAAAGCCAATGCAATTAACGAGCAGGTAAAGAATAGAGATTATCCTTGTGAAATCAACAAGCTCTATAATGTCTTTGAAGGGAATGGCAAGAACAAAGCAAAAGGCATAATCATTATGCAGTGTGCAACCACAGGTTTTGGTGCTGACAATATGCCTATACAGTTTTCCGCTGTTGTGTGTTCTTTGCAAAACGGTATCCCAAGTGTTGAAAAAAAATTCTGCATTGATATTCAGGCAGATGCTAAGAGCCTCGAAAAAGCAAAAAACAACATGGAGAAAAAATACCGACCTTTTGACGCTTTTAAATACTGTGACATAGACCTTCAAGAATACGAAAATGGGATTTCTCACAATGAAAAGCCGTTGCCTAAAGGCGTAAAAAAAGGTAAGGTTTATACACAGGAAGAAGCTGTAAAACGAATTGAAGCGTTTTTTTCTGGTTATGATACGGATAAAGAATGGGCTATCATAACAAACGGAACGGCGAAAGACGAAAGAAAATCATTTACACAAGAGTGCTTAGACAAAATCGGAAATATGGCGATTAACAATTCTCCTTTTATCGACTTTACCCAAGCACTTAAAGAATACGTCTACAAATGCCAAGCTCTTGACAAGGAAATAGCTGTTTTCCACAACGAATGGAATGAAAAGAATTTTTCTTTAGACAGTTTTGCACACAACTTGAATCTTTCGGTCAAGAATACAACAGAAAGATGTGGTATTGTTTTTTTCCTTGCAAGAGATATAGCGTCACAAATAGTCAACGATAAGATTCTTCAGACAGTAAAAGACGCATCAGAGCAGGAAAGCAAGAAAATTGAAGAAATAAAACTCACCGCAGATGATGAACCTGAAAAGATGATACACAGCAATGCTCGTCTTGCAACGCCTAATACACCGAGCGAAGCTCCTATGTTTAATCGCTATGATAAAGCGGCTGAGGACGAGGAAATGCGGCAATTTCTGCCTAAACGTATGCGTCCTCGCATTCCGTCTGCCGAAGATGAAAACGATGTTATGAATGACATTTACAGTAATTTAGGCTACGAGCGTGAAGATAGGGAAGACCCACTTTCTCGTATGATGCGCCGTGAAAGGGAAAACGATAGAGACAGACGCAGAAGTTCGTTTTCAAGGGCTGAATTTGAACGTCACTATGAACGTGATTACGGTAGTTCTTATCCAGACAGACGGAGCAATTCGGATACTCTCAATAGCTTTGTTGATGCTATGGGAGATGTTCTTTCAAAACAAGCATCTATGGTGTCGGAACAGACACGCTTTATAGCAGAACAAAATATTCTGTTAGGTAAAATGATAGAGCAAATGTCTGCTCAGACTTCGGAAACGTCAAAGCAGAACGCACAGCTTATAGAAATGTGCCAACAGCAAATGGCGGTTATATTAAATATGCTTAACGAAAAGGAGACTCTTGGGAGAGACAAAATAAATAAAATAAACGAAAAAACAAACTAAACGATTAGCTTACGAAAGGAGCGGCAAAAATGGATATTCATAACAATCAAAAACCGCTTCTGCGGTATGATGCAGAATTAATAAATCAATCAATACCAATACAAGATGTAATTGAGCGATATACCGATATTGTTATTACAAAAGGGAATTGCAGGTGTCCGAGTCCGTCTCACGAAGACTCGTCACCATCTGCTCATATATATGAAAACACAAACAGATGTTTTTGTTTCGGTTGTCACAAGAGTTTCACGCCCATTACAATAGCGATGAATGTTTTTGATTTACAATTTCCTGATGCTTGTGAAAAGCTGATTCATGATTTTGGTTTATCATTGGAAAATTGCAGTAACATATCGGAACTCGAAAAAGCTGACGGCTCAGGACAAGCAGAAGTATTTCCTCTTAACGCAAATGAATGTAGTCTAATAGGATTAGTCGGTGCATTCAAATCCACTGTTGCTAATCCGTTTTATGGCGAACTCATAGAAGAAGACGGTTATTCATATCCCGCCGATTTTGTGCCGAAATCATTCAAGGTTAAATCTTTACCTGAACTATGGAAAGAAGACCCCTCAAACATCGAGGAAATGCTTATTGCCAAATGTGATGAAACATTGGAGCGGCTAAACGAATGGTGTGTTAATACAATGGAAAGCTATACGCAATTGTACGAATCACGTAACAAGGCATTTTGGCAGGAAGCCCTCAGAATTGAGGAAGCCGTAAAAAAATATCCCAATGCAAAAACGTCAAGTAGCCAATTTGAAAAGTATTATTTACTTTCCTCTCTTAGAGATGATAGACAGAATTATGAAGAATATACCAAAGGAATTGATTCTGTCACAAAAATAAAAGAGAGAATAGTCGAAATTCACGAGAAAAGATTGAAAGACAAAAGAAAGGATACATACTGGAAAAGCAAATGAGAGTTACATATAAAGTAGATAGCAACGGAATTATTTCTTCAGAACTTAATAAAGCACCGATAAACATTAAAAAATTCGATGCCAGAAAAAAAGACCTTGAAGAAGTTTTAAGAAAGATAATTCTTAATCTTGAAGATGAATACCCAAGCATAAACGAAGATTCAGCGGTTTATATGATACAACCGTATTACATAACCGATAGAATTTTATTCTTCACCAAAACACAGCTTACGAAAGACAGCAATGTTATAAAGAACCTCAACGACCCTTCCTATAAATGCGGAAGCGAAGAAGAGAATGATTACTTGAAAAGTATTATATCAGAAGAAGAAAACGGGTCAAAGAGTTGGTGGTATATTGAAGTGTTATCATTGACATTGAACCGTAATCTCTTTGATTGTGAATGGATAGAGGCAGGAATGACAATTCCTCTGTCATATCATACGGTTTTTAAAAACATAAGCGATTCCATTATGCCTGATATTGATTACAGCAACGCAAAAGGGCTTGATAAACGGTACTACATTTCAGAAAAAGACGGGTCAGCGTTTGATTATAAAAATATTCAAGCTGTAAGCAAACGAGCAATTGAATGTATGGGTTATAACCGAATTGATGAAACTCTTTATCATTTGGTTTGCCAATACAGCAAAGACACAGGCATAAGTGAAAAAGACCGCTTTAGTAACGATAAACAGTTATCATTACTTATCGCAAAAGGAAAAATAGATACAAATGTTTTATACAATGTTTACGAAACAGTAAAGAAGTATCTTAACGACTTGTATCCTGATACAATCGACAAAGTAAAATACAAGGGCAACACCGTGTATTTCACGCATAACGATGTTTTACAAACGGTTTATCTCAGTGCATCGCTTTACGGGACGGCTGATATATCGTTTGTTATAAACGGAAATATAATCAACGGGACGCAAAAGTTCCTTGAAGCATTAAGAAACGAAGCCATTTACAATAAGCAAAAATGGTTTGATGATGAGGTAGTTCCTCTTTTGACAAAAGGAGAACTACGAAACAATTCACGAGATGAAAAAGGAGAATAAAAATGTCAAACAAGCAAACAAATAATGTCACCGCCGAAGAAATTCAGGAAAAGAAGCACAAATTTTTAGCTTGGCTGAAAGAACTTGTATCAATCTTTAAATCACCTGCTTGCTTCGAAGCTCTTAAAAGGTGTGAAGAAAACCTTGAATTGCTTACCGAAAACAACGCAATTACAGCCGAAACCCTTGATAATCTTCTTGACCTTACTTCCGAACTGAAGGGTAAGATAGGCACTATGGACGAACATGAGATAGAAGAAGAAATCGAAAAGATAAATGAAGCCATGACTAAAGGCACAAGTAAAACAAAGATAGAATCTTCATTTTCTACCGCTTTCGACCAGATATTGTCGAGTGTGAACGAAAATATTAAAGAATTGGCTCTTTGCAAAGACGCAAGTAACGATATTTTACTCAAAATTGTCACGTCTGACGATAAAGTATTGTATAGTAAAACAAGCACCTTCTTTGCGGGAAACGAAGTTAATGTTTCTTTGTCGTCACCTGTGGGCGAATATCGCACAAAAATGGAAGTAATTCAAGACCTTACCCCCGTAAAGGATAACGCCGCACTACTTGAAAGAAACTTCTTAAAAGCCATTTATCCCGATATAGACGATGTAAGTCATATAAATGATGAAGAAACAAAAGAAACTATAAGCAAATATGAAACAAAAATCAAAAAATTACAAGAAAAACGTAATTTCAACAACAAGTACAAAGAAAGCGTAGTTTGCAATGACAACCCCAACTATAAGGCTCGTTTTGACGGTAAAACGTTTTATATTGAAAACGTCAACGAAAGAAAGCTGATAAAAGCTGTTGTTGATGAAAATAAAAATTTAACGTTTACAGCATACGAAAACTATGATAATCAAACCTATGAAACGATAGGAAGAGGTATCAATTTAGGTCGCTTTGTACAACGTCCTGATTCTAACAGAGTAAAAGCCGAAATATCTCTTGATAAGGATAGAGTATTTTATGAAGCATTGAGAACGTCTGCTTTTTCAGAGTATTTGTACAACTTAGGGTTAGATGAAAACTCAGTGGAAGTTATGCTTCACAGAGATGGTAAAGACGGATTCCATAAGGTAACAGACGAAAGAGCTGTTAAGCGTATAATCAATGTAAACGAAAGAATAAGCAAAATTCTGCCTAAAGACTATTTTTCAAAGCTTGTTTCAGATGACAGTTCAACTTATATAAAAATACAAACACCTTCCAAAAAAATGGTGTATATAAGTTTTAAGGAAAATGGAAATGTTGACAGATACAGTTTATGGACTCCGCAAAAGAAGGATATTAAACCTGTAATCGAAAGAGATACCAAAAACGGCAAAGAAATTGGCGATACATCAGGTGTAATAGGCAAGAATGCCAAGATTATTTCTGAAAAAGGCTGTCAAGACGAAGAATTTAAGAGATGCGTGGCTTCATTTGAAAAAGCTTTCGACAAGGAAAGAAAAGCCGAAGCAAAGAACGAAAAAAAGGAAAGGTAACTTAAATGAAAATAACATTAGACGAACTCATTTCCGATGTAAAGAAAAGAGAAAGTACAATGGAAGAACCGCAGGAAGTTACTGATATGATACAGGCAACGGCAAAGGTTGCCTATGATGCGATTGTATCAGAAAAGCCTATAACAATCCTGACCGATTATGACGCAGACGGAATATGTTCCGCTTATATTTTCAAAAGAGCGGCAGAGGCTATCAATCCCGACAAGAACGTAAAGGTTATCTGTAATGACAGAAGGGGAGCATACGGTGTTCCTAAATTTGTTCAACCCGAAAATGACGTTCAATACGTTATCTTTGACACAGGCTGTGCAGAGCTGAAATACATAAACGAAACATTCGGAACTGACACAATCATCTGCGACCATCATCTTATTACAGATGATGAAACAAAAGAAAGATTTTGTTTTGAAGACAGACTCTTAGACCTACACGCCTTACATGACGATGACAGTAAAAACGCACAATATTGTGCAACAGGTCTGGCTTATCGCCTGTATCAAGAAATGAAAATGATGAGCGAAAGAGAGAACCCTTCCATTACAATAAGTGAGAAGATTGACAATACTCTTACTATTATGGCTTGCATCGGAACTATATCCGATGTGGTTAATTTGATGGACGCAAATAGCTTAAACAGGGAAATAGTGAAAAAAGGTATTGACAAAATTGACAATGCTACAAAAGAAAATACGGATTTCACTATTGGCTATATGCTCGCTCAGTGCGGCATCGGAGATAATACAGCAACAGCTAAGGATATAGGCTTTTCGGTGGGAGCTTTTCTCAACAGTGCATCTCGTATGTCAGAAACCACAAAAACTAACGGCGCACAAGTTATGTTCAATATGCTTACCAATGGCGAAGACAGTAGCAAGACATACGTTCTTTTTGACAGATTAAAAGAATGGAATGCACAGAGAAAAAGTTATATTAACGCTATGCAAGACGAACGCTTCTATAACACCATAGTTGAACAGCGGGGTAGTGAAAACAAAATATTTGTTTATATGTTACCAGAAAATACTCCTACAGCCTTTGCAGGATTGATTGCGGGTAAATTATCCGAAGCAACGGACAAAGCTGTAATATGCTTAACATATCACTCTGACACACAATGTTATTCTGGAAGCGGAAGAAACGTTGAAGGTGCTGACAGTTTAAACAGCTTCATTTCCAATATTTTGCACTCTCCTTATGCAAAGAGATATATAGAAATGAATTTCGGCGGTCATCACGATGCTATAGGCATAAGCAATCTTAACGATGCTGATAAATTTAATATGCTTGTAAAGAAGTATCAAGGAGAGTTCAAGTGTACAAAGAGCGAAAATCTTGTTCTTGACATTCCTTTGAGTGATTTAGGCAGTCACGAAACTCTCAAAAAAGTACGAGAATTAGAACCGATTGGTAACGGTCTTAAACTCCCGCCTGCTATCGTAAATGTTCCGTCAGATAAAATCGTATCGAAGCAAATAGGAAAGAACGAGCATTGGAAGAGTTTCAGTATAATTGACGACAGCGGCAATAAAGTATTCACCGTTAAAGACTGGAACTATGATGACCGCAATAAGGCGATGAAAGAAAGTGACGGGAATGTCGAAATGTTAGTTTCTCTTGAAATCAACAATTTTAACGGAAGTCATCTTGAAGGTACTACTGCTTATAAAAGTGATTTTTTCCCTTCTGTAAAGGAACAATCGGTAAATAAAAGCGTTGCTGTTCCGCAGGAAAAAATATAATTTTATAATGCTCAATAAGTCTCGTGGCTTAGTGAACCATTGATATTATAAGAGCAAAGCTCTACAGCAAAAAAACAAACAACGAAAGGAAGTATTATTATGAGTAATTGGAACAATACGTCAAATGCACAGCCTACAACAGCTTCTGGTTGGGATAAGTCTCAGTCGGTTGACAGCCTCGCTCCGAGTGGTTGGGCTAACAAAAAGACCGCCGCTCCTGAACAAACTGCAAGCGGTTGGGGAAAAGGAGCAGAAGAAACAAACAATTCGGAAACAAAGAACTATACAGCGTATGTGTCTAAAGGCACAAAGGAACTTATTGAAAACGTTCCCGAACTTTCATCGGCGTGTGATTTGCTTTTAAATAAAGCAAACGAAATAGCCGCTGTTATGCAGTTCAAAAACACTTTGCCGACAGCAAAGGACAGAGAAGGCAACTGGATAACGCCAAGTGTAAAGGCAGTAATCGAGCCTGCTATGAGCTATGACAAGGAAACACGCTCAAATGTACAGCTTACGCACAAAGATGGAACACCTGCATACGCTCTGGAAGTTGTAATACCTAACGGCAATGAAACATTAAAGTTCTTTGCAAACGACAACATTTCAGATGGAATAAAGCTGAAAGGTGCAACGGTAGAGAAGTGGAGCAAATGCGAAGACAACCGCAGAAGATGCAAGTATTATGGTAGCAATGCGATTGCAGAGTCAGAAGACCTTTCTGACCGTATCAAAGGTATCTTTAATGAAATCGTAAAAGCCGACTTTATGACAAAAGATATGTCAGACAAAGGTACAGAACTTTTCAAGCTCTATTCAGATTATATTAAAATGCTCAATGATACAACACAGAAAATTCCAAACGAAAACGGTATTCTCGTAAACAACGCATATATCCAATACAAAGATAATGAGTTCGGAGAAAGCCTCGAACTCAGAAGTCATCAGGATTCTATCGTTGTTAAGCTTGCTATCACTTCAAAAGGCGACAGAATCGCACTTGCGTATAATTTTGATAGCATTCTTCCTGATGGAAAATACCAGTCCACTTATATCAACAATACAAGTGATATTGCTTTATATATAAGCAATAAAGAAATGGGTGCTGTAATTGCAAATTTCAAAGGCTTTGACCGTGAACGTTCTAAGATTGAAGATTTTTGCATTCACTGCAACAACGAACTGAAAGCAACAACCGAAAAGGTTATGAACAAGGAAGGCAATCTTGTGAATAACGCTTACGCTCAATACGTCAATGATGAAAAATACGGCGAGAGAGTAGAGTTAAAAACGCATACAAGCGACAATATTATTGTAAGACTTTATTCAGATAAAAGCGGAAACAAGATTGCAAAAGCAACAAACTTCAGTGTAAGAGAGAACGGTAAGCCTGCTACCGTTGTAATAAAGAATAAAGCAACACTTGACGCTTATATCGACAACGCTGAAATAAAGCCATTGATTGCTGAGTATGTGGGGTTTTCTCTTGAAAACAGCGAGCAGAGAAGAAGCAACCACGACGTAGAAAGATAATTCAGAATCTTTCCTTTAACCATATAAAAAGAAAAGACCTTTTCGGGAAATATCCCGTGAAGGTCTTTTTCATCAAAGTTCCATAATTATTTCGTCATTGCTTTCTTTCTTGCTAAAGACTGTTTTTCAATGGCTTCTTCGACCTCTTTTTTGAACGCTTTGCCTGATTTCTCCATAAACACATTCATAAACTTTTCCCACAGTTTTTCTGGCATAGACGTTGAAAAGGTATAGTTTTTTTCATCATCATATAGTTCAATATCCATACGTTTGAGTTTATATTTACCTGTTTTTTGGTCTTTGGGTGCAGTGAAGTGAAATTGAAATGAAGGCACTGAATCTTTGCCACCGTCTATATATATTTTGCCTTCTTTAAACTCAATGTTGGTTTTTTCGTTTAAAGCGAGGAGTTTGGAAAGGGCAAGATGTTCTTCTTCTGTGCCGATTATATAAAAACAAGCCAAAAGGTCATCAACCATCAGAATTTTTATTTTAAGGTCGTCATAATCTTCGATGAAATGCTCAATCAGATTTTCAATTCCTCTGTAAGTGTACGGGTAAACATTATAAGTACGATAAAGAAGGTCGTTTATAGACTTTTCGCCAAAGTCTTTGATTATGTCAACGCTTGTCTGTAAAACTTCATACGCTGATTTACCGTCAATCCATAAACTGTCAGGGACACTACCCTTCATATTACTTATCAACTTAGGCGTTACACCTTTGCTTCCGCAAAAGACACAACCGTTAATTACCATTAAAAGCTTGCCGCTTGATGTAGAATAGTCAATTGTATGAGTGCCGCCCTCTGAAATATCTTTTTTAATCAAATTTTCAAGCGAGGTAAACAATTTATCTTCGATAAACGAATCAATATTGTTAAAAAAGCCTTCATACTGTTTCTTTTTTGCCGTGTCGGTTTCGTAATTTCTTATTGCCATTGACGCAGACCAATATAACGTCATTGCTTTCTGTATAATATCAAACAATATATTATGGTTTTGTGTTTTATACATTCTCTGTACCCCTTACAATTTTTCATTTCCAAATATGAATAGTTTCGTTGTCGTTTCAAACTCTTGTATAGACGAATACACTTTTCCTTTGCCATAATAGCGAGTTGCCTGCGGACGAGATAAGAGCTGTATCCGTTTGAATTTCTGAAGTGCGGAATTGTAATACTTCTGCGCAATCGAAATGTCATCGAACGCAATAAGTAAGTTTTCACTTTTGTTCACTCGTATAGCAAGAAAATAATATTTCTTTTTCCTTGTTGCGATTATATTGCCGCTTTCTGCAACTTCATATATTCTGTTAACATAGTCTGAAGGACGCAATTTTCGAGCAAGGACTTTCTGTTCTTCAGTTAGATTGCAGTAGTTGACATTTTGCATAACAGAATCCTTTCTCTCTATGCCAATATTATAACATAATGTAATGCAAATGTCAATACAAAACACAAGATATAGTAGTGATTATTGAGAGAACAACTATTCGTAATTTATCAATTCCTATTGTGGAATAATTTTTTTATTCGAAAAAGGGAAGAGAAAAGCAGGAAAGAAGAAAAGCAGGTCAAAACTATTGTTTTGCAAAAATATCAGGATAAAATTAAGACTATATTTCTATTTTTCTATTACGATTAGGTCAATATGCTTGTAAAAACATTCGTTCTCTGTTATAGAACAAACGAAATGAAAATAACAATTACCAATGTGGAATAAAATTTTTATTCCACAAATACCGAAAAAAGCGGTTTTAGTGTTTTAGTGTAAACACTAAAACGCAAAAATGCAATAATTCGAGGACTGAAGACCGTTTCCGATGCGTAAAACCTTATATTTAAAAGCGAAGAACAAAGAATTTACAAAAAACAATTACCAATAGGGAACAAAATTTTTATTCCGAAATAAGAAATTATATTGAAATAAGAAAAATAGCACAAAAAAAAGCCCCAAAAGGCAAGATTTAATGTCATTTGGGGTAGAGTATTATAATATGCGTAATTTCGTAAAATTAAAGTTTTACGAAATTAGAAGTGGTGATTTTCAAATAATTATGGTTCACGGTCATTTTGAGGATTCAGGAGCTGTTTTTTATCATTGATATAATCAATTGCTTTGAAATGTCAATATCCCTTCTTATCCATTCAGACTGTCCAATCATTGTATTGCTCCTTTTCTATATTATAACATATCAAATACAATCCGTCAACGTAAGTCTACAAAAAACAAAAAAAGACGGAGATGTTGTCTCCGTCTGACCTTTAAAATCCCGCTATGTTATAGGGAAATTACATAGCGGGTGTGCTTGGGAAAAAGCACAAACGTAACTCACACCAATAGCCTTAAAATACGACTACTGATGGGAAATAGAGAACGAATGAGGAAATCAAAATGATAACGACTCACTCGTAGCAAACAACAGCACATAGGGGTATCTGTTGTTGCACGTTTAGTATATCACACTGTAATAACATTTGTCAAGTAAAAAAAATATTTTTTTTGAGCAGAAAATATATAAATTGCTTGCAAAAATCGACAAAAAAAGCGGTGGTTATGCGAAATCCACCGCCTTTTGTTATTCTTTTTTGTTTAACGTTTCTGTTATTTTGTCGAGTTTTTCTTCAAGTTTTTGATTGCTCAGAGCAAGCCCATTTAACGCCTGCATAATACTCTTCTCTTTATCTACAATTTCGTTGATGTCGTGTTCCAGTTGCATCTGTTGCTTCAACATCTTTTCAGTGCCTGCCATAGCTTCACAAGCATAGATTATATAATCTGTAATTGATAAGCCGATGTCTTGCGCTCGGTTTTTAATTTCGTTGTAGTATGTCTCTGTTACTCTGACGTTAAACGCTTTGCTTCTGCGATTTTCGTCTATCAAAGGTCTTGCCATAGAATTATATTCCTTTCTGTATCAAAAAAACTTTTAGTCTCTTAATCTGTGCCAATCTTTCTTTAACGTTTCCGAAAAATATGGTCTCATTTTTTCAATGACCTTGTTAATGGAAGCATCACTAACTCCAACAAATTCGTTTTTCAATTCGTTAAAGAGGTCTTCAACCCAACATTCTTCTGAATATTCAGCCGATATAAAATCGGGGTGACAATAAAATTCCATGCTTCTATAATATTGATTAGATTTATTGCCATTCATGTCACTTATAGTGAACATACGTTCCTCGGCATTGTGTTTTACCGTAAGCATTTTTTCACACCTTTCGAATTATCCGCTTTAAAAACTTAGTTTTTACTTGTTTGAATAACCTAATTGTAGCATAATGTATTGCAAATGTCAACACAATACACTTTTGCAAACACTCTTTAAGCCCCAAACAGAACCGTCTCTAAAGGCGGGATTTACTTGATTTAATGAATAAAAAACGCCCGTTCAAAACTACAAAAATTATCTTTATCCAATAATTGTAGTATGTCTGACAGGCGTAATAGACATATTTTGTTTTTTATAAAAGCACTTATTCGAGAGAAAGAATCTGGTCTTTTTTCTTTGGCTCTTCTCTGCTTATATCGAGTTCTTTCGTTATATAAGTATTTATAAGTTCGTTCATACGAATGGGATTTCCGTTGTCGTGAAGGTAAGTTACTTTAAGAAATTCGGGTAGGGTTTCAAAAATCTTCTTACCCCATCTTACAACATTTTTATCAAAGTGTTCATCATTGTCTTTATCAAAGCAGTTAGCGGCAAGAACGTATTCAATACGTTCTTTGTCATACAACAGCGACAGTTCCTCGATAATTTCTTCGCAAGGAATATTGCAGTAATCGAGCAAGTCGAAAAGCATCAGCGCACATTCATTGTTTTTGTTAAGACTTTTTTTCCATTCGTCTGCAAAACCATTGTCAATAGCTGTCTGCCTATCGTCCTTAACGAAAGGTATTATAGATAATGCACAATTGTATATGAAATCCGATGTTTCAAAAAACGGTTCATCGTCTGCCTTGTCGCACCAGTAAGAGAAAAGAGTTTGTAATGTATCAGTACAGGAACACAATCTTTTTGACAAATCTTCAGAAATCATAACTTCTTTGATTTCTTCGACCATATCCTCTTTAATTATGCACTCCTCTTCTCTTTCTTTTGCGGCATCTGAATCAACGGATTCCATTTCTTTGAGAAATTCAGAGTATTCTTTGCTCACTTTTTCACAGAGTTTTTCGTAATAAGACATTTTTTGCTCCTTTTGCTAAAGTATTGGTTAGCATAGTTGGATTCGAACCAACGGTCACAGAGTCAAAGTCTGGTGGCTTAACCGCTTGCCTATATGCTAAGATGTTGTGCGGACACAAAGCCCGCACATTGAACAAAATAAAGGAGAGGAAATTTATGAAACGCCTTTCGGCTTCTCATTGTCTATTATAAAAACCTGTCAGAGAGGTCTTTTCTGATTGCTTCACGGCTCTGTTCCCTTTTCATGAACTCCTTAACCACAATGTTAACAAGCCCAGAATGAGCGTTTCTTATATAATTTCTCGACTTATCTTTGAGCCAATCGGGAATACCTTCCATGACTTTATTAGCCCATTCTTTAGTGCTATTGTCAAATCTACCGTCATAATCTCGCTTATACACCTGTGAAGCAAGAAGATAAGACAGTCGTTCCTTATCGCACACATAAAGCATATCATTTATAACGCCTTCAGCGTCCATGTGAGATGTTTCGTAATCATAATGACGGCTTATTTCATTTTCAAGTAAGACAGCACAGTGTGCGTTGTAACGCAAGCTATCAAACCATTCGGTTTCTTTACCCTCGCTTTTTGCTTTGGCGTGGTCGTCCGTTATAAAAAGAACTATGTTATCTGTGCAATTGTGTATACAATCAGTGAGCTTTGCTCTTATTCCTACGCCGCCGTTGCTTACCCATTCATTGAAAATATAATCAAGAGAATTAGGCTGATTATACAGCTTATGAGCTTCATCTTCTGTAAGCTCTTCCTCAAAGAAAATGTCTACGATTTCATCTTTGATTACTTTTTCATAACAGCGACAAAGTAAGTCTTCAATACTGCCTTTTTTCAGTTCTGTGATATACTCGTTATATTCTTTTTCAATTTTATCGCAGAGCAAGTCAAAATAAGTGTCTTTCATTTTCGTCCCCTTTTCCCTAAGAGTTACTTAATTCCCAATGGTGCATCGAGTGGGACTTGAACCCACACATTGTTTCCAATAGCAGATTTTGAGTCTGCCGTGTCTGCCTTTCCACCATCAATGCAAAATGCGGTCTTTTCCGTATCATGAGTGAAAGCGTCCTTATGTATCCCTATTCCCATACTTCACTTGATTTTCCCTTAACAAGCGAATGCAAAACGCAAGGAAGACCGCAAACCTTGCGATTGGTGAAACAAGAGGGACTTGAACCCTCGACCCTTCGCTTAAAAGGCGAATGCTCTACCGACTGAGCTATTGCTTCGTATTGTTCTATAAAATGTATGGTTCACAAAGCCACATCAGAGATTACAGATAAAGGAAACGCTTGTTTGTTATGCAACTTCGGCAAAAGAATCTTTATGAGTTTTCTTGTGCCACATATATTGATGCTTAACCTTCGCTTGCTTCCAGTTGTTCTCTGTTATTTGCACAGGTACGCACCATATCCCTATTATTTGATGGTTACACCTTCTGATATTACGAGAAGACTTTATATTGTAATATTCGCACTTTTCATAATGAGCCTTGCAATCATTTACCTGCTTTTTACGAACAAAAGACAGGGAACGATAACGCCAATTCTTTCTGTGCATTCATTTTCCTTTCTCATAAAGTTGCTTCTGTTCATTGCCTATATTATAGCATATTGTAATGCAAATGTCAATACAAAATGAATAAAAACGGAAAAAATCTTCGCTTTTTTCAAATTCATTACGATAAACTGTTGACATAGCAAAATCAAATGGCTTATAATTAAAGAGGCATAAGGATAAACCCTCTTCCCTTTTGCCTCTCTATATGTTCCACGAAAAAGTGCTGTTTTAACAGCACTTTTTTTCATATATGATTGACGATTCGGCGGTGAGAGTATATAATTATAACGAACGAACATTTTTCTATCCGATAGTTAGCCTCGGCTGACAGAAAGGTAAAGGTATGTATATGACAGGTTCAGCGATAACGTTAAATGATGTAATTGAATTGTTGCAGTTGTTGATTTCAGTTTTGGGTTTGGTTTTTATTATAATGCGGTACGACAAGAAAAACAAAGGGTAAAAAAATAGTTCGCTTCCTACTACCTGTTTATAATACATAAGCAATAGATATAGAGAAATGTTCGTACAACGAGAGGTAGCAGTTTTATACTGCTACCTCTTGTTTTGCTTATTCACGCAAATCAAGACTATCACGGCTTGAAGAGCTTGATTTGGTGCAATGTGATTGTTCAATTTGTGGATTCGAGATTAAGAATGGTTTTGCTAATTTTTCTATTGTGGCGCAACTTTCAAGAAACTCTTTATCAAAAGTATCTTTTATTTTTTCGGAAGGAATTACCTTTTGATTTTTTCTGTAGAACATCGTATTATTAAGAAAATCAACTACAAATTCATAATCGCATTTATAATTTTCAAACAAATATTCTACACTTTCCGTTCCATTTGTGATGCTCGGATTTAAGTCTTCAGGCAACTTTAAAGATGACAAATGTTTGTCAAATTCATTGAGCCTGTTGAAAGCTTCTTCTGACTTCGATTTTTGTTGCTCTTTCGAAAACGCTATCTTCGAGAAAAAACATCTTTTGTATATAATCGCTCTGACGACAAAATTGCGGTTGCTTGTAGCTGTACACTTCGTTCGAGAACTTTTATTCGTTCTTCAGGAAAAACATCATCGCCACGAAAAGAAAATGTAAAATCTTTGAGGTCTTTTAACCTATCTTGTATTTTATCATTCCCGTTTGCGCATAATTGTCCCATTCGAGTAAAATCACTATAAAGAGCAGGAGTAAAATTGTACAAACAGTCTCCTATTTGATTTTTCAAGTCGTTTGTATTACACGAATATAAAAGAGACAAATTGAAATCAAAAACTGGAGAAATTGAAACGACCGAAAGAGTGTCATTGTCAAATAAAACACCAAAGTTGCCTAAATGTCTATCTGGATTAAAACAAAGAGCGTCTATAACCAACAATTCTCGTATCTGTTGTTCTGAACCTATAGATGAAAAATATCTTACAATATCTTTCAGATTTTTAGTTGCATTGTTACGGATTTGTGCATAAGACGCAAAACCGTATTTATCGTTTGAAAAAACATTACACTTTGAAGCAATATTCCCGTGTAGTTCAACCAAGTCGTAATTTACGGAGTTATAGGGACTTATTATCTGAGCTATTTCTGACGAAAGGATTTCGCTATACACTTCAAAATTTTTGTTATAATCGCCACCCCGTTTGTAAATATATATATTTGAGTTATATTGCCCCAAATTATTGTTTTTACGGAAGCACTTTCTATAAGAGCCTTCACAAGTAAATTCAGGCGAGGTTGAGGGAAAATTAACGTTATAAAGCCCTACACCTTCAAAAGCAAGTTTTGATACTACTTCTGAAAATTCATTTTCATATAGCGAAATGTTATTCCAAGTAACATCTTCGCTTTCTGATTTCACCCAAAATGTATCGTTTATAGAAGCAGTGTGTGTTAATCGCAGATAATCTTCTGTTGTTTCACAACCAATTTGAGTCATAATATCTTTTATATATTGACTGTGCTTTGAACCTTTACGGTTCTCAATCCAAGAATTGATATTTGTAAAACCTAAAGGAAGATTGCCTACAACATCTGATAACACAAAGTCATTTCCAAAGTCAGCGAACGGGTCTGAATCACGAACTTTGAAATAAGCTTGTTCCGAATCTTTGTTCATTAATACATAATACTTGCTCATCAGAATAACTCCTTTCTTTTTTAGAAATATGAGTCCTTTAAAATGGACTCATATACACATATAACCATAGTGCTTTATGTGCCGACATTTTCTGTAATAATGCCCTTTTCATAGACATATATTATATTCTTTTCTTATAATAAAGTCAACGTAAATTTTCACCAAAATTATGACAACAATGTTTTCCGTTTTGCCATACTTCCGTCTGTTTCTATTGTTATCAAAGCGCATCTATAGACGCATAAGAGGGTTGTTTTATGATAAGAAAGCAAATTGTACGAGTGGTAATGTCCGAACAGATTGAGCTTCGGAGTGTGTTTCTTTAAATATTTCGATATACCTTTTAAACCGCAATGAACGGCATCTGAGTAGTGCATCGCTCTGTATGCCGTATCGTGGGAGATAAGTATTTCTGCTTTCGGAAGCTCTTTTGCCGCTACAATGCTCTGCTTTTGTGTTAACATAGCACGTTCTTCATCATTGTATCTATGAGAGCCGCCGAGACCTGCAAATACAATTCCGTTGAAATCAATTGTCTTGCCGCTGATGTCTTCAATGTCGTTTCTTTTGAGAATGTCCCAATCATCATGATTTCCTACAACACCGAACAGTTTTGTTCCAGATTTTATATTTGTTTTAATGAAAGCAAGAGTTTCATCATCTATATCACCTAACAAAATACAGCCATCATAGTTGTTATTAGACAGACACGATAATAGTTCTTCCTCAGACCAATGGTGTAAATCTGCAAAAACAAGAATATCCATAACTTATCTTTCTACGTCAAATTGCTTATGATTTATGTTTTTCGTATTGTTTTTATATTTTTTGGTTGTCAAGATTAAGTCTAATGAAGAATCGGCTAAATCTTCGCTTATAGAGCAAACCTGTTTTATAAATGGGTTTGCATCATACTGCCCGTATAAATCAGAGCCATCGGTTAAGGCTTCATCGTTGGCTTCGCTTAAATCGTTTAGCTTGTAGTGCATATTACAAATTATATAATCCAAATGAACCGTATAATCAACAATGTTGAATACACCTTTGCTTTCAAGCATATCTTTAATGTTTGTATAGCCTGTCATTTGTATACCTGTTATCAATTTTCCTTTGCCAGAACTGTTGCTTTGCCTCTTTGGAATATCGCAATCAGTAGTTTCAAAAAATATTGTACACAAGGCAGGTGTATTATGCTTATCACGTTCGGGTGTATACCTTATACAAATTTCATAAGGACGTTTTGTTATATCTTTCTCTTCTGTTGAGGTTACGGGAATAACAGATAAAGGAAGATGTGCAACACAAAACATCATCTGCAATGTGGCAGATAAACATTTTGCCATTGTGTACTTATCGGTAGATTTGCCATGCTCGTTCAACCGCCATTTTGTATTTGTAAAGTCAAAATACGTGAGCAAGTTTTGTGAAACAAAGTCGGAGAAGTCTTCATAGGTTCGTAATTCAAAATTGTAATTATAATTATTATGAACAATTGAATACGTTGTTTCATCTTCCATTGCAAGACATTTTGCTGTTGTATAAGATATTGCCCGAACTCCCATTATCGTGTTATTCCTTCCGTTTTACGATTTGCTTGAAATGCAGACACTGTTTTAATATACACAGGCTTGTGTATATCAAAAGCAAAGAGATTTATTCTTTCATTTCTTAATCGACCTTCGAAAAAGCCGTCTTCCATAAGTGTTCGCTTTGTCCCTTCACAATAAGGTGTTGTTATATCAACATAAAGCGGCAAACGGTCTGTACTGTTTACGGTACTTCTGTCTATATGTGTTTCTTCAAACATACAATCCCACGCCATTTTGAGTGCTTTTGTATAGCATTCAAAAGCAACATTGCAAGCCCACCAAACGTGTGACTCATAAGGCAAGCGTTTGCGATGCTCGGTTTTATTGTCAAAAGTCATTTTTGTGTTTCCGCAGGAAACCGTACAAAAAAATTCTTCTTTGTCTTCTTTTACGTCAATTATAACATTTACTGCTTTCTGATTCATTTGTTTCTTCTTCTTTCTTAGGTGTATTTTATACAACAGTCTCTGACTGCCGTATACTTGTTATATGGTTCATTAAACCACATTACTTATATTTTTTGATAATCGCTTTTTGTTTTTTTCGTATTCTGTTTTTCGTTAAGAATGTCTTTGGCTTCCCTTACCATATCGTTATCGTGCGTTAATGCCTCAATAGCATCTATTGATATTGACGGGTTGAGCAACAGAGAGCGTCTTACCCAATAATCAGCGTCTTTCGTTAAACGTTTTAATGTTTTCGGCGGTGTTTTAGGATTACGAGCAACGTCACAACGAACGTATGTGCTTATATCAGTGCTTAATAAAGTAAGGTCTTCAGGCTTCGTGTTTTCATTTCGAGCAACTGATTCACGCACTTCGCTTATATAAGAACAAGCCAAACGGGAAAGTGTTTGTGCGTCTGTGTTAGGGTTAAGAGCCACTTTGCAAAGCACGTCAAGATTTGCACGATTCAATAACCGCATAAGTATGGAACTACTTGTATTTCTGTTAAGTGCAACATCGGACTGCACAAAGCTATATTTGTCGTGCGAAAGAATCTCTAATAAAGCAGAATTTGTGCTTGGATTTTGTGCTACGCCGCATCTTATATCTTTATCTTCGTTTTTTGATAACTCTTTTAAGACCGCTTCACTTGTGTTAGGATTCTTAGCAATTTGAAACAGCAACCACTTATCATCATTCTTTGAGAAGAGATAGTTAAGCGTATCGGCACTTGTATGCGGATTTCTGGCTATCGCTTTCAGTTCCGATAAGGTTGCGTTTTTGTTATGAGCCATTCTATCAAGCGTTTCGGGATAAGTGTTATCATTGTTTGCCACTGCTACCCTGACGTTCTCGCTTGTATCTTCCGCTAATAATGTAAGAAGAGCTGAGGCAGTGTGTTTGTTTTTTGCAACACCCAAACGTACAGTATCGTAAGAACTATGAACAAAATGACTTAAAACCTCATCACTTACAGCATTCTCCGCAATGCTTTCTAATAATTCTACCCTTCCGTCATTGACACTCATATAAAAAAGTGCCTCGTAAGAAACGTTAGGATTTTTAGAAATAGCTTGTTTTACAGAAAGTGAAACATCTTGAAAAGCTATTTTGTCTAACACAGATGTCGGAGTGCGTAAGCAATTTGCAAGAGCAAAGTAAATTCTTTCATCAGGACAAAACAATGCTTCTTCTAACGTGGTTATATTTGTGTTAGGATTTTCTATGACTGCAATTTGAGTCCATATATTCGAGTCATAAGAAAGTAAGTCCAATGTTGCTTCAGGAGTGTGGGAATTTCTCGCTACGGCTTGCCGAACATATAAATCTTTATCTTTCGCCAGTTTATTCAATAATTCTGGAGATTTGCAAGAAAATGCTACCGCATTGCGTACTTTAGGGTTGCTGTCTTCAGATAACTTATCAAAAAGGTGCGCAGGCAAATTGGCGTTTAAAGCTAAAGATTCCCTTACAGACCAAGATTCGTCAGTCAGTAATTTTTCCATAGATTTTTCTGATAAATTACAGTGCCTTGCCGCTCTTTTTCTCACATTCACATCTTTGTCGTTTGCCAACACATCAAGAGCCTGTGCAAAAGTGCAATAGGATTCAGCTATGTCACATTTCGCTTCTGTTGACATATTGGGAAGTGTGTCTAAAAAAGCACTTTGAATCATAATAATAAATTCTCCTTGTTTTAAAATTGTTTCTGAAATATTTATGGGTCATTAAGCAACATTATAATAAAAAGCACTTCCTTTCCAGTGGAACGGAAGTGCCTATGATGTTATCTTTCTATATTTTGTTCTTTTTTTACCGTGCGTTCTTGAAGAGCATCTTTAGCCCTTATCCTTACCTCTACGTTTTTATCCTGTGCAAGCATAGCAAGCACATCAGCAGGTGTATTTCTGTTGTAAGCAACAGCCTCACGTACCAACCAAAATTCATCTTTTGCAAGCATAGCAAGTATTTCAGCAGATGTATTTGCATTTCCTGCAACAGCATACCGAACCTGTCCACGCTCGTCATGTGCAAGTACATAGAGTAGTTCAATAGGAGTGTTTATGTTTCTTGCAACAGCGGTACAAACTTCCAAATTGCAATCATTCGCAAGTATAGTAAATGCTTCCTTTGGTGTGTTCTCCTTTCTTGCAATCGCCCAACGAACACGCTCATCTTCGTCCTGTGCAAGTATAGTGAGCAGTTCTATAGGTGTATTCTTGTTTTCAGCAACGTTTAAGCGAACAATACTATTCTTATCCTTTGCAAGTATAGCAAGTGTTTGAGGTAAAGTGTTCAGATTAAAAGCAACAAAAAAGCGCACCTTATAATTCTCATTTTCAGCAAGAATGTTAAGTGTCTCAACATCAGAAGTTCTACGAGCCAAGTTTAGCAGTTTCTCTTCTGACATTTTGCTTATTTTTGTTAAAAATTTTTCTTTATTCATATTGATTCCCTTTCTAAAGTGAATTTGTATTTACAATTGATTTATGGTTCATTAAGCCACATTACAAAAAGCACTTCCGTTCCAGTGGAGCGGAAGTGTCGATGATGCTATCTTTCGATATTGTTTTTTTCTTTTTTCTTATGCTCTCTAAGGAGTTTTTTTGCATTTTTTTCTACCCAAAATTCCATGTCATGTGAGAGCATAACAAGTGTCTTGTAAGGAGTATTAGGGTTCTTCGCAACCTCATAACGTATATAGGCATTTTTATCTTGTGCAAGCGTTGTGAGTATATCGGCAGGCGCATTTTCATTTCTTGCTACAGCTTCCCTCACACAATGGTCTTCATCACTGGCAAGCATAACAAGTGTTTCGACACTTGTATTTTTATTTACTGCAACCGCACAACGAACAAGACTATCTTTATCAGTGGCAAGCAAATCAAGCGTTTTAACAGGTGTATTTTCATTACTTGCGACCGCTCCACGTATTCTTTCTTCTTTATCTTTGGAAAGTGTCACCAATACTTCAGACGGTGTTCTTTCATTTAATGCAACAGTTTCACGAACCAACCAATGCTTGTCTTGTGAAAGCATAGCAAGCAACTTGATAGGTGCGTTCTCGTTCTTTACGACTTCACAACGAACACATTCTTCCTTGTTAGTTGCAAGAGCAAAAAGAGCGTCTACAGGAGTGTTCCCATTTAGTGCAACAGCTTGACGAACCCACCCTTCTTTATCACTGGCAAGCACAGCAAGAGTTTCTGCTTTTGTATTTTTATTTACGCCAACAGCACTACGAACATTTACGTTTATATCATTTGCCAAATTTGCCAAAGTCTTTGCAAAAGTGTTTTCGTTCTCCGCAACAGCCCACCGAACCACCGAAATACCATCGTTCGCAAGTTTGTCTAACACTTCTGAAGGTGTACTGCTATGCCACGCAACCAGTCTGCGAATCTGTGGGTCTTTGTCTGTTGAAAGAGCCGCAAGAAGTTCAGGAGAAGTTCGTTCGTCTTTTGCCAAAGCTACTTTTGCTTCATAAGGTAAATCGTTTATTTCTATTGCAATTTTCATCTTGCAAACGCTTCAGATGGAGTGTTTTCGTTCCATGCAAGACTTCCTTGTATTTTCCTTTCACAGTTGAACATTTTGTCTTCTGGAAGCCTATCAAGTAACTTAAAAGAAGTAGTGTTTGAATTTTTTGCAATCGCATAACGTACATCTTTGTTTTCTTCTTCAGCGAGACGTTTAAGAGTGGATAGGGATTGTGGATTGCGCTGATTCGTTGCTACCGCAAAACGAATAATGTCTTCGTTTTCATTTTTATCTTCAGCGAGAAGGTCGAGAAGTGTTTTTTCCATAATGGTTTCCTTTCATCATTTACTTGGTTTGTTAAGAAAGCACCGCTTTCTAAAATACTTATGGTTCATTAAGACACATTACAAATCTTAACGTATCATACAATTATATTTTCATACTGGCTTTGCTTTTCTCTTTGCGTTCTTTAAGGGCTTCTTCAGCCGTTTCGCTTACCAATTTGTTGTTGTCTATTGAGAGAGCTTCAAGTGCTTCAATTGGCGCATTTTTGTTACCCGCAACCGCACAACGAACCCGCCATTCTTTATCACTGGCAAGCATAGCAAGAGTTTCGATACTTGTATTTTTATTTTCTGCAACGTCAATACGAACCCGCCAGTCCGTATCCTGTGCAAGTATGGCGAGCAGTTCTATAGGTGTATTCTCATTTCTTGCAACAGCCCAACGAATCCACGCTTCTTTATCACTGGCAAGCATAGCAAGTGTTTCAACACTTGTATTTTTGTTTTTTGCAACGGCACTACGAACCTGCCATTTCTCGTCCTGTGCGAGCATTGCCAGTACATCAACAGATGTGTTTTCATTTAATGCAACAGTTTGACGAACCCACATATCCTTGTCCTGTGCAAGCACAGTAAGTTTTTCTACAGGTGTATTCTTGTTTCCTACAACAGTACAACGTACCTTAAAGTTCTGATTTTCAGCGAGTATGTTAAGTGTTTCAACATCAGAAGTGTCACGAGCCAAGTCCATAAGCTCTTCTTCAGACATTTTGCTTATCTTTGATAAAAGGTTTTCGTTATTCATATTGTATCCTTTTCTAAATCAAATTTGTGTTTGCATTTGATTTACGGTTCACAAAACCACATCGCAAACGGCACTTCAACTCCAGTGAAACAGAAGTGTAAGATATTGTTACCTTTCCATACTGGTTTTGCTTTTCTCTTTGCGTTCTTTAAGAGCGTCATTAGCCACTTTGCTTACCCATTCGTTGTTGTCTTTTGAAAGAAATACAAGTGTTT